CAATAGGGTTGGACTTGGGGCGGCTATCTTCTTAGTAGTCGGTGCAGCCGTCGCAACTCCACTATTATTGGACGGGTAAAATAAAACAATCATTAGACAATATAAAAAAATACCAACATTATTATGTTTAAAAGTCTCTCGGACCGAACGGCAACACACAATTGATTTACACTTTTTTTATAAAATTGATTTTAATTAAGTTAAGAGAAGGACTTGTATCCTACAAACACGCGTCATGGACAAAATCTCACTGGAAGTGTTTATTTCGCAATTTCTACCAGTTCAAGTTAAAAACAAAATACTCTTTTATTTACTCAAAACACCACATTCAAAAGGAGAAGAAGCGCAATTTCACTTCTTCCGATTCGGCGAGAAAACATACAACACACATTCGGAACAAACTATAGAAAAGTTCCTTCCTTTTCGGAATGAAAAGTTCAAAAGAAAAATTCTCAATCCGATTACTACTATATACAAAGATTACATTCCGAAAGAGTCAAGAAATCATTTCTTAAATTTCAAAAAATCCATGGAATCATTCGTAACCGAAATGGACTCTATAAGAATGAAACACAATAAACTTATGCAAATTATAAAACCAAGTGGAGCGAGAAAAATTATAGAATCTAAACATCTAGATATGACTAACTTAAGAAGTTTCAAATATACCAATGAAATAGAGATTGGCAATTTTCCTTGCGGAACAATACAAATGAGAAAAGAAGTTATTATGGCATATTTTAAACCATATAACAACGGATATAAACGAAAACACGTTTTGCATTCTGATATTGGTTACAAATTCATTTCAATCTCACCGCTTCAATTTCTCTGGCGAATACGTCAAGGACTTGTAAGTGTAAAAGAAAAAAGAGAACTCGCAAAAATCAATCAAATTGCCGGACGAAGCAAATTAAAAACAAATGACGACTATATTGCAGCATTTATGAACCTTTAGATTTACAATCCAATATATTGCTATTTTCGAAGATAATATGTAAATAACTTTTTTTATTATCCACTTTATGTATATCGATGGCAACCAAAAAAACCGTCCCAAAACGGTATGTGCCGGACCATTTGAGCAAAAGGGATAAAATAATACAGAAAAAAGGCATTATTAAATCACAGAAATTATACAAAAAAGGTAAATATGTCATACGCGAAAAAGTAAAGTCGTTCAAAAACAAATCTTCGCCACACATCATCAAAGCAGAGAAACTTTACAAGACTGAAACAATTAAACCATCCAAAGAACTGGCAAAAAAGACAAAATGTAATATCAAAGGACTACAAAAAATATTCAAAAAGGGACAAGGTGCGTATTATTCTAGCGGAAGTCGTCCGAATCAAACACCACATTCATGGGCATATGCCCGTCTTGCTAGTTCTATTACCGGTGGAAAAGCGGCTGGTGTTGACTATGGCATTTTGGAGAAATATTGTTCAAAGAATTCCAAAGCACTCAAACTTGCCAGAAAATCAATGAAAAAATATAAGAAAGGTATGAAACGTGTGCCTCAAGTATCATTATCTTATTCAAAAACTAAAAACAAAACCCGGAAATTTAAATAATCATGTTGTTACGGATTCATATTCAGTTCGCGCATCAGCTGCTCTTCAAATGTTTCAGGTTGATGCTCGCAAGCAATCTTCAACAAATTAAATCGTGTATTTTGTTGAAGATTATCATTCATCCAAGTGGGCGGCGGTTTAACATAATATTCTTTTTGTGTGTGTTTATTTTTCTTATAAATCCAATTTTCAAGAATTAACTTTTGAGTTGATTTGCTGACCTTGTTCAAATCGCATGCGTCAATATAACCATTTTTCAATACAATCTTATCCATGATTTGAAAGTGTTTAATTATCTATCTGTTTGGGTGTGATTTCAATTTTTGTTGGCTATCTTTCTTTTTTTACTTTTCGCTAAACAATGTTGGCGTTGTGAAAATCCTTTCGGTTTCTTGCAATTAATACTATCCTTGTATTTTTTACTCCACTTACGCTTCGTCTTGCCTTTTGTCTTTTTTCTTGTTTTTCTTTTCTCTTTGTTTTTCATACCACCAACTTTTTTACTTCTAGGACAACAGAACGGTACACTACTGGTTTTTCTGGTAACGGGAGTATAAGGACGGTTGTTGTCTAACGACACAACACGAGTAGGATCTCTGCGTTCTGCTAATTTTGAATTGTTCGCATCCACCTCTTCCACCTCCTCACTAATTGTGTTCATTTTTTTGTATTGACTCGCTCTCCTCTTTTGACTCATTGTAACGTATACTTATAATAACCCTTCATAAAATATTTAAAAATATGTAAACAACCCTGACTAAGAAATGATGTTCTACAATCTAACATGCGCCTGGTGTTTTATTGCCAACTCCACCTTATTGAATATAGAATGGCCTGATGGGAATTCTCAATATTACGGCACAGTCATAAATAGTTCACTCATAAAACTTGATGGTGTTTTTCCAAATTCGCGTTATTTTTCTTTTGAAATGTATGACTTACAAACATGGGAACCGTTTTGGGATATACACGATGTCAATATAAACGCTCCCGCCAATCCATACAATAATCCCACTATACCATACAACAACAGTCTAAAGTATCAAATTGATTTAAATATTGACATTCAATATCAAAAGGATCAAAACCAATATTACCTTTTGATTTATCGTATTTATATGGGAGTTAATAATACCGGTGGTGTTCAACTTCCAAATTTGTCTTTATTTTACAACAAAAAATGGAATCACATTGAACCTTGCAATGACAAATCTCGCCCGGTTATTGATATCCAGGACACATCCCCACAATATTCACTTTACAAACCAAATGAAAATGACAACTTCTATCCACCACAAAACAAAAGCAATTTATTTATTAACTACGATGCAAGATACATGATTGCGTTTTACAATAATAGTCTGGATAGTTTTACGGGCGGCAAAATTCAACTTAAATTGCCAGATTATCCAACCTCCATGAAAAATATAGCAGGAAAAAAATATGATGTTCGCTATTTTTCGGTAAGCATTGTTGATCTGAGTAGTCCGCGTCAAACAACGCAAACAATCAGCGATAACATATTAAAAAATCATTCAAATGATAACAGCGAGGTTTGTCTTTATTTATTTTGCCATAATCTTCAAAATGTTTCACTTCAGCTATTTCCGCCAACTACAAATGATCGCAATTGTTCGGGTCAGACGCAATATTTCGGGGTACTTTATAGACAGTTGTTACCACAGTTTGTAAATAAAATACCAAATACACCAAATGCCGACCAAAACGAAATCATGAAAATGATGGGTGATTATTATCCGAGAATAACATGGGTTTGAAATTATGATGCTTGAATAATGCGATAATTTTTAACCTCTACAATTTTTCCATTCTCATCATAACATTCAAACAGATTTTTATGTTTCATGTATTCTTGGTTTAACTCCTGAATCCATTCCAAAAAGAATTTTTTTGTAAAACTATCTGATATTTTTTCTAGTTTTGCTTCAATTGATTCACTTGGAAACGGAAGGCGCGTAGTCTCATCCGGTCCAAATGAAATAGTTGGAATAGTAAACCCCATTTTATATTTATAATTCCACAAACATGAATTTGCAATAATATATACATTTGACCCAGCTTCCATCGCAACTTTAATTGCCTCAGACAAGTAGTCTACTGAAAAACATGAACTGTTGTTATTTATTGGTTTTAAAATATTCCAGACACTATTTTTGTCTGAACCATGCGCATATATATAAAGAATATGACTATTTCCAGATCTAGTATATTTTTCACGATTCAATTCGCATTCAGTGTCAAGACAACTTTGAAGGTCTTTAATAATGTGCAGCATTTTACACGATGTGTGAATTGTAAATTACAACAAAACGAGTTTCAATTTTTAATAAAAGCAAGAGTCAAATAATATATAATTAATATTTCTACATATTATATGATGGCGAAACAAAATAAAACTTCAAAAATAAAGAGAAACAATAAGACAAAAACAAACAAACTTAAAAGAGGTGGTTCAACAAGTGGACTTCTTCGAACGACAACCCAAGGTATGAAACCAAATAGTTATATTTTAAGTTCTGGACATAAGCCCTCAAGCGAAGATTTAGAAAAGTCGATAGAAAAAGCAATTGAAGCAATTGAAAATGTTCAGAAACAAAATATCTCACCGGGTGAACAAAACGCCATTATTGAAAAAATAACGGAACAACTGAAAAATAGCTTACGACAAGAACAACGAAGTAACGGAAATAATTATGAAACGAAAAACGCAGAATTAAACGCGACTAAAAGCGAAAATAATAAGCCCAAAAACACACAAAATAGTGATCCAACAAATTTCAAAATGACATTACCACCAAACCACAGTTGGGGTAAAACGCTCGGTTTCGGATTAGGAGTTGGCATTATTACTGGAAGTGTAATTCTCGCAACTAGTCATTAAATATGTGTGTTTAGTTTTTAGACAAAACAATCCCACTTACCATCAAAAATATACCAAATACTTGCTTGTTTGTCAACAACTGATCATTAAACAAATAATCGACAATAAAGCTGGTAATGATTGTCAATACTTGAATTTGAGATGTAATGCTACTCGCAGAATTCTCCTTCAACAATCGGGTCATATGGTACGAACTTAAAACTGTCAAAGCGCTGCTGCCCATAGAGTGTTGTAAATGCCTGAGAGTGATATCATTCAACTCCAATAATCGTTGATTTCTTACCAAATAGATAACATTTCCCATCATCGTTGTAAATTGTATGAGAGCATAACCAGTATAATCATTCAGTTGTGTAATAGCTATTTTACGTATAAATGGATTGAGACTGTAACATAAAAAAACAATGACAATTTGATGATTCATAAATTTATATATAATGCTAAAAATATTAAAATATTTCGGCGATAATTCTAATGCTCAAATTGCGAAAACATAGAATGAAACTTGTGCAGTGAAACGGAAAACTCAACATCAGTAAATTTATCAGTTAAATTTACATTTTTGAAAAATACAATGGTTGGTCTTTTTCTCGATTGTATTTTTGTCACTCTTATCACAGTTCCACTTTCATTTATCCAAATGCTATTTATATTCGGCGAGAATTCGTTATTGGTAACTCTATAAAGGCGTGGTATCGGAATGTGTTCCATGAGGTTCCTATAAAATATGTGAATTATTATATTATTTCAATTTTTATCTGAGAATCATATAATCGGCTTTTTCATTTTTACTTTTTTTAAAATATTTTCATATATTATAAATGTCAGATAATAATCAAGAACCGGTTGGACTAGCACTTAATGATTACGAATATACGCAGTTCGGAGGAGATGGAGAAATCTATTCGGGTAGTTATCTCCATTCTCCTAACACTTCAATTCCTCCACCTCTTCAAAATGGTGGGAAAAAAATAAAAAAATCTATGAAAAAATCTATGAAAAAAAATAAAAAAAATAAAAAGAATATCCGCAGAACAAAAAAAAATAAAACAAAAAAACAAAAAAATAAAAACAAAAAAATTAAAAAAAAACTTTATAGTAAAACGGGCGGGGGAAGTGGTGGAGTTGAAGAAGCAAAAAGCGGAGGTTTTACTGTCTCTAATTCGATAGATAATTTGAAATATTATTTAGACGAATACAGCAAAGCTACTAATGATAATGAAAGAGAACTCATAAAAGATGATATTTATCATATAATCCAAAACACTGAAGGTAGAATTCCTCAATATTTATTATTACGTGTTCAAGGAACAATCGGTGGTGTTCGTACATTACAGAGATAAATACAAATAAACAAAAATAATATTATGAAATGAATATAACTTGTAATATTATTGCAATAAATATTCATATTTATTTTAATAGTGTAATCATTTTTATATATTGTGAGCAAATGATTTGAGAAATTTATCTACAATTTGATTTTGAGACTTTTCATTTTTACTTTTTTTAAAATATTTGAGAATTGAAAAAATGATTCCCCCCCCCCCTCACTTGAAACTTTTTTGTTATCCATGGATAACATTTTAAAACTTTTTTCTAATGATGGTAACAATATCCATATTTCACATAATATATTTTGTTATCATACCAATAACACTTATTACTCTCTTCCAAAAAGTTTCAAAAAAAGTTTCAAAAAGTTTCAAAAAGTTTCAAAAAGTTTCAAAAAGTTTCAAAAAATCACTTAAATATAATATTTACTATTTTATATATGAGTAAATATTATTGTAATCACTGCGAGTATGATGCGAAAGTGAAGAGTAGTTATGATAAACATTTGAAAACAAAAAAGCATCAAGAAAAGGCAAAATGTTATCCAAATGTTATCCAAAGTTATCCTCTGTTATCCAAATGTTATCCAAATGTTATCCAAAATGAACAAACACCAACCAAACATGGGAATGAGTGTAAATATTGTGGAAAAATATACAAATACCGCTCTGGATTAAGTAAGCATATCAAATATACTTGTAAAAAAAACAAAGACGAGGATTTCAAGGAACTTGCGCGGTTATTGAATGAAAAGGACAAACAAATCAAAGAACTGATTTCAGATAAAAATAATCAATTTCAAAAGATGCAGAAGCAAATAGACAAGTTAATTAACAAGCTTCAAATTCAAAATATCAACAACGGAACTATCAACAACGGAACTATTAACAACAATACAATGAACATTCAATTATTAAATTACAAAGATACAGACTATAGTCATTTGACACCGAAAGATTATATTACCTGTATCAAGGATTGTAATCATTGCGTAAAGACCCTTATAGAAAAGGTACATTTCAATACAGATAAACCGGAAAACATGAACATCTATCTTTCGAATATCAAAGGCAAGTATGTAATGATCTTCAAAGACAACGAATGGCAAATAAAGGACAAGAAAACACAAGTAGATGATTTATATGACTATAATGAATTTGTGTTGGAACAGTGGTATGATGAATATGTGGAAAAACATCCAAATATTATAGAATCATTTCAGAAGTATCTGAAAAATAGAGACTCAAATACAATGTTGAATGAAATAAAAGAAGAGATACTTGTTATGTTGTATAACAAACGAAAGATGATTGCAATCGAATGACTTGGAAATTTGAAATAATGACAAATTTATCTACAATCCAATTTTTGGATCTTTTTATTTTTACTTTTTTGAATTTTTCTGAGAATTGAAAAATGATTCCCCCCCCCTCACTCATTACTTTTTTGTTATCCATGGATAACATTTCATTACTTTTTTCTAATGATGGTAACAATATCCATATTTCACATAATATAATTCGTTACCATACCAATACCATTTATTTCTTGTTTTTAAAAAGTTTCAAAAAAGTAATAAAAAGTAATGAAAAAGTAATAAAAAAGTAATAAAAAGTAATGAAAACTATTTAAAAATAATATTTATCATTTTATATATGAGTAAATATTATTGTCATCACTGTGAGTATGATGCGAAAATTAAAGGGAATTATGATAAACATTTGAAAACAAAAAAACATCAAGAAAAAGTAAAATGTTATCCAAATGTTATCCAAAGTTATCCTCTGTTATCCAAATGTTATCCAAATGTTATCCAAAATGAAAAACTACCAATCCAACAGGGAAACGAATGTAAATATTGTGGAAAAGTATACAAATACCGCTCTGGATTAAGTAAGCATATCAAATATACTTGTAAGAAAAATAAGGATGAAGATTTCAAGGAACTTGCACGGTTGTTGAATGAAACGAAAAATCAGATTGGGTTGAAAGACAAACAAATAGAGAACATGCAAAAGCAAATAGACAAATTAATAAACAAGCTTCAAATTCAAAATATGAATAGTGGTAATATCAACAACGGAACTATTAATAACAATACAATGAATATTCAACTCTTGAATCACGGTGATACAGATTATAGTCATTTGACACCGAAAGATTATATTACTTGTATCAAAGATTGTAATCATTGTGTGAAGTCCCTTATAGAAAAGGTACATTTCAATACAGATAAACCGGAAAACATGAACATATACTTGTCGAATATCAAAGGCAAGTATGTGATGATCTTCAAAGACAACGAATGGCAAATAAAGGACAAGAAAGTTCAGATAGACGATTTATATGACTATAATGAATTTGTATTGGAACATTGGTATGATGAATATGCTGAGAAGTATCCAAATATTATAGAATCATTCAAAACATATCTGAAAAATAGAGACTCAAATACAATGTTGAATGAAATAAAAGAAGAGATACTTGTCATGTTGTATAACAAGCGAAAGATGATTGCAATCGAATGACTTGGAAATTTGACAAATTTATCCATAATCCAATTTTTGGATCTTTTTATTTTTACTTTTTTGAATTTTCTGAGAATTGAAAAATGATTCCCCCCCCCCTCCCTCATTACTTTTTTGTTATCCAAAGGTGACTATTTGAAACTTTTTGGAATTATGGTAAGGAATATTATATTATATACTATATTTTTTGTTATGCTATCAATAACAAATATTTCTTGTAGTAAAAAAGTAATGAAAAAGTAATGAAAAAGTAATGAAAAAGTAATGAAAAGTAATGAAAAAGTAATGAAAAAGTAATGAAAAAGTAATGAAAACTATTTAAAAATAATATTTATCATTTTATATATGAGTAAATATTATTGTCATCACTGTGAGTATGATGCGAAAATTAAAGGGAATTATGACAAACATTTGAAAACAAAAAAGCATCAAAACGCAATAAAAAGTCACCCCAAAACCACCCCAAAGTCACCATTGAGTCACCCCAAAACCACCCCAAAATCACCTTTTTTGAACGAAGAAAATAGCATTGGTTATCCCTGTAAATATTGCAATCAAATATTCAAATATAAACAGGGAATGTACCGGCACATCAAATATACTTGTAAGAAAAACAAAGATGAAGATTTCAAGGAACTTGCGCGGTTATTGAATGAAAAAGACAAACAGATCAAAGAGTTGATTTCAGATAAAGATGCACAGTTTCACAAAATGCAGAAGCAAATTGACAAATTGATAAACAAGCTTCAAATTCAAAATATTAATAACGGAACTATCAATAACAATACAATGAACATTCAATTATTGAATCACGGCGATACAGATTATAGTCATTTGACACCGAAAGATTATATTACATGTATCAAGGATTGTAATCATTGCGTAAAGACGCTAATAGAAAAGGTGCATTTTAATGCAGATAAACCGGAAAACATGAACATCTATCTTTCGAATATCAAAGGCAAGTATGTGATGATCTACAAAGACAATGAATGGCAAATAAAAGATAAGAAAACACAAGTAGATGATTTATACGACTATAATGAATTTGTGTTGGAACAATGGTATGATGAATATGTGGAAAAACGACCTGACCTTGTGGAATCGTTTACAAAATATTTGAAAAACAGAGACTCAAATACAATGTTGAATGAAATAAAGGAGGAGATACTCGTCATGTTATACAATAAGCGAAAGATGATTTCAATAGAATGATAAAATAGAAAAAGTAGAAATATGTGAAAAATATCCATAAATGAAATATTTGATTTTTATTTTTTTTTATTTTTTAAAATTTCTGAAAATTCGAAAAGGTTGCTCCCCCCCCCCCTCAAAAAAAAGTTATATAAATGTTGACTAAAAAGTTATAAAGTTATATTTATGCTGCGAATTTTCAAAAAAAGTTATATTCTGTTTGTTATGATTCACAATAACAAATATAACTTTTTTTCTACAAAATATAACTTTTTCCCAAAAAAGTTATATTTTCAAAAAAAAATAATACAAACTTACAAACAATCATCAAACCATTATAGTGTGATTCTATACGCAAATATTGTAAAAAAATGATTTTACAAAAAGTCAACAAAAAGTCAACAAAAGTCAACAATTTAGTCAACAATTAGTCAACATTTTTATATTTCGTCATTTTTTAGCATCGTTTATGAATTCAACCCTCCAAAAAAAAAGTTATATTTGTTATTGGGTCAGTGTCGCGGCGTATAATTTTGTAATGACTAGTCTTTATATTCAAAATTAATATAAATAAAAGCATATTTAAAGAAATATACAGAGAATAAATTTCCTGGAAAATATCAAGAACCAATATTGTTTATACTTAAATATTATTATAATTATAGTATATAGTATTTTAAATGCCGATTTATGACTGTAGATGCTGTAAATATTCTACACATATCAAAACACATTACTATAAACACCTGACAACCAAAAAACACAAAAAGGCATTGAAGACGGAAAATTCAAATAAAACGCTCAACAAGATTTTGGAGCCATCTGCTGAAAGAAATCCATGTCACTATTGCTCTAAATCGTTCACAACAAAACAGGCAATGTATCGTCATATAAAATACACCTGTAAGAAAAATAACGACGAAGACCTCAAAGAATTGGCGCGATTATTGAATGAAAAAGACAAACAAATCAATGAACTTATTTCAAACAAAGATAATCAGTTAGAGAAAATGCAGAAACAGATAGAAAAATTGGTGAACAAGCTACAAATCCAGAATATAAATAATGGTACAATTACAAATCATAATGTGTATAATATTCAAATACTTGATTATAACAACACCGACTATAGTCATCTCACAGATAGTGATTATGTAAATTGCATAAGCGACGTGAATCATTGCGTAAAGACGCTGATTGAAAAAGTCCATTTTAATGAAAAGAAGCCTGAAAATATGAATATTTATATTTCGTCTATAAAGGGTAATTATGTGATGGTGTATAAAAATAATGCGTGGCAGATCCAAGATAAAAAAGAACAAGTAGATGATCTATATGAATATAATGAAATCATGTTGACAAATTGGTATCAAGAATATAAAGAGAAATATCCTCAAATGATTCAATCTTTCAAAAATTACCTAAGAAACCAAGAAGATAATGATGTCATTAACGAAGTAAAAAAAGAGATATTGCTTATGTTGTATAACAATCGTGGGTTGGTTATGAAAAACAACAAAAAAAATGATAAAGAAAGTAGTCTGGTTGATATGAATATTCACAATACAAATTTAGAAAATACTGTAATTATATGAGTTTCAAAATCTCGGGTTTCAGCTCTTCTAGGTCCGGTTCTGCCAACAAACTATAGTCAATTACATTTCTTTCATTTCCGTATGTTTGTGGTTGTAGTCCGTTTACGCGGACCGGAACTGGCCAATGAGAAGTAGTTCTTTTTTCTTCAAAATATTTCAGGCGTTTTTGATGCATTTTTGGTGTATTTTTAGGATGATTTTTGGGTAAATAACAAACATATTGGACAACCCGTTCTTCTGAAAATGGTTTTCCATACTGATTACGGTGAAATGTGCGACTATCCCACAAAACGAGTGAACCTGCTGGAACATCCAGCGCTCGTCTTTGTTCGCCCATTTTTTCAATATCTGCGTCAGGAATTCTGTTCCAGTTTTTGCTATTTTGAATATTTCTATCTTTGAAAAACTGATGATGAATTTTGTGAGTTCCTTCATATGCCACAAAGGTGCGTTCTTTATTGGAAGTTAGTGCAACAAAACCTTGTATACATTGAAGTCCTTCTGTGATGGGTGCTTGATCGCTATGAGTCCAGTTTTTGTCCTTTTTATTTGCATTTTTAGGAATATAGCAGCAACCATCGAAAGAAACAACTAATTCGTTTGTTCGCCAAAGTTGCTTAAATACGTCCTGGACAGCAGGTCTGGTACGAATATACCATGCGTGTTTTGTATGTCCAACTTGATGATGTTTGTAAATTCCGTGTGGATCAACACTATTGTGAATATAGTCGTGATCGTGAATTGTATTTTTCCATTCGTGAAACATATTGTAAGCATTTTCGCATTCTTCCTGTGTCAAAACGTTGTGAACAATTGAGTAGCCAAATTCTTCCAATTCCTGGCGAACATTTGCGTAATTCGTTTCGGTAAGTGCAGCCATTTTATAGTTGTTTCTGGTATCTTCGCCAAACCATGAATATAGCAAATCAATTTTTTTTGGTTGATTAAAAATTGAAATACTAGAACATCAAACTTTTAATGACATAAACAATATTCATATATTGTAACAATGGTCTTAGTGATGGCTGTTTTCGGAAATAAGAAAACAAAAACCAGCGATTTTGAAAAATGGCTTTCCGAAAACGGATACTATTATATGAAAACTGAAGATAATCGCCCATGTTTTAAATCAAAATTGACTCAAAAATTAAAACAAAAATATCAAGCCGAAACACAAAATTCAAAACCTAAGATATTTTCCTTTAAGTTCAGGGGATAATATATTATGACTAAATAATATAAACATATAATACAATGTATATATGTGAAATAAGTTGGACAGGAGGTCTTATGGTGTAATGGTCATCACTCTACGCTTTGAACGTGGCGATCTGGGTTCAATTCCCAGTAGGACCTACAACAACCCGGTTAGCTCAGTCGGCAGAGCGCAAGACTTTTAATCTTGTGGTCGTGGGTTCAAGTCCCACATCGGGTGAGATAAACTAAAATAAACAATATTCCTCTGATATAGGCGCATTTTACTAATATTGTTTTTATAACAATAACAACGACCTATTATGTTTACGTTTTTTTTTAGTTTATCATTTGCTCCTATAACTCAGTTGGTTAGAGTGCTAGTCTTATGAGCTGGAAGTCGCAGGTTCGATCCCTGCTAGGAGCATAAAATGACAACGTGTCCGAGTGGTTAAGGAGATGGACTGCTAATCCATTGTGCTGTGCACGCGTGAGTTCGAATCTCACCGTTGTCGCGAGGCAAACTTCTCCGCATTAGTCCAGGTGGTAAGGATAACCCGCTTTCACCGGGTAGACCCGGGTTCGAGTCCCGGATGCGGAATATGATATTCAAATTCGGCAATATTATTTATATTTACAAACTGTAAATTTAAATACTTGTCATTCAATTTGTGAATTAAAAACCCGTTATTTTTATTACCGTAAATCATATGCACCTCAATATTTGGATTATACAAGTTGACTTCTGCTTGGTATGCTCCAGCACCATTGACACAGAAATATATTCCATCATATTTTAGTAGTTGAAAGTTGTGTTCATGTCCGGAGAAATAAACAGCTACCTTGTATTTTCGTAAGAGTGGCAGGACTCGTTGTATCATGGGTTTGTAATTTCCATAATATCCGTTAGAAAAAAGATGATAATGTCCATATACAAATATCCATTTACATTTTAGTTGTTTTGCGTGAATCAACATGTGTTCCAGATCGTACAAAGAGCGCTGTATGTCTGCTTCATTATAGAAATTTGTTGTTTTCTCATATAATTCTGGGTATATTTTTACCGTATCAATAAAAATGTGGTAACTGCTAGTTTCCTTGTCATATGAATAATAATCTCTAGATGGCATAACCCAGTGTTTCGAATGATTTGACATTTCAACCTGACTATTGGCGCCCTCAATTCCACCATAGTAATCGTGATTACCAAGAACTGAGAACCAGCGAATATTGTGCATAGATGGAAATGGTCTAATAAACACAGAAAACCACGCGGTTTCCCACAATTCATCGCTTATTCCTTTGACGCCATTTTCGTAAAAATTGTCTCCCAAAGAAACAACGAAATTAGGCAATGGATTCATATAAGGATGATAACTTGCCATAGCATTTGCGACCAATTTAGCAGAGTTTACATGTGTGGCACTTGCACCCCAATCTCCAATTGAGAAATAGATAAGATGATACTTCATGTTGCTCTATTTATATGAAATACTTTTATTTTGATATATAAATATATTTGTCTTTTTTACAACTTTACAATGGATGATATTTTGAATATTCACAAACTATATTCCTGCTATGCTACAGTGCATGTAAATATAGATTCTTTTAAATCGCGTGCTGATTGCGATAAAATTATCAATATTATGAAGCATTATTACGAATCGCGTAAAGAGTTTAACCTAATTTTGGAAACCAAAGAGTTGAAAATTGAAAATATAAGCACACATTGTTTGTATATTTTCTCGTCCTTTTTAAATTCACTAAAAAGTAATAAATATCAGTATTTAAAGAAAACAATTATCAAAATTTACAACAAATATTGTTATGACCTGCTGTATTTTATGTTCGTATATTTGTCTTCTCCGATTGCAATTGTAGAGGTAATCTTGTACCGGGAAAATGAAAATAAAACCCTTTCAAATATTGAAAGAATCAAGCAATATTTTCCAAAAAAATTGAAATAAATTACTTCAATGTGTCAAAAATACCAATCACTGGATTGCCTCGCAATCTTCGACGATGGAATCAGAACACTTTCTTGAGTATCTTACCAGAACCAATCAGTTGGAGAAGATCAACCATATTAACGCAGATGGAACGCCCAATATGAAGCACAAATATATTCGTGATTTATACCACCAATATTTATATCAGAAAATACCGTCTTTTGAATGCTCAATATGTATGGAAAAAATAGAAAATAATAGTGGATGTAAACTAAAATGTGGACATGACTTCTGCGTAGATTGTTTCGCAAACTTAGCAAGAACAAGCAATAAGTGTGCACTATGCCGACAAAAGTTGAGTGAAGAAACAGTAAAAAAAGGAGTAAATCATAATATTCTGATTGATGTGGTAAATTATGAACTGGATACACCATATGCAGAAAGAGACAATATGAATTTATGTGAATACATACAAGACCAAGTGAAAAAATTAATTGATGGTGGGAATCACCATGATGCAATGGTTGCGCGAACCGTAGACACTATTGCAATGGAAGTATTTGACTCACTTCATGCAGTTGCATTTGTGACAATGGAAACTATGAACAATCAAAATGAATAAAATCTTAAAATTTAAAAAATTGAAATGATTATCTTCAAACAAATATAATGAACACCAAAGAGATACAACCGCACACAGATTTGAAAATGGAACTATTGCCAGACGAAATCAAAAGAGAAATCATCAGGTTTATTCCACGCCATGATACGGCGCAAATCATTCACGATTCGCGTTATTTGCTTTCTCTTAAATACGTGAGACGATTCATGTTTGAAGATAATCCAATTTACGAACAGCGCATTTGGGACGAACTAAAACCGGTTCATTTGCGCAGCATATTTTACGGAGACACGCACAAAATAACGCGTTCAAAATTAAGCAAAGGACAATATATTATGTTGAAAGGTAATGGAATCATTATTTAAGTGTTATTTTCTTGTTCTTGCGATTGAATCGGTTTTCTACAATAAAATATTGTTACTGGTTCACTAGCGACACATGTGGTGACAGATTCATTTGTTTTTAATGATGTAAATGATGTAATGACGCGCCAAGTAAACAATCCTTTTTTATCGTCTATTGGAGTCATTGGATTATAGACAGATTCACCGGAAACATCTCTTTCATTGGTTTCATTGTAGAAAAAACTATTATAATATCTTTCAAACTCAGGAACGCCTCCAAATTTAATACATACGTCATAACAATAGTTCAATTCTTTCACATTTTTGTCAATATCGTAAGTATTTGGAATGTATCCATTTCGAACAAATGAATAAAATAATGTCCAATCTTCTATATAAATATCATAAGGAGTCAAATTATATTCTTCTTTTTCTTGCGAGACAAACAACCCGTCATCAACCATATCAAATAGTCTGGCAAATACATGCGCTCCTTGTAAATAACCATTTTCGTAGCTACTTTTCAAATAATCCCAATCCACATACAAGTATTTAAGATTTCTGAATATAAATTTTTTTATTTTCATAAATATTAGTCTAGACTATAAATTAATATTTATATTTTTTTACATTAAAACATACTAACATAGTAAACTAGCAAATGACGTTTCTCTCACAATTGACCAGCAATTGAAGATCTACATAAATGTCAATATTAGCATCTTTACATTTATTGCAAAAGTATACATCACCTGTAACATCATTCACACTACCTTCGTAATTGAACCAAGGAAATTTAAGTTTCTCAAAAACACCCTTTTTAATGCATACAACTGAAAAGTCAATATGATTTACTTTCACCAACGAAGACGGCTTCTCTATATTTTCAATATTTTCCTTCAAATTACCAGAAGCGTCGATAATGCTACTCTCGTATTCTTGGATTTTTTTCATCAAATCGCGAATATCATCGAACTTGCAATACTCTTGTGAAGCGCCATTCGCATTATTCAAGTCAAATTTCTCAATGTAGTTTGTGTGTTTGAGGCTACGTTCGTTACTTGTTAAACAAGACAAAATATCCAAGTCTTGCTCTATCATTTTCATAATCATATTTACAGTTGGAAGACAGTTGTTTTTCACATATATAATGTAATCGTAATCTTGTTTTCCTCCAAACGGAACATTGAGTTCACCACTCGGCGACAAAACACCTAGCTTAGAGTTGAACATACTTGTTTTTGCGTTTGACAAAACCGGCTTAATCTTGTTCATCAAACAATAACCAACAATTTCGGTCCAAAGTCGCAAGAAATCGGAAGTAACCGTTTCGCCTAATACACAAAAGACAATTGTTTTTTCAAACTTTTTGGTGTCCATGATTTTAGTAATATTATAAACAGTTTATTTTTAAATGTTTTACACTACAAATATTTATTAAAGACCGGCACGCCCTTGAACCAAATAAAGGGTCAAAAGAAACGACCCTAAACCCATGACATACACATGAATCCAGTGCGGAGGGCATTTTTTCATACCGAATTTAGAAGCAACTTTACAGTGTTGTTTGTGGGATGCCAACCCCCAGAAAAGCGCGTTTACCAATAAAAAGACAACTAACAATTGTTTCAACATTCTTATAATGTATTATATTATTTAAATTTTCACAGGTTTAATACGACAATAGCAGGGTTCGAACCTGCGCGGGATAAACCCAATGGATTTCAAGTCCATCTCCTTAACCACTCGGACATATTGTCAAAAGTTTACATTTTTCTTCATAATGTTTTCTCTTTTATAATGGTAAAAGATTCATCAAATATTACATCATCCAAATCAGCAAACTCTATATTTTCCCATCCTGGCTCACACTTCATTTCCTGACTTACATTACTGGAATCTACTATGATTGTAATTTTATCAGAATCAACTATAGATTCTACACAAGATTCGCGTGATACTACTGGCTGGTCAACAACAACTTTGTCTTTTTTCTCTAAACAAGGTTGTTTATCATATTCTTCTAAACTTTCATCTTCTGAATCGCTAAAATGATTGTTGTTGTTACAAAATTCAATCAATGTTTTTGCTTGTATACTCATCATAATACATATGATTATATTAATATTGTTTGAACAACTCTTTAAGTTCATCATTTGGATAACTATATTCATGGACTGGTTGATCTTCAGAACCGTCTTTAATTACACGATATTCACCTGAATGAACATTTAAATCGTAAATATTGAAATTATTATCAATGTCAAATTCGCCGGTTCGTGTTGAAAAATTTACACTAATACTGCCCTCTTCGCCACTAATAATACGATGAAAAATACCGGCTGGCCACACAATCATCGCGGGACCATCATAATACAATTTGTCATTTTTGTATACTTTATCGGGAGTAATAATGAATGAGGCTTTTTTACGACTCTTTGGATTGTAAATATCAACGTATCGCGTTCCTTGTAACACCATAAGATTGTCATCTTGTCCTGGATGCATGTACCAAGGACGCTTTACGGGTGGTGTTGACTCTTCTACAGGTCCAGGTGAGATGCTATTCGGTCCATGAATCACGCGATCAATTCCATCTATTTTTGGAATATCTGACGGCACAATTTCGTCAAATTTTACACCAGTTGTTCTGCGGAGAACACGAAGAGGGATAATGCGATACAAAAGAGACGCCATAAATAAAAAATGCTTGTATAAATATTTATTTGCTGATTTATTTAAATAGTTTTTGAATTAATAGTGAATTCTTGATAACAGGTTGTCTTCGTTGCTATGAGCTGCATATTCATTCCATATTTGTTCAAATTCTTGTTTTACATTTCCTTGTGCCGATTTTCGTACCATGGTCAAGTCTGGTTTCAATGTAGTGTCGCCAAATTCCCAGTAAATCCAGTTATTCAAAACAATCCAAATATAGAATGAGTCAAATACACTATGTTTATTGCGATTAGCAATAGGCGACAGATTCCAATCAATATTAATGCCACGACGACGAACAAAATGTTTGCACTCCATAATTGCTTGATAATGAAGTGGCTTTTTGTAGCAACTGTGAAAATGTGTCATAACAATATTCCATAGTTCTGGAGGGAGTTCGTAAATCTTTGAATCTTTTGTGTCCATTATTATTATTCTGTTGTTGTCTTTCAATTCACAATCAAGTTAATTCAATTTTTTAATAAGATAAAACGTAGAAACAAACAAGATACCACCCCAAAGTGTGTCTAATATTACCATCTTTAAATTCCAATCTTTCAGTGTTGTATAGTTAGTTAACTCATACACACCATAAATACTTATTCCTAGCAAAAACATATCACTTGGTTGAAACTTCTTGATAATTCCAAAGTAATAAATAATGCATGTCATAAGCAAATAAGTTGCTAGAAACCCACTATATTTTACCGAAAGGTCGCGACCACCTTGAACTCGTTTGAACAAACGATTAAAAAATTCGTTGAATATTGATATGTAAACAGCATCCAATAATAGTAATAATACTAATATACTGAAAAATACCTTCATATTAACTCCAAAAATTTTCATTTCCATTTGTAGTATAATATAATTATATTTGAAAATTTGACAATATCCAAAGTATTCTAAAATTCCTGGATTTTTCTTTCCAATTCATCAATTCGTTTTTGTTGGATGAGAAACATGTTGTGTGTAGCTTCAATATATTGTTTCATGAAATAGCTTGGATTATTGTTTGTGGACATGAAAATTGGCACTTTAAATAAAATATCTTTTCGTGAAATAACTTCTTTTCTTCCATTAACTCTGGCCCGTTCACATGTACCATAGTATTTGCGATTTAATTTTTTCTTTTCGCATAAATCTAAATATTTTTTTATGATGATATCTTTATTTTTGTATAACTCATATTCTTCAGGCGTTGGTTCATATTTAATGCGGAGTTGTTCTATTTCTTCTTTTGAATGGATATCATGTCCTATTTCGCGACCAATTTCATGTCTAAACCTTTTAATTGGAAGATCCAAATCTTTATCAAAATTTATAATTTTTTTATACTTTATGATTTTATTTTCTAATCCATTATCACGGTGATGTTCTAATTCCCGGTATTGTTCTTCAATTACCCTCTCGCGTTCAATTTCTTCAATTATTTCCCCATACTTGTCCAACCAATCGGACATAACTTGTAAGTTTGGTTCAGTAGAGTTTTGTTTGACCACGTCTTCTGCTGCTTGTTTATTTTTTTCTTCTTGTAAACGCTCCATTTTCTCTTGAAGTTTCGCCATTTGCTCCAGACAATCGGTCATTTCGGTTTCAATCATTCCTGACATCGTTTGTATGAAATACTATATTTCTAAATGATGTAATTCAATTTTATTTTCAAATAAAAAATATATTAATTATTTGAAAATTTGTTTTACACATCACACTACAACATAAATATCTAGTCTTCGCTGGCGGCTGCTGCCGCTGCTGCTTGTTTTTCGTTGTGCTTTTTCTTTTTTTGGGAATAGCTTTCATATTTTTTATCTACCAACATCCACTCATATCTAAATTCTTGGTTGGATGAATTTCTACGATAATAATTGTAAGTATCCTGCGGAGCAACAGCATATTTCAGATGTGGAGCCACACGATTGTAAGATACACTGATATTTTCAAAATTTTCATTGCAATATTTTGCTAAATTTTGAAATTGTTTTAGAAACCCCTCTATTTCATGTGCAAATTCTTTTTCATTATTTTGAGATTGAACAATCTGTGCAAACATTTCAATAAGCGACACATTAAGCAATTCGAAAATGTAAAGAACTTCTTTATTTTTTTGACGAGAATGATCTCGCTGGTATACTGTATTACGAAGTTCCTCTTTTGTCTTTCTTTTCAAAATATAGTCAACTCTCAATGACTCATTATGGTCAATATCCCGCGCCTGATTGCGGAAATGTGGCAACGAAACTTCTGATATATGAAGACCAATACGATGAAGAGATTCAATATCAGTGATTATTTTTTGAACATAAACGCGATTTTCTTTACCGTAAGGAGTTTTATTCAATTTGCTTTCAGTGGCGCGCCTTAGTGTATAAATGCTGCACAATCCACCACAAACAACATCTCCCGGATTTCTAGGTGCAACACCATTGGCATTTGTAGTTTTCTGGTATTCATAAAAGTGCGGGTTATGAACAGGTCCATTATCAATTGTTCCGGTGTTCCAACTAAAAGCAACATGACAATTTGTGCACCACATTTGATTACATCCGGATATTTTGGAAATTCGTGTTCCACATGAAGGACACGGTTTTGTTTCTTGTTTGATGAGTTCTGCCGATTTCACCATATCTTCATTACAAACATGCTCAACATTTTTGTTTTGACCAATAATAACAAGGCATTTTGGACAAGTGTGCATATTACACATTTCGCATTTGTATTGCGAACTTAGAAATCCGCGACAATCATTTCCAGGACAAGGCATGATAAACTTTTTTCTTTCTTTTGTTTCAACGGTATTGTATTGTAATTCTTGAATTTTAATACGATAATGACGACGTTTACTCGACAACTTCTTGATTCTCATCTGAAGTTCGTTGATTTCGTCGTCAATATTCATGATATTTTTTTTCTCATCTTGAATTTGTTTTTCTCTTTGCGCGGCTTCCATAGTCTGCGGCATTTTACTCATTTCAGTTTCTAGAAGTAAATCCATTCGCGTTTCTTTGTATTCTTGTGAAACAAAACTACGGTTCAAATTCATTGTCATAAAATCTTGATTCCACGACTTTTTACAGTTCATACAATGTGGATCATTTGTAGACGATAATAGATATTTGCGAACACAATTCTTGCATGCTTCAAAGTTACAATCACCAAAGCAGCATTTTACAACTGAACGCGTGCTTTTGTTGTAATATTCGCAGCAAATGTTGCAAGAGGCAGCCATGTTTTTGGATTGTTTGAAACTGGTGGTGCTTTTCACTTGCCTTCTGCTTTGATTTCAATTTTTTTATTATAACAAGCAATATCTTCTTCACTTAATTTCAAAATATCTGAACGATAACATTCATAAGGTCCATCATAAACTATGTTATATTTGCGATTTTCTTTCAATAAGTATTTTTTGTATTCTTTTCCAAAAAGTTGTATATTTTCACTGTACCTCATATCAAGAGTGCCATCTTTTTTATGTTTTAATTCTGGATATCTATAAACATTATATTTTTGATAAAATCTGTTATAAAGCAATGATTCCTTATCAGCGTTCATGTTGTTTAATGCTTTTACTTTATCGCCAAATCACATTATATATAAGTTCGTTTCAATTTTATTTATAATCTTGTTACCATTCTCTTACGATATTGACGCGTCCATCTCTCAAATAAGACGTATCATATTTGCTTATTTCACGATGTTTTTTGTTTGAAGTCATCAAAATAATAACATACGGAAACATCCCATATTCAATCTTATCCATAAAGGAATTCCAAGAGGTTTTGTCATAAATTTCTTTGTTATATTTTTTGTGTTCTATTTTTGCATCTCCGTGAATTTCCGAAATTAATATATCAACTTCGTCAAAAATGACAATCATGGGTTTCTCACTTGATACTCGTGCCCGTGTATAAATTTCGTTAAAATTACTCGATGGTTCATTGCCTTTATAGACGTCGCATAAATAGCATCCTAATTTTTGCGCCATTAAATACGCGAAAAATGTTTTACCGCAACCTGGTTTGCCACTCAAATAAATCTTACAAAAATGATTATTCTTGTAGAATTTCATAATATCACGAAACAGTTTTTTTTGAGTATCGTAAAACGTCAATTTCTTGTGAATTGTCATGTTTTCTAAATTAACTACGCGAGTTCCGTATTCAAAATAACCGTATTCTCCTCGTTTGGTCATATATGTAATATTGCTTGAAGACGACGATTTACTTTTACACGGAACATATTCTTCGTCCAAATCAATTTGTTCTCTTATTTTGATTTCTTCATTCAATTCGTTATAAAATGATTTTCTACAAATAATGGTAACAAATTCTTGATGATAAGAACGGTTGAATACCAAAAAATGAGGAAGTAGACTTTTATGAATAATAATTCCAATTGGCTCGTTGTGTTCATCATATTTATTACAAAGAAACTTGTAGTTTGACACTTTCTTGAAGAGAATATTTCTCTTTTCTTTGGAAGAAAGTTGATAAATGCGATAATTAAAATAATTCAGTGTAAAGTAAATGATAAAATTAAAATTGTGGAAAAAATTATCCAACTGAGAAAAAAATATAAATAGATAGGTAAAGAAATTGAAGTTTGGCATTATTGCTTTTATAATCTGCAGAGTTATTTTTATATGTGTATTATTTATATAAGTGACAAAGATTCCCATAATGGATAAAAATCAGGAGAGTCATGCTTATAAAAAAGACAAAATAAATATTGAAAGAAACTATTTTAATATTATATCTCTATTATTTTTGTTTATATTTGTCTTTTATGGAATAAAAAATGGGTTTCAACAGGGCTTCAAAATATCACTTTTCATATGGGCTCTCACAGTTTGTACAACTCCGATATCGTCGGCATCTATTTTATTGTCTTTTCCAATAAAAATATTTACAACAATTCCAATGTTTGTCACTAAATTCTTGTTGTCTATCTTGTCGATGGGTTTATTGGCATATTTTTATTTTTATCAATATAATTTAATATGCAAAATTCCGTTAGGAAAAGCATTTGTCAAAATAATTAAATCTGAGTTATATCTTTTGTTTGTGGTTGCGATTATTGCGTCAGTTATTAGTTCCTATGTGTTGGATAATTTTGTGGATCATTTTATTTTATCAGAGTCAACTATGATGAAAAAAGACAAATTGGGCGAGCTATTATTGCTATTTTTGATTTTTGTCTATTTAAATTTTATGTATTTCAATATTTTGATAAAAAATAAGATATTTGAATTTGACAAGAAATACTACTTCTTGTGATAGTATAATTTAAAATTGAAACCCAGATAAACAATACACCACAACTATAACACGAGAACATTTACAATCATCATGAGCAAAAACGAAAACGACAAAGATGAATACTACACGATTACCATTTCTTTGAACGAATTGATCATGATTATGTTTACTCTCTATTATCTCTATAATTTCGCAACATTTATCGGAAGAGATAAATTAAAATAAAATTGAAAACACTTAAAGTCAACTTGACAAGTATCATCAACCTCTAAGAACTCAAAATGGCTTACCTTGTCCAGCGCGAAACCCAAACCTCTCCGTCGGCGCAGCTCTCGCAACCAGAATATACTCTCTATCTTAGCGTTCAAAATTGCTCGGAAGATTTGCAACAACTCTATCGTGAAAATGCTCTCAAGCACAACGAGAACATGTATCATAATGATTTTCCCGACAGTGGTTTTGATGTATTTGTCCCAAAAGAGCAACTATTGAGTCACGAACAAGTAAATAAAGTAGACCTTTTTATCAAATGCGAAATGGTTCACCATGTGAACCGCGAAAACATTCCAACTGGATTTTATTTGTATCCGCGTTCAAGTATTTCTAAGACCAAGTTTCGCCTTGCCAATAATGTCGGTATCATTGACAGTGGATATCGTGGTAATTTAGGTGCAATGTTTGATGTTGTATATTCATCTGAGGAAGTTAAGTGCGAGAAACACACTCGCCTAGTCCAAATTTGTGGTCCGATGTTGAAGCGATTCAAGGTTGTGATTGTAGATTCGGATTCGGAACTTAGTACAACGCGTCGTGGAAGTGGTGGTTTCGGATCAACGGGAAGTGGTGGATGCATGCTTTAAAAAATTGAAAATATTTTATACGTATCCTATTACATCACACAAGCACATCATGGAACCTGAAATTGGAAGCATTTGGGACGGGCAGGGCTTTAAGATTCAAGTAATTCATAAAGATGATCCAAAAAATATTAAACAAGATGGAACATACAAAAGAAGCGGAAAAGTTATATATGAATATTTGACTGAACCGGTTGGTAAGATCGGAAATTGTCAAACATTGGAGGGGTTCTATACTTGTTGGGAAAAATAATAATTTAACAAACCAAAGATAAAATAAAAAATATTTTGTAAAAACACAACATATTTTTTATTCAAATGCTTTCATCACCCCCCCTTACAAGTCTGAAATAAAATTGAAAATGGAGAAAGAGTTTCAGCGAAGGCATTTCAACAACCATTTCCAAAGATGGCTCTTGTAAAGACCGAAGAAGTATTGGTATATGAACCTACTTTTGATGAAAATACTGGAATGTATACAGATGTTTCTCCATACAAAAGTTATGAAAGAAAACGTTCAACATACAAATGTGGATGTGACCATTCGTTTCGTTTTTCCACAACGACACAGTTCAAGTCTCACATTAAAAGCAACAAACATAAAGAATTCGTGAAAGACTACAAGTACAATAAACGGTCCGACGAAGAAACCCGAAGAGAGTTGAAAGAATGCCGGATTAAGATAGAAATTTTAGAAAGAAAGAATAGACTCATTGTAAAAAAAGATATGGAGATAATAAAAGAATTAACGAAACTAAAAGACGTAAACGCTAATTTGATAAAAGAGAAAGAATCAGACAAAAAGAAAAAGGAGTCGTTGAGAAGAAGTTTGAGACAGCGGACAATTCAGAGTAAACATAAAGATGAAGAAATTGAAAGGTTGAGTGAACGTATAGAGTATCTTGAGTCACAACTGGAAGATTCTGAATATAAAGAAGTCATTAATTTTGAAACCACCTAAAACAACTTTGATCGCGAAAACGCAATAATTTTCTTCAAATCTTTCATTTGAATAAATGGCAATTCTATCTTTTCATAATTTTTTATTTCATTATCCGGATGAATGACAACCAGATGAAGGTCTTTTACTGTAAATCCGTATTTGGTTTCCAATACCATCTTGTACAGATTCAGCTGAAGGGAGTAATGCCAATAGTTTGTGTCTGGAATGTGTCCAGCACCTTCAACAATACAAGACTTGTTGAAATTATTGAATCGCTCGATTGCTTTACAGCGCTTCCAATCATAAATGCTGAGAGTGCCATCTTCATTGATGAATGTCATATCTATAGAACCGGCGAGTTTATTTGATTCATCGTAAACACTCCATTCTGTTCGGTAGGGAACTAGCTCTGGATGGTCGTCTACAAAATTCTTGAAATATTTGTATTCTACTGTATCTTCATAATCATTATTGTTCATAAAATCTTGGAAAAATTTTGGATGACTAGACAACTCACTATCATACATGTCGTTGTAATGATATTCAAACAAATAGTGCATGGTTGTTCCTAACTGGGCTGCTTCAGCACCATTATCTTTCCACTGTTTCTTGATTTCTTGCTTAGTCATTCCATAATACTTGCTCTTTTCCCAGTTTTTAGATGCCATCATTCTATCAATAATAGCATCAGAATCAAACTTTTCAAAAGCATTGTGGACAACAGTAGTGATTGATTTGTAACCTCTCTTTTTCTTCACATAGTAAACGTGCCCGTTTTCTTGAAACTCAATATTATCGTCGCGCTCGTGTTTGTTTTTGATGCACAACATCTTACAGTATCTCTTGTATGAATTGTCCAATAGTATTTATATTCTATCTATATCAATTTTTTTATAAAGTTGCCATTTCAACATCCCCGTTTTCTCCCTTGCTTTCGCCTTCACCATCAATATTGATAACCGTGGAATCGCGGCGGTTTGTTTTGAACCAATAAGCATTCAAATATTCTTTATCTATTTGTGTGCTATCCGAAATAAGATTGGAATATAACTCATTTAATGTAGGTTTGCGCATCATTTCGCTTTCAAATAAAGTGACAAATTGGTTGATCAATTCGCCCTTTTTGCTTTCAAATTCTTCGGCAGTATCATTGACTTTGTTTGTGACAACATCTGTCAATAATTTCTTGTAATCTGTTTTTAACTTTTCTCCTATATCTTGCTTGTAAAGTGATGTTTGAACCGATTCGAGGGAGTCACATATTTCGGGTTTTTTCAGTTTCATGAATGCCTCTTTTTGTGCATCTGTCATTTTTCTTCCCGAAAAAGTGGTTTGGAATAATTCAATAGTTTGTTTTTGGATGATAGGACTGGTTTCCATCAATCTGTCAAATTCTTCGGTGCAATTCTTCAAAAAGTCTGTTATATTTTGTCTTTCAGGAATTGGTTTTGACAATTCCACTTTGATTTTACGATAAAATTTGTCCCACGCAATGGCACTTACCCTGTGCCCTTCATTCAGTTCAGATATTTTCAAAAACTGTTGGATGGTGGTAATAATACCAGCCAAAATATTGACAAATCCCACACCCATGGAATAATACCCTCTGTAATATTCCGGCACACGATCTTGTGCAAAATTTGCGGTTCCAGTCAATGTACTCATTATGATAACAGGTATTGTAAAATATGTATTTATTTTAGAAAACCTTTGATGACTACGCGCGTGTAACCATCTGTAACACATGGCTTTGTCAGCCCAATCTATGAGTATCTTTTCGTGCCCCTCAGTCCATTCAATCAACGCAACAATTTCATCATTTTCTTTTTTCTCACTCATTAATATATCTATATGGACAAAAAAATATACAAGGAGATTGATAACGGCTTTGAAAATATCATAAAAATTCGTTCTGCAATAAAAAAACGCATTGAAGATATTGAAAAAATCAAACATTCTATTAAACAGAACTATATTGAATGTATTCAAAAAGAGTCCAAAAACTATTTTGGTCTTGACTCAGTACACTTTCAAAACAAGCTGATAGAATTGGAGTTTGAAAACATGTTAAAATTATATAGTTACATCGACAACCGAATCTATGGCGATTATTACAAATTGTTTTTTATGATGAACGATTATTTACAAGACAAGTTGTTGCCAAAACAATATGAAACAATCAAAGAATTTCAAAAGAAGCGTTCATATCCAGTATACAAAGATTTGGATAATTTTAAATCATACGATTTTGATATTATAAATAATATACATCAAGATGTGATTCATATTATCAAAAAAGTATATGAAATTCATACTGAGAATGAAGCCAAAATAAATACGCGACAAGAAAGTTTATATTATGGTATCAATTTGGATAACTATATTATAAATCAACAACATTTGAATCAAGAATTATATATGACAAACAATTTGCACAGAAACTATATTTGTGTTTATCATAAGCTTCATAATAATATTTTACATAACTTTTTGGAGAAAATAGAGCTGTTTTTCGGACAAATCAATAATCATACAATCAAAGACGATGATTCGTCAAAAGAAATCCAACAAGAAAAAAATGAATTAGATGAATCTATTTCTTCGCTTTCGTCTGATTGCTCTCAAGAGTCTGTCAATTCTATTGAAAATAATGAAGTATTTGACGATGAATGTAACGCGTTGTTTACTGTGGAAGAAATGCAAAATGAAGAAAACGAATCAGATATTCAATCAAATAACTGACCATGAAGCGGCGTAATAAAAATGTAATCAAAATTTTTAAAATAATATATTACTATATAAGGAAAAATGAACAAAACCAAGGCAAAAGTATTACTCATTATTATTTCGGTTGTGTTTGCGTTAATACCAATTGCTTCTTTTTTATTTGGAAAATTATTCAAATTTGAAGAAGGGCTCACTGTTAATTTGTCAACATATGGTGAAAATGATAGTGGAATAAAACTGGGTCTTGTTGAAGATGGAGAAACTTCTGAAGAAAATACCCAGATAGATAGAATCAAAACAAGTGATGATAAATATAATTATTGCATTGGAAGCGTAAAGTGTAATTCGGGAACGCTTGTGAAAGACAACAGCGATGCTTATACATTGTCTGACGGTACAAAGGTTGGTTATACTTATAAAGAATTATGTGATGATGATACGGCTGTAATATGCGAAGGTGAGTCCGCAATTTCAAAATTTTATGGACCATTCGACGGTCTTCCGGCAATATTTCAAGCGTCCGGAAACAATCTAACAATTTCTGATAGCATGCCCGTCGAAGACGATAATAACAATAATAATAGTGATTTTAAATGTTTAGCAGATAATGGAGCTGTACAGGGAGATCCATTGTGCTGTGGGCAAAGTGGTGTCGTTCAAAATACCGACTATAATTGTCCGTCTGAATATCCTTATTGCAAAGGATACAAATGTGGTGAAACATGGGGAAGATGTTCAAAAACATCAGCCTAATTGTTCTGTTTTTTTATAAAACTATAATATAAATGGCAAAGACAAATTTCACCAAACAAACAATGAAAATGATTAAATTTTTGAAAAAAAATATATCATTCGCAAAGTGTAAAAATATATACATAATTTTGATACTATTGGCGTTGCTAGTTGCACTCTATTTTGTTTTCAAAAAATATGTTATCAAACGCGAAGGTATGGAAAATTGCGAAGACTATTTTGAGATACCATTAAAAAGGGACGCTAAAGAAGGAGACCATATTTTGGTTTTTGATGCAGGATATGCGTCTGAATTTTCGTCTATAGGTGGAGAGCGCCCAGTATTAGAAGGGAGCATTGTAAAAGGTGTTACAATAACTAGTGTTGCTGACGAAGATGATGGAAACGGATACAAAGTCAATCTTGATACTCAACTTGTTGATATGGGTTCAATTGAAGAATATGGTGGCAACAAATTTCACGTAATTACAAATAATAATACAAATAAGGTATCAGAAAACGAATTATGTAAGGGATTTATTCACGCAGATTGGGAAAAAGATCCTGAAGCAGGAAAAAATTACTTTTATGTGAATGAAAAGGATGCGTCTGTTTTGAGTGCCGGGATGTATCTTGCAGAGGGATATGGAGTTGTTATGCCTCCACATGTTTACAAAACTTATGTTGATTCTGATGATGGCGGTGTTTTAAAGGTTGTTCTTTGTAATGGAAGAAATTGTGAAAATGTAGTAAATGGTAGCGCAAGCCCCGATACGCCCATTATTACTGATGATATACGTGCGGATACGAAAATCAGATTCATAAAACAACCGAAAAATAGTGCATGGACAAATACAACTATCGAATAGTTTGTTAGTTTACAATTTCTCTGCTGCTCGGGTCATAACAGATTTTTTCATCTTTTGTGTGAGTCCTTCTTCTATTTTTTCAAAATCTTCTGAGCCCATTTCAATCAAGCTGATACATGCCAAACAAACACAAATGACATAATCTTTATCCAAATTTTCATCAAATAATTCCATTAGACATGTTTGTAGATTTACTTCTTGATGTTTTCCCTTGACATAATTAAATGCTTTCTCAAAAAGCGCATCTTGAACGTGTGGTTGTAGCAATGCTTCCATGTTTATCTTGTGTTGTGGTAGTTCTCTTTTCATTGAAAATATAATTTCAATTTTTTCAAAAATGATTGAAATTATAGTTGTGAAATCAAGGTGGCATAATATGTGATAATTTCTCTTGAATTATATTTCATCTTCTTGCGCGAAGTGACCTGGAATTTTGACCCATGTGGTAACAACAACTCATCTTCTTCTAGTTCATTAAACCCTGAAGCAGTTGATATGTAAAGTCCCTTGGTTCCTTTCGGCAAAGTTAGCACAAGCAAACAACAATCGCAATCATCTTCAATGAAACTGATCGCAACATCCTTTTGAAATGTTGTGGAAATGAGACCTTTTTGTGTAAATAACAAATCGTCACCCGGCTTCAAATTCTTCCATTTTTCTTCCATTGCCTCTGCGCCTCTATAGACTTTTGTTGTGCTGGTGCTGACGTGAGAGCGATTAATAACATTATTCAGATGAATGCTACTGTTACGCAGTTTGTCTTTTTGAGAGTCTGATAGTTGTTCCATATTTCTATTTCTCAAATAATTATTTATCCATAAAGACTCTCCGGTCGTATATTCTTCCAATATTTCGGTTTCCCTTGGCGTGAGTTCGTTTATATTTAAAGGGGTAAATGGTGGCATTTTTGTGTATATAATTTCTCTATATAAAAGTATATATTTTTAAAATTGAAGTTAAACCTTTCTATATACACTTCATTATCAGACAATATAACACAACAATGGCGCGTCCAAGATTCGAACCCGTAAATATTTATAATTATCTAAAACATCTGGGAACATCTTCAACTGGACATAATAATTTGTCGCTGTTAAAAGAATTAATTGACAATAGTTTTGATGCAAAAGCCAAAAATATTATCATTGACAAGCAAGAAGGAAATAATAAAAATGGTAACAAATACTATCAAATTAGATATAAAGATGATGGTAAAGGTATGAATCAAGAAAATTTGTATCGGTTTATACAACTACATTCCGAAAATATAGATGGTGGTATTGGAAAGTTTGGAATAGGTGGCATTTCTACTCTCGTAAATTGGTGTGATATTGAAGATGAATTTTACGAAAAGTTTATTATTGTTGTTACAAGAACAGAAGATAATATAGCAAGACATGTCAAAATAGACTGGAATATGTGTAGAACGCTCAATGATTATACGAATCAAGTAACAAATTCATATACAGAAGATAACAAAACGGCTCTTCAATTGTTGAAGCAAGAAAATATCTCACAAGGAACTATTATTATCATTCAAACGAGTGAGAAGAAATATACAGAAATCGGAGAATTAGAAGATGATATGCAAGACTATATAAACATTGGAACAACATATCAAGACTATCTTGAAAAGGGTAGAAAAATATCTGTATTTGGAGAAGAAGTAAAACATTATGCAATTCCCAAATCATTGCTTTCGGATACATTTCAGATTGAAATTTGGAGCAAAAAAACGATGATTGCGTTTTTGACAAAGATTGGTAAGAAAAGTTTGGTATTCAAATACGATAAAAACAAAAAAGAAAAACTGATCTCTTTAGACGATTTGGAGAACGAAGATTGGAAGCTTATATGCGATGTTTCTCTGAAACTTGAAATGCCAGACGATCTTTATATTCCAAAAAATAAGAAAGATAACTTTAATTTAAAGAACTGGAAATCATTCAATGAATTTTGTATTAAAAATGGAATAGAAAGTGAAAATGAAATAAACTATCTCGCTGAAGAATATATCAGGAAGTTGTATATTTCTCGCGAAGACAATCACAATCATAAAAGAACACTTGGTGGGTTAGATTTTTCCATGACCGGCTTTTATGACGATGACATTAACATTATTGGAAAATGTATCAAAAAGCAACTCACTTTTAATCATAAATTTGATAAAAAGCTTGGACTGACACAGCAAAATAAAAGTGTTGTTGAATGGACGAATGCGCCAATTGGTATGCAGCAATATATTATCAAAATTATCAATTTATGGGTAAAAGACAAATTAAAACCTCGCATAAAAGAGATTGAAAATGAAGAGAAACGTTTGAAAGATTTCTATGTTCCACTAGAAACATCAATGAAAAACAAAACCGAGTATTATTTGAGAACAAAAGACAATAAATACATACCAACCTATTTAAACCAATCATCGCCAATTTCTGCCGGAATGGCAATATGGAAAGCATATCAAAGAAAGATGCAAAATAAGATAGAGTCGGTGCAAAAAATACAACTATGGTTCCGGAATCAAAAGAAGTTCTCATTTATTCCAATTACCGGATTCATTAAGTTTCAGAAATTCATAAAATGGTCTTATAAATATTATTATTCTACAAGGATTCAAAAATGGTATTCCAAGATTCTTCTTAAACGCGCACTTATTAACTATGTTCTTTCGCTGATTACTTGTAAAATTATAAAGAGTAGGTCTGTATCACTGATCCAACGACAATGGAGGTGGTATATTATTTCCAAAAAATCTACTGAAAATGAAAATAATATGGCGGTCATTGTTCAAAAACAAATGAGAAAATGTTTTGCGTCCAAATTATTTGAGGAAGAAAAGAGAAAAGAGAGATGTTTCAAAAATCTTGCACATAACTTTAAAAAAAATATTAAATGTCCTGATAAAAGACAAAAGTTCAACTTGTTTAAACGAGAGATTTTGAATCAACTGAAAGAGATGGAGGAGTTGTTGTATAAAAATTGAAAATAATTTAAATCCGTAGCGATAACTTAATTAATGGTAAATATGATGACTGAAGCGAAAACAGAAAGCTCCATGCTTAAGATGATAAAAAGTAAAAATCCGGATAAAAAATACCCTAGTAATCTTGGTCAAAAATGGACAAAAGAAGAAGAGTCTTTGTTGTTGAACGAATTGGACCAGAATATTGATTTGAAAACTATTGCAGACAATCATAAACGGACAGCTGGTGGTATTAAATCAAGATGTAAATGTATTGCTTATAAAATGCATTTGAACAATATTCCTCACGACGAAATATTACAAAAAACAAAATTAGATGTTAAAACTCTCGAACAAACTATTAAAAAAAATGATTTTCAACTAAAAAACGTTGAAAAAAAAAGTTCATTATTTCAAAAAAAACATACAAGTGAAAGTAATTCTGATATGATTGAAATGAAAAATGATATTAAAGAACTTAAGAAAAAAATAAATGAAATGGAGATAATCCTATCTAAAAGATAACTTTTACACATTACTTTTCCAGTTCACGAATACTATGTTTCATTTTATTCTGTTCAGCTGTTCTTATTCTTTTGTTCTGCTTCTGCTGTTCTTATTCTTTTGTTCTGTTTTTCATGTTGTTGTTTCATTTCGTTGGTGACTTCTCTGGGTATATCAACATTATAAAAATAATTATTGTAGTTTTCGTATTTGTTTAATCCACGTTTTGTACCTTTAGCAAGTTGTTTTTTTATTTCTTCATCCTGTTTTTTATGTATTTGTTCCATTTTTTCGGTAACTTTATTGGGAAATCCTTCCTCTTTTTCAGGGGGATTATATGCATTCAGCGCCGCCGCACCACCCCTCATCTTCTTCAAAGACTTACGTTTTTTGAAGTTGCGTCTTTTGACCGTTTTATTCTTTTTGCTACCTTTCCCATTACGAACATTTTTACGAGGACGAGACACCTTTGTCATTTTAGATTTTTTTGTCTTCGTTTTACCCATTATATATTATCGCTATATTTTAATTTTTCAAATCACTCTTCTGAAGTTCATATCCCCAATGTTGTAAGGTTTGTCTAATTTTAGGACTTACTTCATAATCATCATATTTTGTCTTTTTTTCCAGAATCTGATTGATTAAATTTCGTCGGAATCTACTTTTTGGTCCGGCTGTGCTTACCCACCGCTTTATTTGGCGTTCATCGTCAGGGCTTCGCTTCCCAGAATAAAAATCACAATACCATTGTACCCAACCATATGGATGCGTTTCATTTATCCATTTTTTTTCCTCCCAATATTCTAATGTTGTACCGACTTTCACATTATATTTATTTATGGTTTTGTCGTAATCGTCCCATTCAGAAGTTAACCAATTTTCTGGAAGATTTTTCCACCAAGTCTTTGGATATTTTTTATGCTGGTCTTTGAATTCTTTCTTCAATACACTGGAGTAAATCGGACGCCAATAAGTGCCACCAAAACTACCCATCTCAAATATTTCTTGTGGCGTTAGATTTGGAGTGAACTCCGGATAATCTTTGAATACAATCAAACCGTTTTTGTCTTTTTTTGGTATCATGAATCTTTATTTAATATAACTAAATATGTTTTAAATATTAAATAAAGAGAAAAGTATTATTATTGTAGATAGTTAGAAGAAAAATCATGAAAGTAAAATACAGTAAAAATTCCAAACAAGCAAACAAAATTGTTGAACTTGATAGTAATATTGTGCGCGACTATTTGAAGGAACACAATACTAAGAAATTATCGCTAAATTCTCTCAAAAAGGCGCTCCAACTAAAAAGGTCCAAGGCGCTTTATTATTGTCAGAATTCGAACCACATTGAGCAAGTGAGTCCACACGAAGTTGGTTCATACAAGCACAGTGTGGATGTTTTCAAATATAAGGCTTAGAACACTTTAAAACCCAGTTTGAAGCATGACATCAAAAGGAAAAGAAATAATCGTTGTTGAAAACCGTCTTATTTTTAATGCTTCTACTCATCTTCGCCGCAGACATATTCTCTGAAGATGCCGCCTTGACAATCGTTTCCCACATATTCAAACATTGGTTAGTTTTCAAACACACTTTGTTTACCCGTTTTCCGGTACTTGATGTTAATTTATGTTGGTACACGTCCTCCTCGCGGAGTGACAATCCATAATACCCTTCGTTCGTCGCACCATTCTTCCAAACGGTTGCCTTTTGGACGTACGGAGACGCGTTCAAATACTCCTTCAACTCCTTCATCTCTTTCTTATCGTCCGACACATCTGTTCCTAGTTTCTTCTTCCATCGCTTGTAATTCGCCAATAACTCGGAATTCAATACCTTGCCCCGTGGCGTGAACCGGCATACTCCGAATACGAAGGTCTCCGCGTCGCAGTCTACCCCACGACTCCGTTTGTACTCGACTACTTGTAATTTCACCCCTGCGTACCCGTGGACCACCTGATTCTTATCCTGTTTTTCTAACCGTTTAGGACGGAAACGCGTATCCAAATATTGTTTGAACTGGTGGAAGGTTTGTTTCGTTGGTTTGACTCCGTTCCATATGCGAAACTGACCCTCCATCATACCGCTCGACTCCTCTACATCAGGACGGACAATACAACACGCATTGATGAATTCGTCAAAACGTTTCGTCTCTTCGCTCACCGGCTGCTGTTGTTGGTAATCGCAATCCGCCATCAGTTTGTTGATTTGGATCTCCTGCTCACCGACCTTACGTTTCAGCTCTGCTATCTCGCATACCAACGCCCCGTTCGTCGCCTGGTATTTCTTATTTGCAACATTAAGTGCTGCCAACTCCTCCTCCAACATATCGTTCCGTTTCAACAATTTGTTGTAATTGTCTACACTGTACCGCTTGCTCTCAATAACCGATTTTATGTAATACGTCAGTTTATCTGTCGTGAATGTCGCATTGTAAGCAATGATCTCCTTGTACGTACTCCCATCAACTGTAATCTGGCGCAACTGTTTCTTCACCTTGGGGTGCTGCTTGATCAGGTTCTCGATCTCGACCTTGTTCTGGACCTTGAATGCGTTCACCAAAACGAAATTCGCGAACTTGCTGTGGTGGTTATAAACGCGCGACCGCAAATCGTTCGTTTGTCCGAATTTGAGGAGGGTCTCGCCGCCCTCCGTGTTGTCGATCGTGCCGAAGTAGACGCACTCGGTATTCTTGGGGAATTGGTCGATGATTGCTTTTTCCACGGCTTGGCGTTTTTTCTGCTTCTCTTGTTCGACAGTTTCTTGCGTTAGTTTGAGTTGGTTCTGGAGTTCCATGCTCTCTTCGCAGATGGTTTCCTGGATGACCTCCTCCAACTTGATGTAGTATTCGTGGATTTCGTCTGCCTTGGATGTTCCCGCTTTGAGACAGAATCGTTTGAAGGCGGGGACGGTCATTTTGAATACCTGTCGATTCTGTCCGCCGTTGGACGAAACCGCTTGCCCTGCAGGGCAAGCGGTTTTTGTGTAATCCTTCTCAGCAATAAACTGTTTGTCAAGAAGCCTTCTTGCCTTTGCTTTATCATGAAATCCCATCCACTTCCATACATCGTCTAGGTCAACCACAAAATCTGTATTACAACAGTTCAAATAACAGTAAAAGTTGGCGAGGAATACCTGTTGTTGCGTTTCAGTGAAGGAATACCTCAGTTTCCCTACCAATCGCGATTGGTAATTGCCAGAGAACTTGGTGATTGGGTTGGTTTCGATGAGATTTACGATATCCATTATATAGTAATGCACGACTTGGCTTTAAATGATTTTGCTATTAAAAGTGAAAACGATGTGAGTGTTTTGATCACCTATTTGTTATGACTGCGTGAAGAATCTTGCTCGGTGACGAAACGCGTCACCATTTATTTTTCTTTACATTAATTCGCGGTCCACTGCTCTTTTTCACATATGATTGAGGGTCATAAGCTTCTTCTTCGTCATCCGAACCAATATTTTTAGATAATTCCCAAAATTCTTTTGAACCTAATCTGAAATCTTTTTGTGCTTGCGCTTTGTACCAAAAGATTTGATCTTGTAATTTGTTTGATTTCGCATTATTGTTGATGACTAAACATTCATAATTTTCGGTGCATTGATCCATTACCTGACAAAATGATTCAAATGTAGGAAACATACCAGCGAAGTTTTCGTAGATACGCTTGCGATTTGCAATGTATGGTTCACGCAAAATAAATACATAGTCAATATTGGTTCTTAGGGTTGGTGGAATACCTAACGGATATTGCATGGTGATGATAAGCATAATCTTCCAATGTCTGCCATTCATGAACAGTAAACGCATTAATTTGTCTTTTGACCAAGAATTATCATATAAACAATCATCCAAAATAACAAAGGCTCGGGGATCAATATTGCATCTTTTATACATAGTAAGTTGTTTGTTTACTTGCTTCAAGACTACTTTTTGACGTTTCAAAATATTCGCAATAATAGACGAACTATATTCATCGTGAATAAATAGTTTCGGGACATGTTCGCTATAAAATCCATTACCAGCCTCTGTCCCCGAAATAACAGTGCCCAATGGAATATCTCGGTGATGAAATAAAAGGTCGCGAACCAAGAAACTCTTTCCTGTGTCTCTTCTACCAATTAAAACGACAACCGGACCTTTGTTTTCTTCCTTTTTGAACGTGATGTGACTCATACTAAACTTTTTTAGTTCTAGTGTCATTGTTTATATATTGAAAATAAATTTAAACCACAAAATATACGAACGCAAAACATATGGGTTGTCATTATTAATAAGTTTAAAAATATTAAAAATATTATATCAATAATAAAAATTAATGAGCAATGCTAAAACAACAATTATTATACGACAATTTAAATAATATTTCAAACAATGAATTTGAAGATATTGTTAAAGTAAAAACTCCAGTTGAAGATTTTTTGAATATTGAAATTCAAAAGGGAGTCAAAGAATACAAGAGAAAAAATGATGAAAATTGTTTTGAGATAAAAGACAAAGATGACAATGACAAAGAAGTATTTTTCAAGTATATTACATTAGTAGACTTTTTGAAATACTTGACCGGTAAATATAAGAATGAAGATTTAACAATATTGCCTGGTAGCGAAGAAAAAAACGACGACAGCAAATATCAAAAATACATTCATGACAAAAATAACTACGCTTATGTGGATAGTTTGTTTTATTACATTAGTGGTATGTTGAAAAGAGAAAAACAGTTTTTACATGGAATTGAATGTTATGATATGTTCATTTGTCAAAAAAAAAACTGCAAAATAAACGTATCGGACGATTTAGAATATTTATGCGACTCCAACTATTTTACCCAAAATCTAGGAAAGAGATTCAAGTTTGAAGATAACGAAGCAAATGACATTTTTCAACAAAACAAAAAAGAAGTTTTGAGTATTGGTGACGAAGAGTTAGATTTAGAGTTTGATTCTATTGTAGAGGAAGAAGACCCACATTCAGATTCTTCGGGAATATCCCAATCATTGACAAGTGTGAATGAATTTCTGGTCGATGAAACAGAAAATGACAATAATTTAACATTGAAATACCAATATGATAATAACGATACTTTGAACAATACCGAAGATAGTGATGAAGACTACGACAGTGACGATGATAGTGAAGACTACGACAGTGAAGAAGATAGCGAGGAAGATAGCGAAGAAGATAGCGAAGACTGCGACAGTGAAGAAGATAGCGAGGAAGATAGCGAGGAAGATAGCGAAGAAGATAGTGAAGAAGATAGCGAAGAAGATAGTGAAGAAGATAGCGAGGAAGAAGACGAAGATAAAATGTATTTATTGTTGAATAAATTTCCAACGCAAGTGGTTGTTATGGAAAAATGTAGAAATACATTGGACGAATTATTAGACGAAGGAGAAATTAAAATGGAAGAACTTGAAAGTGCAATTTTTCAAATCATTACATCACTGTATGTATATCAGAAAAAATACAACTTTACTCACAACGACTTGCATACAAATAATATTATGTATTCTGAAACAGATAAAGAATATTTCGTTTATAAAATAAAAGACAAAATATACAAAATCCCAACTTATGGTAAAATTTACAAAATAATTGATTTTGGTCGCGCAATTTATCATTACAATGACCACACTTTGTGTAGCGATAGTTTTTCAAAGAATGGAACAGCTCATACACAATACAATTTCAAGCCGTATTATAACGAAAAAAAACCAGTCGTAGAGCCAAATATGAGTTTTGATTTATGCCGTCTTGCTTGTAGCATTTTTGATTTTGTATGCGATGATATCAACAATATTAATGAATATCGAAATATAGCACCTGTATATGATCTTATTTTTTCGTGGCTATATGACGATAATGGCGAAAATGTCCTGTACAAACCAAACGGCGATGATAAATATCCAGGTTTCAAGTTATATAAGATGATATCTAGAATTGTTCACAAACATATTCCAGAAGATCAATATGAACATGACGTTATGAAAAAATATATATCGTCAAACTTGCAAATTGAAATTTGTTTACAAGATAACAAATGTCATTACATGGACATTGATGACATTGTTTCTTAAAAACGCAATCTTGTTATATATAATAGGAGAAAGATAAAATGTAACTATTATATATAATGGTCGCCTGTTCATCTCGTCGCAAAACAAAACATCCTTTCTGTAGTCATGACCCTAAATGTTACTGGAATAACAAGTCTTGTAAAAAGAGACCTGGTGCAAATAATAATACTCGTAGAAATACCAACACTATTCGAAATCGTTTTCATCAAGACCCCAACTCTAAATTAAACATGATTTTACACAAGCTGAATAGTCTTGAAGCAAAGTTGGACAAAATGACTCGTAAAAATACAAACAATTCACCAAAACCAAAACCTGTCAGAACTTCCAACGCAAATGCAGTTCGACCTAAGAGAAATGTAAATAGAAATGTCAACAGAAATGCCAATAATAATGGTTCTGCCAAAACTGCGTCTCCAACCAATGTAAAATTACTTTTGGGTGACTCGCGAAACAACTCGGCAGAAACGGTCTCGCCAAGTGCGGTCAATCGTCTTAAAGAACTCACAAATTCAAATTAAAATTGAGGCTCATTTGTAAAAATTGTTGTTGTTTTACTAGATTCAAAAGAGACAAAGTTACTTCTAAAAATCAATACAGCATAAGAAACGATTCCAACTAAAATGCTGTCTTTGAACACCTTTTTTTTGGCATCCTTGTTTTTCTCTATTGAAACTTTCAAAATGAAATATACAACGCATATCGCTGTTGCTAAAAAGAAATTACTATTCAACAACTCCATATATGTTATTTATTATTTTAAAAAATGATAAATAACGAAATATTTAATTTATTTAAATGGTGAGTTCTTCTATACCAAGATCTATTGGCGGCTCGCTTCCGGTTATTTTTGTTTCGTCTTCAATATTATCAAAATCCAAGTTTATTTCTTCAAGTTCGTTCACATTAGAATCGTTCTGGTTATCAAAATCATTGTCCAATACTAATGGGACATTATCTCCAATAGTCAGTGTGTTTTCATTGTTACCATCTTGAGAATTGTCTTTTTCCAAAATTTCATTTTCAAAAGAAATAGATTTATTTTCTTCTTTTTTAACATCATCAGTATTTGGGAATAAATCGTCTACTGTTGGAGGCAACTCAGCTGGTGTTGAACTTGGTGGTTCATTGATTACAACATGATTCGGTTCACTGTCTACAATAGAAGAAGGGGAAACTCCCGCACTTACAACCGGGTCTTGTGGATTTTCTTCTTTTACAGGTTCTTGTTTCGGTTCTTCTACGACCTTTTCTGTTTTTTCAACATCAACTTCCTGGGTTTCATCAATATATTGTTTCAGTAATTGTTCTACAGGAACATTATCACGAATTGTATTCATAATGCACGTTTGAACAATAATTTCAAATTCACGATTATGCTTTTGTTGTTGTAGTGGCGTGGCATCAATTTGGAATAAATAAATATTTGAATATAACTTGCGAGCAATATTAATGTAAACATTGTGCAAAAATGTTTTGAAGCAAGGTATATCAATGTCAATTTTCTTGTTCTGATTTCCAGTACGAACGCAACTCAGTATTTTTAACTGAAGAATGTGAACACATGTAATAAGGTCTTCTAAATACTTACACTGCGAACTTTCTTTGATCCTTTCTACTTCGGCATTGACCATATTCTGATTCCATTTTGGTATCATTGACAAGTAATTTTGGAACGTCATTAAATATTTCTCGGCTTCGTCGTTTTTTTCACATACTTCCATTGCTTCACTAAATATTGAACGAAATCCGTCGATAATATGTCCTGACAAAACGTTCATCAAACGAATCGACCACTCGGACTTGGAGTCGTTCAGCAAATTTGAATTATAATCATCCATTTAATAATAATCATATATTTCTATTTCTAAATTATTACGAAATACTACCAATAAATAAAAGATGGAAAACAAGTCATTGCAAATATTTTTATTGATTTTTCCAAATATTAAAGACAAATTATTATAGTTTGGATTGCTTCTAAATTTTGAGAAAATTTCAAAACAGTGAAAATTACACTTGTGAAATTCATAACTGATTTTATATATCTCCAATAGCTTGTTTATTTTTGGATCTGTATTTTTTATCAAATTATTGTATTTTTCTATAAGAAAATTATATTTCGTGTAGTTGAATTTATCTATATTATTATGCAAACACTTGTTTCGGTTTTCGTTGATATAAATATGTGCAAAACGCGAGGATAGCGGATTCAAAAGACGATACTTATTTTCACAAACAAAGATAAATCGTGTGGTTTTGCTATATTGCTCTATTGTTCGCCTTAAACTATACTGAGAATCATACGTCAAATTATCCGCATGTTCCAAGACAATTGTTTTGAAATTTACATCTTTGGTTTTGTTGAATATTTGCATTGAAAATAGTTTGATATGTTCTTTGATGATTTTTATCCCATTTGTAGATAAGCAGTTAATTGTAAGAACATATTTGGATATGTTTTCGTTTGATTTGTAAAGATCAATAATGAATTTTCGGTATATTTCCTCTTTGCCGCACATATACGGTCCATAAAATAATATATTTGGAATGCTATCTTTTTCTATATAACTGTCTAATTTTGTCTTTACTTTTTCCATTTTATTTTTTGTGAAAATCCTAATATAAAAAAATGCGTGTAATATTTAATATTTTATAAGTTAATAATATAATTAGATGACGAGCACTCCTCAAAACTGTATTTTCAAAGAAATTCAAATGATGGAACAAAAGTTATCAGACAAACATTTTTCAGAAATGTTGCATAATGTTTACAATAATGTAATATTTTCTACACTTCCTTACACTTTATATAAAGAGACTCAATCAACCAATTGCATTTATAAATACAATAGTGGTAACTGTATTGCTTTGTCACATTTCGTAAAAGAATATTTGCAAGCAAACCATAATGTACAAAGTTATATTATTGCGGCAAGCGTTCCAAATTGCTGTAAAACACCCGGCACCCCCCATTTAACCCACTGCGCAATATTAATCCCCTTAACAAAGTATAAGTTTTGCATTATTGACACCGCATTGTATTTTTTAGAACCAATGTTTTGCGATCTAAAAGACAATAGTGTTCGCACAATTGAAATGTCCGATGTATATCAACATGACAAACGAAAAATAAACTATTTTGTTTCAAGATGTAAAGATTGTTCACTTGATACCAACTACAGACAAACATTGGCAAATAATTCATTATGTGTATCTTGTGTATTTGAAAATGACGAAAACGAAAATTGGAATTATTATCTAAACGAAATCGTCAACCCCGATAATAACATTGGTCACGCATATTTGAAACACAAAAAGGAACCATTTATGATGTATACTCAAGTGGTAGACAAAAAACCCGTATTGAAATACAAGCTAAAAGTGCAAGATGACGGAATGATTGTAATTAAAAAATACCCCGAACATGAAGTAGTTTTTAATGGAAATTCTGGTCAATTTGACAAGGATAAAATAAAAGGAGAAATGAGAAAATACTTGTCAGGTGTTTTCAGTATATAATATATGATTTCAATATCATGTCATTGCTTACGAACTATTTAACGGTTGAGTGTAAGGATTTGATTTAAACGCATCTAACAACGAACTGTCCAATTGACTGTTACTAAGTTCTTGATAATTTTGAGGCATAGAAGTGACTGTGCCCAAAGTATCACTCGGGTGTTGATAAGAAGTCGGTTGTGGCGCATATACTGGCGTTGACCTGGTATTTTCACATTCTTTTGCGTTGACTTGTGCCACAATTTTATTATTGAAAAGACTTATATTGCCATTAGATTGCACATCACTTGCGTAAATGCGATTATTATTTTCTTGGTTGTATTGAGCCACATAACTCATGTTTCCATTTAGTTGAGATGCGGCTGGACCCGTTTCACTTTGATTCATTGAATTTCTCTGAGTTGCGTTCAACACTGGATTAATGTTCATATAAGCAGAATCTTGTTGTTTCTGAACATTTAGATGATTCATGTTCAAGTCACATTCATACATTTCTCTGTTGGTCGTGGAAACTTGTTGCTTATTGCGAATGGTATGCGCTGCGGCATTATTCAAACCAATACTACCCGATGACTGTAAACTAGTCGTTGTATTTACCTTTTTGCTGTGTCTCAAACCATTGATGATTGGTTGAACAATACTGGAAACAGTAGAACCCATTCCGCCAAAATGAGATGTTTTTGTTGTGTTTCGGTTGTTATTGTGAGCGTTGTAAGATTGTCTTCCATAATTTTGTTCACTTGTAGGGTTTGTGTTTTTATCTACACGATTTGTGATTGGAACACCATCTAATTGCTGTTTATTTGGGTCTAAGTAATTTTGTTTGGCATAAGAAGCACCATTTTTATCAATTCTAGTTCCGTAGTATTCAACGCTTGTGTTATCGCGATTTTCATTGGTAAGCATTTGATGTGCGCCAACAGTATGCATTTTAGGACCACTTGTGCCTGCAATCATGCCTAAGTTTTCCTTGTTGACAAAGTAAGAATCCGGGTTTTTCTTGACAACTTTGCCATGTTGTCCTCTATTTTGAACAGGCTTAATAGCCGGTCCCATGTGATCGTGAAGACAATAAATATTTTTAGGATTATTGGAAGCACGTAGCTCGTCAACACCTTTTGGCATCCACATATCTCTCGATTCATTATAATTGTTGTATCCACTTGTAATGACATTTTCGTCGTATTGTTTACCAAGACCCGGGGCAACCTTGATTTCTTCCCATGGTTTATTGTTCGCATGTCGGTGCGACGCATTTACACGAGATTGGAAGAATTCATTTTGATTCTGGTTACCGTAAACATTTTGGGTATTTTCTTCTGGTTTGAACATGGTGGCGATTTCTTCTTTTTTAATATCAAATGTTCCTTGTCCGGTGTAAGAATCCAAGATAGACGAAGTATTTATGCCATCAACGCCATTTGATTTACTGCCGTAATAAAGATTCATATTATTGTGATTAATATCTTCATATTTGATTTTTTCCCCAGCAAGGTTTTTGAAAATATTGTCACTAGTATTTGAAGATGCTTGTTCTTGACTTGAAACATTATTCAAAAAGTATTTATCTTGGTATTGCGAAACGTCTTGCTGATTATTCATATTGTTGTCACTTTTCGCAATATTGGGGTAAAATTTGCTATATTCTTTGGCGAGTAAATCTCCGCGCGGATCAATGTCGCTCAAATTAGCCATATTTTCCTTTCCGCCTCCAACGGATTCTTCTGTGTCATTTTCATCATTTTCATTTTTATCGTTACTAATTAAAACCGCAGTTCCTAACAATAGTAATGGAATAGCAATTTGTGCCATATTTTTACCTCTTATATATAAGTTTTATATTTTTTTATGATTTTTTCTATAATTGTCTTTTGTCATAATGTTTGTATCCACATTATTTTCAAATTTCATTGAACAATGTTTTTGTGGGTCTTCAAACAAAAAGTCCGAACGGTGTTGTGGAAGGGAGCGATAAGTCCACGATGGATGAGTGCTTCTACTTTCGTCTGTAACGCTTTTATTTAACTGATAAATTGGTATTTGTCGCAATCCATGATTTACTGGATTTTTAGTATTATATTGGTTATCAATAAAGTCGCGAGAATATCCACGATCCATTTGCTTTAATTGACCTTCTAAATCAACCATGCTGCTATATTGAGTTCCTCCACTCTTTTGCATACGAATGTGCGGATCGTCAATGTAAACGTTCTTAGTGTTGGTATTGGAAGGAACATTAAATGTATAGTTACACATAGAGGCTGTCTCAATATTTGTCTTTAAGATTCTACTGGTATCGTCATGAAATCTTGTAAACGCCATTATATATATAGTTTACTTATAAATTATATATATAATTATTTAAATATTGTGAAATCCACTTCTTTCACTAACATGTAAAAATGAAGGCGGAACAAAGACTTTTTGTCTTTCAAAAAGTGGTGTATCTGTCATTTTTTTAGGTTTCAAATCCGGATTAAAGTTTGCTCCTTCCAAATTAACACTTTTTATTCCCCTGAGTTTGCTCTCAATATCAATATTATTGTATGACAATGCTTCGCTATGCAATTTAGGAACTCCGCCTAGTTCAAGCATCTTATGGATTGACTTGTTTTCGCCGAAATCATTGCTAAGCATATAATTCATTTTATTGGAATTCATCAGTTTTTCCGTTTTGTATTCTGCGTCTTGATTTTTGTTACTTGTAAACGACATGTTTTAATTACTATCTATTAATATAGTATTTTATAATAATTCACCTAATTACACTCGTATTTTTCGTTCTTGTAAATCTCGCGCGAAGGAAGACCACCACGCACCCAGCCTTTTGCCGCCGATTCTTCTACCATGTGTTTGCTGTTTAATCCTTTTTTGAGTTTCTTCTGCATCGGAAACTTGTCAACATTAACCTGGCACTCTTCGTTAATTTTTACGGCACTCTTTTTCTCTCTTAAAGTGTCGCCCTTGCGCAAATCATTTTCCATTCCAACATCTACGTTTCCTCTTCCTAAATAAGGAACTGTCTTGAAAGTGCGCTCTTGTAAATTAATCTTGAAGTTTAAGTTTGTCATTTTAGAATTGATTAATTCACCGCTCTCATCAATGTTGCCACCATTTGGCGAAACTTGAAAACCACCTTTCATGTTCATGGTTGGATGTGAAGATGCTAGATTGATTACTTTGTTGTCATTCAACTCGCTAAAATTTGTTGTGTTGTATCCCAAATGCGATCTATTCATAAGATTCTCTTGAGTAAAATTATAATTATCCGTTCCAATCCTTGACATGTTGTTAAAAACAAAATCAACAACTTGGCTCATTATTATATAAAATGTAATATATTTTTTTTTACTATTTAATATATTAACAACGGCTTTTCAGAATATAAATCGCCATAACAATAACTGAGGAAATCACCTTGATCATTTGGAATTGTTGTGCTCGGATTAATATAAAACTGACGCATGGATGATTCAAAATTTATTTTGTCGGAAAGATTTTTGAATATATTCCCAATATCTTTGTTTCCTTTATTTGCCTCATAAATGAACTGTTTTGTTTGGTGATTAATTTCAGCTTCTTTGTTTTCATCATATTCTTCTCTTATTTTGTCTTTATTGACGTCATCCACATAATCACTATTTAGTACATTATATAATGGATTTTTACTAGTATGTTTGCCTTCATCTAATGAACCAAAATTTGACGATTCAAAGTTTTCTATATTATTATAATTGTGAATGAAAATCAACAATACAATCATGACAACACCTAGTAACAAAACCAAATAGTTATTCAAAAATACATATCCAAATAATGACGCAAAAATAATAAACCTGGTTGTAGCGTTCATTTTTTCATTGTAACTCATATGCATGTATGGCCAAAGTTCTAATAGTTTGTCTTGATGAAATAATATTTTTGGATTGTTTAACCAGAATTTTGTATCCATTTGTATAGTTGTGTATATAATATAAAGTATATATTATTGTTAGTTTAGTTTTTCTTTTTTTTCTTCTTTTTCTTTGGATTTGTAGACGCTTTCTTACCATTTACTTTACTTTTCTTTAAGGGTTCATTCGGATTGCTATTGTCATCATTCCATACAAACGTGTCTTCTGCTACTTGGGTCATATTTCCAGCCATAGCTTCTTTCTGCTTTTCTTCATTATTCTTTCTAAGTTTCTCTTGCATTCGCTCTTTCATTTTAGCCTGTTTCATCGATTGTTGCATCTTGTTTGCCATTCCCTTAACATCAAAGTTTCCACCTGCCATACCCATTTGGCTCATCATGTTTTTTATTCCAGGCATATCTTTCATTTTACCCATAATTTCTTGTGCCTCTTCCAATAATTCACTTTCTTTCAATTGACCGCTTTTCAACTTGTCCTCAAGTTTTCCGCCTATATTTTTCACAATTCCAAGTAACTTGGACGGATTTTTGAAAAACTGTTGAAGTAATTCACTTTGCGTTGATTCATCTTGATTCTCATCAAAACCGAATTCTTTTGATGCTTCTTCTGCAATCTCTTTTGCTAAACTTCCTATTTTTCCTCCCATTAAACCTTTCAAATGGTCCTTTAATTCTTCTTCATTCATCGCATTTTCAAAGAAATTTCCTGAAGATTCTTCACCACTGATACCTTGCGCCTTGGCAAAAGATTCAAAAATATTTTCAACGTTACTTAAATCGCCCAATTGCTCGCTAAACATTTCATTTAAACACGGGTCAACGTCATTGAAAAAGACATTTCTCATTTCACTCATCGTCTCTTCTATTTTCTTTTGAAGTTCCTCTTCGTTGATCGCCTCAAACATGTAATTCGCATCTCCAAACTCGTCTTTATTATCAACGCCTTTACAAACAGAAAACAAAATCAACTGTAAGTATTTCCAAATTGTCTTTTTGGAGTTGTCGCTGAGACTTTCGTCAGAGAGAATGGTCTTAAAATTCACTTCAGGCAATAAAAAACAACACTCTTCGTCTTTGAACAACTCATCATTTTCATACAATATATGAAAAAAATTTTCTGGATAAACTTTTTTACAATGACAATAATATTCATCATAATCAATCACACTGAATTTGTCTTCATATTCTGGAAAACTAATCAACAGATCCTTGACAAAATCATCGATGATCTTTTGGAAATCTTCGCTTTTTTCCATGTTTGTATAATTGTAATTGTAAAATTATTTATTTAAATGACTTTATTTGGTATTAGATTAATATGAGATGCAATTAGTGAAACTCGTCAAATGGATTATTTGATGGTGTCAAATCAATCAAATCATCAACAGGAACATTATTTTGTCTATGATTCTTCATCTCATGAATTTTTTTAATAATATAATATATAATATAAAGTCATGTCAAAAAAAACAGAAAACATTAAAAGGAAAAAAAATAAAAGAAAAAGCATTAAAAAAAAAGGTATGAAACATGGGGGGGGCGAGACACAAAAACCACACAACCAACAAAACACCCGCCCAAACAACCAAACAATCAAACACCCGCCCAACCAACAAAACAACCAACCAAACACCCGCCCAACCAACAAAACAACCAACCAATCAAACACCCGCCCAAACAACCAAACAACCAACCAACCAAACAACCAACCAAACAACAAATCAAACACCCGCTCTACACCACGCCCAGAGAAATTTATCTATGATGATAAAAGACTTCGTCCTGAAGATGAATCGGGGGGAAGGATTGCATTAATTGTTCTCTTTCTGATTGGTGGAACTTTTGGCGTACGTGCTGCACTATCATCGTTGTAATTATTTATTAAAATACTGATAACTCATTTGCGTCAAAAACTTGATTTTCGCTAAAATAGATTCCACAATAGAATTGCTCACAGAATCATATTTTTCTTTGATCAGAACAATATATTTCATGACTGGAACATTGTATTGCTGACTCAACCTTGTTTGTAACTCTTCGCTAAAGAAATAGTTGACATTATTATCCATAATATAGTGGTAGTATTGTTTGGTAATATATTCATACCAAGTTTTGATAAACAGTTTGATATTTGTCTTTTTCAGCAATAAATTTTTCTTGTAAAAATCGTTAAACTCTTTGTTTTTGTTTTCCAATTGTTCTTTTATCGTATTCAACAAGTCAAAGTAAATATCGACAAATGTTTTCATAATTTGCTTTTTCTGGGCAGAAGATTGAGACATTTTGTAGATAAATTGATTAAGATAATTGTTAATCAATTTGTCTTTTTAAATCATAATTCATTGTTTCTCTGTTGTTGAATTTGGTCTAAACTAATAGGCGCTGGTTTGTCACTTGCGTCTTCTGTTGGTGTATAAATTTGTTCGGAATGATTGTTTGTAGACTCAATCGACGCATAAGTATACATTTGTCGTGTTCCACCGTTGCCTTGCGCAGATAAATCATCGCTATTTGTATCCCAGAAACTAAATGAATCGCTAGATACTCCAAAGGAACCATTCGTTTCTGATTCTAAAGAAAACGCATTAGGTTCCATGTTTATTTTCTCTCGTTCATCTTGAATGCTTTTACTCATTGGCGCAAAATAGTCCATGATTTGACCACCTTTAAGTATTTCATAGTTTGGCATAATACACAATGTTGGAACGCATGTAATCATTGGCGGTAATGGCATCGTTTGCTGTGGATTTAAATAAATGTGCGTAATATTATTTTCAACATATCGGTTATCAATGCAAATTAACTGAACTTTGTCAAGGAGATTTTTCTGTTTTAGGTTTGTTAATAATTCCTTACTATGAGCACAAAGTTCGCTAAAAAACAACAAATGTTTTGTATTTGTCTTGTTCAAATTATTTTTGTTTGGCATCATATTCATATTTTTGTTGTTATTGCTATTCATGAAGTGTATTTCAATATGATTTAGTGTATACTTTTTTTTGATGATATAAACTAAAAAATTGAATTAAAAATAAAGTCTAAATTTATATAACATACAACCATGAGCGTTCTAGTTGAAAACATTGTTGAATACGACGGAAAGTTGACATTCAATATGCGAGAAGTAGAAACTTGCGTTGCGAATTCGCTTCGTCGAACCTGTTTGTCTAATATTGAAACTCTTGTTTTCAAAGGATTTCCGCATTATGAAAGTTCAATTAATATTATTAAAAATACTACTAATTTCAACAATGAGTATTTGAAACATCGCATTTCGTGCATTCCTATTATGAGCAACCAAAGTGCTAATTTTGAACAATTCAAAGAAAACTATAAAATTGTGGCGCATGTAAAAAATGAAAAGGGTAATCAGGAAAAGAAATATGTTACAACAAAAGACTTTGTTCTTGTAAACAAACAGAACAATGAACCGGTGCAAAGCGATTTGAAAGATTCGTTGTTTCCGCCTGATCCGATTAGCGGAGAACACATATTGGTTTGCGTTTTGTATCCAAACCATAATTTGAGCGATAATGAAGTAGAAGAATTGAAATTTGAAGCCGAATTTGAAATTGGTTGTGCACAAGAAAATTCTTGTTGGAATGTTGTGCATAATTGCACGTATGAGTTTTTGCGTAATGAACCTGAAATATCCAAAAGAGCAAATGCTATTGAAGACAAACAGGAAAAACGAGACTTTGAAATTCTTGATGCACAACGAATTTACTATAAAAACGAGTATAAAATGTCAGTTGAGAGTTTAGGAATATTTACAAATCGTGAACTGATGGCAAAGAGTTGTGAATACATTGTAAATAAATTAAATTTGGTGATTCAGTATACAAAAAATCATGAAAATGCCAATGTTCAAACAAAAGAAGAATACATATCAGCATCAAACGACGGGACAAAATCGGCAGAAGAGATTGAAGAATATCAAAATATGTATTGTAACATTTATACAGAGGACGATTTCTTTGTGCTTGAGCTAAAGGAGGATGATTATACGATTGGTAAATTGATTGAAGTTTATTTATATAGTAGTTATAAAGCAGATCTTGATTTTGTCGGATTCAAAAAGAATCATCCGGTTCAACCAGATGCTCATATTTACATTCACTATAAAACAGAACAATCACAAAAAAAAATTATATTTTCCCACATAAAAAATACCTGTCTATATATCCAACAAATATTCAAAGAAATACACTCTTCATTTATCGGGAATTAGTAATTAAAAATTAAAAATTAATAAATAATCTCATTCTTTATATAAATTATGGAAAACAGAAATCTAAATAATTCTTTGTTTTATGGTAATATTGTCAAATTGGAATCAGTAAGTAAAGAATTATTGAACGATACATTATTTTTTGTTGATTACATTGATGAATCAAAATTAAAACTCGTGTCAGAAAATATGGAAACGCAGATTTTTCATTTGAATGAAAATGGTGGTGTTGATAATATTGACAAAATACTTATTGTCAACCAACAAGAAGATGGCTATTGCGTTATAAATGGTCTCTTGCCTGGTAAATTAATAAAAATAAATTTTGCCAATGAAGATGCATTTATTCAGGGTGAAATTAGAAAACTAGAAAATGATATGATTGTTGTAAAAACTCAGGAAAATGAACTATTGTATATTGATTTTGAATATTCTGGACTTCTTGAAAAATACAATATTGAATCCATTGACGTTATCAAAAGTTACCAAAGTTATCAAACGGGTGAATATGATATTGTGGATACCGGAAACAACGCAGAAATTGCGACAATGTTGTCACAAGATGGAAAAGGACAAACAATGTATACAATTGAACAACAAGTCAATGATTATATTGAGAAAAGCAAGTCTACTTCAAAGAACAAAAAAAAGGTCATTACAGAAATTGAAAAATACAAATTACTTTTGGAAGAATATACGGCACTAGATTCGGGAATCAAGATCAAACAAATTCCAAACAATCAAATTCTTTATTCTATATTTGATTTGAATCCCAAAGTAGTCAATCTTTTTTCATCTTATTTGCACAAAGATCTATTTTACAATCCCGAGAAAGTTGGAAATTATGAATTTGATAGCATAGATACAGAAATTTCAAAATGGCAATATAGTGTTATTGGTAAGGGCAACGCTTCATTGGAAGATTTTTCGGACCATAACAATCTTACACAAATCAATACAAAAATTAAAAATTACCATAAGAAAATTCGTCTTCAAACAGAACAAAATATTGCGCTCGTGAACAAAGTAACCCGTTCCAATAATATTCCATTTTTCTTTTCAATTGGAAAAGAGGGAGAAATACAAGTGATACCGTATGATAATGTTCGTGCTGAAAAAGGAGAAAAGCTTATTTTGAATGGTCTCGTGTTCAAAAATTTACCGTCCATCTACAAAGAAATGAATGTTCATCATTCAAGTAATCTCCTATCTAAATCATTACAGAATCTTTATGTTCGCTATGAAAAGACACCTAAAGCCAAAATATTGAATGGCGATGTTATGAAGGAAAAAAGTTATTTTGATAATAAACGTGCCACATTTTATGAATTTCAAGAAGACAAAACATTCAAAGAATATATTGAAGACCTTGATTTTGGGTTGAAAGATGTCTATGAAAAACTATTTGACAGAAAAGAAGTGTCTATGTTTCAATGTGTCAAAAAATTGGCATTGTTCAACATTTCCAAAATGAATGTTACAGACCATGCATTTATTCAAAAACTTGTGAGAGAAAATATTAGCGTAACAAAAAAGGCAATTAATGAACAAAGAGCGCATTTTATTAGAATGAATAAGAGACCAGACAATTACGAATATGTTCCGCATGAAAATATGTATGAAATTGTAAAAAATTCTTATTTGTCGGGTAAAAAATCAAAAACAGGTGACGTTTCTTATCAGATGGGTGAATTATTAAGAATCGCAAGCATTGATAATATGGAACTATTGTTATTTGAATTGATGCAATTAAATCGTACAAATACCATTGATTTTGATGATGAAGATGTAGATAATTACATTCTGGATTTACAAGCTCAATTAAATGGCGAGATATCCAAAGATATTGATAAAAATCGCGTTGATTACCATAAATATTATAGAACAAAAAATGAAATGCTTCGTGATACAAATAAAATAATACTCAAAAATATTAACAAGAATGAAAATGGCGAGGTTGAGCAATACGATCCAATTCAATATTGTTATGAAAACGTGATCAACGGAGCAAAATTTGATGGTGATCTAAATAATTTTGTGAAAGAGTTAGATTTGTTATTAGAAATTATGCATAATCAAAATGATAAATTTGCTGAATTTGAGGAGGCCTTCAAAAACGAAGCAGATCGTGACAATATTTTAACTGTTTTAGTTAAACTAATTCAAAATTCGCAAATTCGTCAAGACGATAAATGTTACGTAGAGGAAGAAAAGAAATTTTATATATATGATGGGGATAAATGGAACAGTGCGGAAGAAACAAATAGTTCGCTGGACAAAAAGAAATTTCTCCAGGTAAAGAACTCTATTGACGAATTTGAAGATATCAAAACTAGAATTATTCATGAGTCTGTGATTAAATATGCCCAAAAAAATGAAAAGGATACTGATAAAAAAGATGAGTTTTTCAGCGAAAAAAAGCGAAATAAAATGATGAGTAAACTGAAAAACTTGAAAGAAAACAAGTTGAGACGACTTCTCAAATACAACTCACAAAAATATGAGTATCAACAATTATTTGACAATCTAGGCTACGAAATCTTGCAAGATTATTCACCTCATACAAATCTCTTGCACATTATTCTCGGCGTTGATGATTTAGAACGAAAATACAGTTTGATCCAACGATTTATATCTTTATATGCGATTGATAATGGTGATGAAAAATGGTTTTATTGTGTTTCTACAAACATTAAATTGATACCTAAATATTTGCAGAAATTAAGTGATGCCTACTTGTTATATAACAATCATGATAGTATGATAAAAGAAATTTGCCACCTTGAAGGACATTTGAGTGAAGAAGGTGATGCGTGGATCCACAAAGAAAGTGGATTTGTTATCAAGAAGATAGACTTTGATACGAATTATGGATATGATGAAAATGGTTTCAAAATAAAATTGGATACTGTCGATGGCATTGATAATATTGATGATGGCGTTGTTGATAAAAATGACGAAACTGTCACAAAATCTGAATTTAATTCTTCAACTACTGGCAAAACGGGACTTGTCAAACCTCAAAGAAAACCAAATAAGCAATTGATGAAACTTATCAAAGAATTAACGCCAATCATGATGCGCGACTTGGATGTGAAATTCCGACACAATGATGATACTAGTTTAATATATGCAGTCATAGAAGAAATATTCCACGAATCTTCACAACATCCAAAGTTTAAAAGTCTTAGTATAAATGGCACTGTATATGTTATCACATCAATGATTCTAATTTACGTGCAATGTAAAAACGTTGCTGTTGGGAAATCATATGCATCATGCAACATGTCTTTTTCTGGATTTCCATATGAACAAGATGAAACGTCATTAGACGGAATTAAATACTTGGCTTGTTATCTTCATACGAGACTAGATCCGGACAAGAAAAATAATTCTGGAAAAAAACAATTGTCAGATTTGGTGATTAAGATTTTCCGACAATTTTCTTCGTTGAAAAAGACAGAAGAAATAATTGCCAATGATATTTATGAACACATAAAATTATTCTTTTTGAAAAATGTTTTTGTGAAAGATATGATACAACAAAAGAGAAATTTTGAAAGTAAGAATCCAAAAGCAAATTTTGTTTCTCCACCTCCATCAATGTTTAAACCGGCTCTTTTGGAAATTTCAACACAAAGCGCAGATGATGAACACGGATTCAAACATAAAAATGATACTGTGTTAGACAAGCATGAGAAACAAAAAAGGGAGATGGAAATGATAAATCTCAAAATTGAAGAAGAAGTAAAAGCGTCGATTAAAAAGGAAGAACCTTTACTGAAAAGTCACTACAACGAACCATTCTTAGTAAACTATTGTTGTCAAGACAAAGAATTGGCTGTAAAATCATTGGTGAAATCTGAAATTGATAAATCTCAATTTTCCAAATTAGTAAATAGAAGTGATCAAATGTTTCACGAATTATCCGAAAAAGAGTTCAGACATTTCAAAGGAACAACATTGTTGGTTCCGATTACTGATAAAAAAGAAGAAGAAATTAGTGTTGCGCAAACATACAGCAATGAATCATTGTATTCTTTCTTATCAGGATTGTTGCAATTTGAAAATAAAGACAAACATGCCCCCGAACATTTGAAAACGTTGGCGAAGGAATATAATCTTGAAGATTTAGATGATAATTTCTATGCTGAAATGGAAGAAATCGGTAAAAATGGTGACGTACAAAAGAAAATAAAATTATTAGAAAAATACGATATTGAAATCAATTCTTCGTTTATGAATAAAGTTTTATCACAGCACCATAAATATCAATACGATGAACAAAAAAAACGCCAAGAAATAGAATCCGAGAAATTACGACTAAATAAGAGTAACAAAACCAAAGTATTATCAGATTTTGAATTTGATTATCTAACCAATATTGAAGCTAATGAGAAAAATCTAGGTTTCCGCAACAACGATTTCCTTCTTGGAAATAAAGAGGCTACAGCAGCAAATAATGTAGATGCGGTATCTCGTGCGATTGATGCAGAAGAAAATAATAAAAAAGCACCTGATCATGATAATGTATCTGACAAATTTGAGAAAGAGCTCGAAATTTTATCAAGAAATTACAAGAAGTTCATGTCAAATCACTTTAACAAATCAAACCATCGTTCTGTGAAAAACGGCATGAATACACTATTGAATAATATGAAAAATGGTGCTTATTTAGAGAAAAAAGACAACGAGCAATTTGAATTATATATGAAACAGTTATATAACATTAACTATCAGTTGATTGCGTTTATTCCTGGACTTTTGTTCAATAACAATTTCTACAATGAATCTGGATTTCAGCAATTTAATTTTGCGGACGCTCACATTGAAGATTTGAAGAAACATCGCCAAGATTATAGAAACGGGTTTAATAAAATTCCAAACGCAAGTGAAGAAACAATTAATATTTTACAGACAATTTCCAATTATAAAGATGTGCTATATTTGAAATCATTTAACGAGAAAAGAACAAATAAATATTCATTTTTGTTATATTTGTTATATAAATTATTGAACCATTACACTAAATTAACAGAATCAATTGATGTTGTAGTAAATATAAATTTTGAAATTGCAAAAATGGTTCTGGAATACATGAAAAATACATCGTATAGTTACGAAAAAATGATGATAAACAATAATCAATCAAAACAATCTGAGAAATCTATCAAGACAGAAGCCCTAAGAAAAATGAGACCTCAAGAAAGAGAAGCAGAGAAATACAAAATGGCTGCCAAATTAGGAGATTGGTCTTATGGTAACCAGAGCCGTGTGTTTAAATATTATAAGCAGTTTTACAATGAAGATACAGAAAGAGCAAATGAAATTAAGAATATTGCCAAGGAATTGTATGCGGAAACAATAACTGATGGAGATAATGATCTATATAATGGCTCACAATTTGAGAATTCTTTGACCGATATGATAAATAATGAAGAAGCGCAAGATATAACACTGGTAGGAGATGAAGATGGCATTGTTCTTGATAATGAAGGGTGTGAAATAGATGATTACGAATAAAAGAGTAAAAAAATATATAAATATATAGTAAAATGCGTGTAGATAAACTATACCTATCCATATTTCTTTTTGTTTCGTTATATTCAATCATCAATATTATACAACCAAACGCAATATACAATCATCAACAAAACTCATTAAGACCATTCGGCGTTGGATACAAAAATACAACAATTCTCTCTTTGTGGCTGGTAAGCATTTTATTAGCCATTCTTAGTTATTTTATTGTAATCTATTATTTCAATATTATGAACATGTGGTTTTGAGTATGACACAATATTACTTTTTGCTTGACCGGCAAAGTGGACAAGTATTTTCTGAATTAGCATTTTGCCACCCAATGTAGCAAGACCCGCAAATTCCGTGATGGGTATTTTTGCCTTTTAATTCACAATTATAGTAGTGTTTCAATGTTGTTTTTTGATAACAAATATTACATTCTTCATAAAACGTAGTGCTTGTTATCAAAGAGCGTTCAATATCATATTGGCTGGTATTTTCTAGGCAAATGTAAAATGAATAACATCTTGACTGAAAGCGAGAATTGATAAAGTCTTCCATATTAGTATTATTTTTGGTATTTTCATCTTGCAATTGAATCAGATCCGTAGTATGTTCGCGGTCATTGACATGAAAGATTGAAAAATCTAATGATGTTCCCATCAACATTTTCAAATAATCCATGTATATCTGAAAATAAATATCAATGTCAAAATTGTAGTGAGGAAGGCGGAAGGTTTCGCCATTATGTTCAATCTTGAATAATGATATTGAATTGTAATTGCCATGATTTTGTATCATAGTTTCTGGAACAGAATGAATTTTGCTATAAAACTGGTTGATAGTGTCGGACATGATTACATGAACTCTTACCTTTCTCTTTTTTGGTTATTGTTATTTCAATTTTTTTGGAATTTATCATTTAAGTATCTCCTAAACTCATCTTTTTTAACTGAGAAAGCGTTACAGTGTTCTGCTAAAATTGTGTTGTAACTTATTAACATTGTAATGATTCCTAATAAGTAATGCCATATTCCTTCTCCAATTGTCTCCTTAAGATATATGTATTGCTTGAGCAGCTTTTGATTTTCATCACCAGATTCAATGCCGATTGATTGTAATTGTCTTTTTGAACTTTCTTCAATATTTTCATCTGCATCAAGAACAATTTCATTCAAAAGAACTTGGGGAGATTTCTCATACAATTGGTAAATTTCGGATACCCCTGTAGTTGGTTTCAATTTATCTGCAATTACTGATTTTAAGCCACACAAATCAATCAAATACGAACCGATTGTATTTGAAAAACACCTGTTCCATCCAGGAAAAATTGTAATAATAAATATTCCAATTGAATAAATAAATGTGAAAGGTATCACTGTCGCATAAAATGCTATTTTGTAATTTCTCTTTCCGCATATAATTTGCTCTTGAGTTGCCGAAATATTTGTAATATAACTAAACATGAAAAATAAAACAACAAATGCAAAAGTAGAAACTGTTTTTAATGGATTAATCTTTGTATCTGGTGATTTAACACTAGAATAAAATACAAATGCTTTGATGAGAAAAAATATAATTGTTATCAAACTGAAAATGATAATACTTGTATTCACATGTTGTTTGAATGATTCTTCATTCTTTTTATTGCTCATGATTAATATATAGTATATAATTATTTTAGATTTTCAATGTTTACTTTTTAAAAAAATATAAAAATATTTTATATGTATCCTAAATTGGTTGAACACAAAATAAAAAGTATTGTAAACACAAATCTACGTTATTGTCATAATATGAAAATGAAGTATTACAATTTTATTTACAATATTTGTTGTTTTCTATTGATTATTTTTACAATAGGTATAATTTTATATTTCAAATACAAGAACAAACAAGACATCTCTGGACAAAAAACAAAAGAAAATAAAAAACGAGATTATATTTTGTACAATTTAAGAAAATTTCAAAATATGAATAATAGAGAAATAGGAACAATTAATTCCTATTGATATTATATAAACCATGAATCAGAATGAAAACAAAAATGCTACCGACCATAGTGCTAACTTAGAAATGTTCTTTTCGCGAAAAATGGAGATTGACAAAATTAACCGGAAAATAAAAAGGCATGAGAAGGTATCCAAGAAAAAAAGAGAGAACCAACTCTCTTTTGATTATGACAAAAAAGAATTCCGTTTAGTAGATTCGAATTATGTTGCTGCTGTATCACTTAAGAGAATAGAGAAACAGAATACAAAAGACCTCATGGAAAAATACAAGTCTATGATAAACAAAAATAAGAAAAGTATTCTTAAAAAAAAATATGAGCTTTTGTTTGAGTACAAAAATATTGAAGATTTTGAATCAATTTACAAGGACTCTATACAACCTCAAGAATCTTACATTAAAATGCACGAAAAGACACTTGAAGACCACAAGAAAGAGACACAAGAAAAAGAAAACGCATACAAAGAATCGCGAGAAAACATTTTAAAACAACAAGAGCCATACGAAATTGAATTAAAGAGTGGGGAAGGCGAAAATAAAAGTATAAACAAGGCTGAAAATATGAAAGGATACATAGAACAACAACAAAGACTTTATGAACTAAAACATAGTAATATTCTAGAAGGTGTTAAAATTAGTGAAAGAGAAGTTACGAAGCTTTAATTGAAAATTCAATATTTATCATACGTTTTCCAAACACTATCTCTTTCGTGATTGTACGGTCGCGTTTTACATTTTGGATCTTGTTCTACAAGATTTATGGAAGTCCTTTTATGGCGTGTTTCTTGACTTTTTTCTGGAAAGTCGTCATGGGTCTCTGTTACAGGTTCATTCATGATCATAATTTTTTGCGAAACAATGTCATAATCAATATATGTAAGATTTGATGTCTGATTTTGTGCGAGTCTTAAAAAGTCATTTGCCAGATTCATATTCCACGCTGATTCGTAGTTTTCAAATGCTTGTTGTAAAATCATTTTTGATTGGTCGGTTTGATAACGCCCGCCGTCAATTGTATTTGTCAAATAATAATGTTTTACATTTTGTTCATAAAACATTATCAACGTATCCATATAAATTTCACGTTCTAACATCTTGTCCACAAAATATTTAAGGTTCATTTCCTGTAATTTTTTACCAGTCTCTTCTTTGACAATAGATGCCAGTGACATCAACGATTCAGAAACAAATATTGTTCCTTTCATCATATCTATCTGAGTAGCTGTTTCATATTGTTTAGGTATTTCATTTCCAAACATCATTAATAGATTGTTATAATTCGGCATACTTTTGTCAACGATGCTTTGACCTTCAATCAATTCATCTTCGATTTCTTCAATGCGAATTTTTCGTTCCAAGTCACGTTTCTCTTTTTCTCTTTTCATCTTGTTTAACTTGTTCTCATGTGAATCTTCAATAAACGAAAGAGAATATTTCCATGTAGTCTTGGCACCTTCAACAACATAGGAAACACCACTTTCAAGTAGTATTGCACCTTGGTTTGTGAAAATATTCAGCTGATGTAAAAGAAATGAGGTTGATAAAAGTAAGAACGTTACCGAGAATATTTTCATCATTATAATCAAAATAATTGTTTTCTTATATAAGTTTTCATATTCTACTTCAATTTTATAAAATAAACATATTATATATAAATAAATGAATTTAACAAAATATATCAACTTTAAAGCATTTTTAATTAGTTTTTCAGTAGGATTATTGTATATTTATTTGACAGATGATTACAAAAAAGTAATTATAGTTTATCCCACGCCAATGAACAAAGACAAAAAACTATACATTGATAAGGCAAATAATTGCTTTAAATATAATCTAAAAGAAGCATCATGCTCATCAAATAAAGAAGATTATGTTAATATTGAAGTGAATTATTAATATATTAGTTTATTATATACAGTTCTATTTTTAATTATGAAAGAAATAAAACAAATGTTAAAATCTGATAAAGGAGTTCTTCTCTTTTCGATCGTTTTAGGACTTGGATTTGCTGGACTATTCAAAATGAGTTGTGATTCTAGATCTTGTTTAATTTATAAAGCACCTGATCTTCACGATAAAAGACAAATCAAAGTCAATAATAAATGTTATGATATCTCAGAAGAAATGGTTGATTGCGACAATGAAGATGAAAAAGTCAAAGAGAAAATTCTAATGTAATGTAATGAGTTTGTAAATAGTTTATAAATTCATTACTAATAATATAAATAAACAAAGATTGAATATGGAAAAGACAACAAATATTAGCGAGTTGCCCATTAAATCCAACATTCCGCCAATTGATAGTTCAGAAATGGAAGACAAACTTCAACCATCAACCGAGCAGTTTGCAATTGACCAAAATGTCATTCACACTCAGCCAGAAAAACGTGTCACATTTTCAGACGAAGAACAAGGAATGAAAAATTCTGAAAATAACAAAAATGTGGCACACAAAAAAGAGTCCGATTTATTCACACTATCTAACGAGTTCAAGTTGATTTCACTGGCTTCTCTAATGTTTTTTATTTTCATTGATAGTAAATTCAAGAAATACATTATCAACATATTGACTCAAATTTTTGGAGAGTTCATAAAGACTGAAACTGGTGGCACAAGTAATATCGGGAATATGTTTTATGCGCTTACGTTTGGTGCATTGTTATATGTATTTACAATATTTGTAGATTATACATCGCTTCAATTTGATTTTTTTCTGTAATTACGACAATACAATATACACGCGATAACTTTTGTCGGGATCCATGGATGACCCATTCTCAAAGCTGTTTCCATAGTTAATAGTATAATTTATGTAAACAACTACCGCATCTCCAGGAGAAAACTTCAAGTTTACAGTCAATTGCGGAGAATTAGGATTATTTTGTTGTGCAAGTGATATATCTGTTTCTAGAACATTCAAACGGTCTTGATCTTGAAGGACGATTTCAAACAATCGCTTTCCAATAGAATAATAGTATTCGTAAGTATTGCCACTTATTTCAGAAAATAATTTCGGCGGTTGTTGAACCAATTGATCGAATAATGTTTGAATTTGTGCTTCAATAGCTTCATTTTTAGAGTCTATGTTACTGAAAAAATGATTACTTCTTGGGACAGTATCCATGACTAAATTTTGTCCTGCTTCCCAAAGAATATGACGATGAACATCCAGTTTTAACGATTGGTCAATATAAAAATTGTGCGGTTCTTCTCCGGATTTTCCAACAACTACATTTGATTTTGAAAAATTTATATTGTCAGCAACATTGTTATTTTGCGAAAATCCATAGTAAACATTATCCACAGTTAAATTGTTAATATTGCTGACATCAAACGTGATTTCAAATAAATGATTGAAATTTGAAACATCAGTTACAATATACGATGCAGCATCAGAGCTAGGTAATATAGATGGTATACTCATTTATATTACATAGATTTTTTATCGGCTTGCTTTTTATCAAAAGATTCCAACATCTTTTCAATATCTACTTTTTTCAGAGAAGAGAGAATTACCTTGTAAATAGAGTTCAATATTTTGCGCTCTGTTTTTTCGTTGATAATCGGAATATCAATATCTTCGTTCAACTCGCGTATCAAATGCTTTTTAAACTCATCGTTATCCAATAATTCAATGTATAATTCGTAATTTTTAGAAAGCGTTTCTTTCACCAAAGTATTCATTTTATATTGTCTATATATAAAATTTATTTGCGATGAAAAAATGGGCTATCTTTTTAGTTATTTTACAAACTTCTACTTGTCAGCAAATTTACAACTATTATGAATTAGCAGTCCAAAAATGGTGTTCTGACTCGTATATGATACATGGATTATGGCCGCAAATTGACGAAGACCATTACCCTACATATTGCGAAGAAGTTGAATATAACGAACCCGACGAAGAATTATTGGAATCTTTGCAGCAAATATGGAAAGGTTGTGATGATAGTTTATGGAGTCATGAATGGAAAAAGCACGGTTCATGTATGAAAGCTCAAATTAATATTACAGAAAATGACTTTTTTAACATAACAATGCAATTATTTGAGTCATACAGCTTCTTATTAGATATTAACTGTAACACTAAAGATGATAATTGCATTATGGGTTGCTTTGACTTGGAGTATAATAAATTAGATGAGTGTTGATTTATTTTCAACAACTATATATATATATATAACATTGACCTATGAAGAGTAAAGTCAGAAAGTCTGGAAAAAGGAAAACTCTCAAAAGAGTGAGTAAAAAGGCAGCAACTAAAAAGACAACCAAAAGACAAAACAAGCTATTGAATCATAAAAATAAAAATACTAGGAAAAACAAAAAGGGGGGAGACGCGGCTTCTGTGGCAGTTCCGATTGCTGCTGCTGCTGCCATGATTGCTGGATTGGCATATAAAAGTCAAGAAAAAAAAAATAATAATACCAAGCCTCCCCCTCCCACCATAACAAAAAAATATAGGTGGACTACTACTACTAATAAGTCTACTAATAATCCTACTAATAAGTCTACTAATAATCTTACTAATAATACTACTAATAATGCCTCATCTATTTCTGGTTCTGGTTCTCAACAAATTAACGATAAAGAAAAAAAAGAAAAAGAAACACTAGCTGGTATAATATCATTTCTTAATGAAAAACTAACAGACCCAATTATGGAAGGCTCGAGTGAAGGGGACCCCGGTATGTTAAATATCATAGAAAAATACAACTTACATAAAAACGAAAATGATAAATTATGGAAAGAAATACAACAAAATATACAGGGAGAAGAAAAAATAACGCTAGAACAATTAGATAAAATAATTCAGAATTACATAAACTTATCAAAGGTGGACAGTGATAAATAATTCAATTACCCATTTTTTTCTTCTTCTTTTTACGCGTCTTATTTTTGATGCGCGGCGAATATTTGAAAAACCACTTTTGATATTCCTTTGACGTTTTGTTTTTACTATATTTTTTATATTTTGAGCTACGTTCTTTCAACACATCTTCTTTGTCTTGTTGCTTCCCATAGCAAGGTAAATTGAATCGCTTTAGTTTATCTGGTATTGCTGAAACATGTTCATATTTTTCAAGAACATCACTGTAGTTACTGACAACGTATTGCAGTTTGTCAATAACTTCTTTGATAACCGTTTTATTCATAGGTACATCATTAATCAGCAAAAGACTAAAATAAAGATTCAATAATGTATCAATATTTCCCACATTTATTTCACGTCTTTTGAATTTAACAACATTGTAAGAAAGACATGAATTTGTAGCAAATATTATCCCAATCACTTTTCCATTAAAAGACAAATAGCAATAATTATCTACAAACTTGTAAACGGATTTTATTTTTTTAATTTCTAACCCTTCTATTTGTTTGTCTTTTAAACCCTTGATTGTTTTGGGCAAGTTGTCAGTATACATAATAAACATATCTGTAAAATCTTTCTTGTATTTCAAGCCAATTTTCATATATTTGTGCATTAAACGAATTGTAATATCAAAATTACAGAACACCATTTTATTTTTACGGAAATGATCAAATAGCTCTTCGTATACTTCTTTCATTTCAGAATTTGTCAGATCAAGTTTGTCTTCGTAATAAGACGTCAACTTGTTTTTGGTCAAAATTGGGAAATAATTATTCAACACTTGAAGGCGTGAATATACCTTTTCCCATCTTGAAATATCACCTAACGGTCGCGCCAACTCTTGATGCAAACTCATGCGCAGAAATTCTGGCGGAGTGTATAGCACATTGTCTTTTTTGATATTATGATGTAACAAATAATCATAGAATCCTTGATCTACTTGAGTAATATCTGCTATTGCCACAAAATTTACAAACACCTTATATGTTCCATGGATAAAAGCATTTTTACTTTCTATACTATGAACGTTTTCCTTTGTAAAAATATTGCACAGCTCTTTTGCGTCTTCAATTGCATTTGGTGAAAAAAAGTCATAATCTGGGATATCTGTTTCGTAATTATAAAACTGCTGTTCTTTTGGCAAAATATCATTAATTGCGGTTCCTCCGTAACAAATAAGTTTCTTGTCAATAATAAACTGACGAACAATATTAAGGACTTTGTCGTTTACATGGCGTTTTTTCTGAATTTTTTTACGCTCTAATTCATTTTCCTTGATTGAATGTTTCAAATAATCAGAGTTCATTAATTAATATAACTATAGAAATTAAAGCAGGGTCTTCTCAATTGAAAAATTAGTTGCGTCGGACATATTATCTTTATTGCATTCTATTTTGTTATTTGCATTCAATGCACAAAATTTATTATTTGAATCGTTTCTTAATTTAAACTTGTCGGCGCCAGTTCGCGAGATTTTGAAATAACTTGTATTTCCAGGAGCATTCACATTACAATATACAAGATCATCTTCTGCCGATAAATCGCATATTTTTTCTTTAATTGTTGTTTTAAAGTAGTATTTTTCTGAATCATCTGGACTTTGATAAATGTTAAATAACTGATAGTTGCTATTTGATACATCCCCACAAATCACTGGGTCTGTATCATTGCCTGAAGGATCATAGCATATTTTATTATCATCTACAGTCTTTATTTTATAGGTTAACCTAGGAACAAACATAGAATCACCTGTGATTGTCGTGTCTATTAAAATATCTGGTTTTTTAATCATTGGAGAAGTAACGTTTTGTGAAGATGAACCTATCTGAGAAACAAAAAAGTCATTGTAAACATTCAAAAATGAGTCAAACCTTTGGTAATTCATGCACATGAACTGAATGCCATTTGACGCAGCATCTGAAAAATCGTAGTTGCTGTTATTTATTTCACCCTTTCTGGGAAAAGATGCCACCATTTTTCTGTTGGCGAGTCCTTGGAATGAAATATAATTATCTTCCATAATTTCATCACTACGGACAATTTCAATACTTTTCTCGTCAGTTGACAGCAAATCAGTAATCTCATTCAATTTACTTTTCTTGAAATTTTTGCTATTCCCACTATGATCATTCAATGTAATAAATATGAAAACCTTGTTTTCACATTGTTCTATTGGTAAGTTCGCAATAATTTGCTCTCGTGAATCATCGTAATCATTGTAGAATATTTTTTGATTTTTGGTAAATAGTTGATTATCCTTATCGAACACATCAATCAATATATCATGAACTTTATCATAAAATTGTCTCTTTTCTTCATTTTTCTTATTTTTTTCTATTGAAGCGTAATTGAGTTTCAGGTGAAGAAACAAAGGAAAATTCTTTATGTCACTATCACTAGGCGATTTCAAAAACTTATCGTTTATTTGTTTCATACCTTTGTCAAAATCAATATAGTTATATGTGGTTTTCTGGAATAGGTCATCGTTGTGGTTGACAGCAATAATTGGTAGTTTGTTCAAGGAAAAAATTTGCATGTCCAAAAATCTTACTCCCGATTTTGCACAATTATTGAGAGCACACACATCAACATAATCATTTCTAAAAATTCCACTACAAAAACAATTATATGCACTTTTGAAATAAAAATCTTTTAACTTACAATTATAATTATTTGAAGGACCACTCTTGAAATAATTTGCGTTTCTTAATTCATCGAATGAATAGAATGTGAATGTTTGAGAATTATTTTTGATAACTTTGCAGTTTTCTTTTTCCAAGTTTATTTTTCTTGATATGTAAATCAAAAATATTAATACTAAAAATGATAATATGATGAAAGAACCATTTTTTTCAAAAAAAGATGTAGTGTATTGTGCAATCTTGTCTCCGACTTGATTTGTTTCTACCATACTTAAAATATATGTATAAATAAAAAATTAAAATAAATATCTTATAATATTAATAGTAAAATGCCAGGTGGATTGTTAAATCTAATAGCATATGGAAATCAAAATATAATTTTAAACGGCAATCCAAAGAAAACCTTTTTCAAAAGTGTTTATATGAAATACACTAATTTTGGGATTCAAAAATTTAGATTAGATTATCAGGGTACTCGGGACATTGACCCAAATAATGACTCTGTATACGTATTCAAAATACCAAGGAACGCGGAACTATTATTGGATTCTTATCTATGCTTTACATTGCCTGATATATGGAGTCCAATATGGCCACCGACAGAAGTGGGAGATATCTGGAAGCCATATCATTTCAAGTGGATAAACAATATTGGAACTTCATTGATCAAAAATGTCAAGGTCATGATTGGCACTCAAATTATTCAAGAATACCCAGGGGAATACATTCGCTGCGTAGTAGAAAGAGACTATAGCGAAGATAAAAAGAAAATGTTTAATACGATGAGTGGAAATATTGTAGAAATACACAGTCCAGAAGTATATAACGTGCAATTTGTAAACAACTATCCAAATTCTATTTACAGAGAAACTGACCAAGAACCGTCTATCAGAGGAAGAAAAATTTATGTTCCACTAAATCCTTGGTTCATGAACAATACACAAATGTCCATACCATTAGTTGCGCTACAATACAACGAAATTACAATTGAAATAACACTCAAACCGATGAAAGAAATGTTCACTATTAACAATATTGATGAAATTGACGATTTAAACGACAGTTATTCTACCAAAATAGATAACTTGTTCACACGAATACAGCCAAATTTTAGTAACGACCGACACTCGTTGTATCGTTTTCTCCAACCACCACCCTCTGTATATCTTGAAGCAAGCAACTATAGCAATAAAATTACAAATTGGAACGCAGATGTTCATTTAATTGCGAACTACTGCTTCTTGACCAAGGAAGAGAGCAGTGTATTTGCGCTGAACGAACAAAAATATTTGCTCAGAGACGTAAAATACAACGTCCACTATAATTTGGCTGGCTCAAACAAAGTCAAGATTGATACAAACGCACTAGTTTCTTCTTGGATGTGGTTTTTCCGAAGAAGTGACGCATTTGAACGCAATGAATGGAGTAATTATACAAATTGGCAAACTGTAGAAAAACCCTATACACTGTTGAAAGCAAGCGATACGGGTCAAACTGTAACATTCAGTGGCAGTTATACTAACGCAGTTTCACCTTCTGAAAATGTAATCTATTATGATAGCGATTCCGGTACCACCGAAATCAAATATGTGAACAATCTATTTACACCTCTATTTTCACAAGAAAATGAAAAATATATATTACAAAATTTTTCCATATTATTTGACGGAAAATATCGTGAAGTTAACATGGAAGCTGGTATATACAACTATTTAGAACCATATCGTGCATCCAGAATGAGTAGTGATATTGGTCTTTATTGTTACAATTTTGGTATAAATACAACAGACACTCATCAACCGAGTGGTGCCGTGAACCTTAGTCGCTTCAAAAAAATAGAGTTTGAAATCACAACAATAGAACCTCCGGTCGATCCATCTGCCGAATTTTTTACGGTTTGTGATGAAGCTGGTGAAATTATTGGCGTTTCAAAAGATCGCGACCAATATTTATACAATTACGAGATGCATCTTTTTGAAGAACGTTATAATATAATAAGATTTATATCTGGAAATGGCGGGTTGTTATTCGCTAGATAATATTTATAATAAAAAATAATAGTATATTTTAATATGAACATTTCTTTTAATGAAAAAGTTTTCGATAATACAATATCTGAGCTTGTGAGAGTTTTAAAAGAAATCAAAAACAATTCACCTGGCAAACTGAAAATGCTTGATGTTGAAAACGCAGTTGACACGTTATTGAATGACGAAGAAGTAAAGAAGAAAATTTCGCGTGAAGATATCATCAAATATACACTTCTTCTAAAAGATGAAATTAACAAAAAAAATTTTGGGATAGGTTACGTAAAATCCCGTGCTGACATTGTGAGAGATAGAAATAACATTTTGAGTTTTGTAACAAACAAAAGTAAAAAGTTAAAAAATCCTTTTGGTAAACTAACTTTTGATAAATTTGTAAAAATATTTTCAAAAACTATCCTTGATTTGTCAAAAGATATAGTTTTGTTATTCTTTTCCATTTGTATAGTAGCTCATTTAAGAATAAGATCATTCATAAACTCTTGCTATTTATATCCAAGTAATCCAAATAGATTTCCGTATGTATTCTACAACAAAGAGAAGAAAGAACAAAAACAAATTCTAAGTATTACAAATACTCAAATTGATACTCCTAGAGAACCTGTATTTGATAATATTCGAATAACTTACAATAACGACACATCTCATTCTATTGAAAAAAATAGTAAGATGATCAATGATATGTGTGGCGGAGATAGTGAAAATGAAAATGGAGAACAGTCTGAAAAAGACAACTTGCTAAAGTTTGCAATAAAAAAGCTACTTGGTGACCCTGATAAAAAAGAAAAACAAGAGTTTTACCCTTCTATTGAAAAAATTGTTCAGGAACTACACGGTTCTACATTTGCCGAAAAACTTGAAAAAATAAACGTATCCGCGAAAACCTTTATGGAAGAACATTATGAAAAGTTCTCCGACGAGTTAAGTATTTATTCTCTTTTCACCTACACAATGTATTTCAACACATTAAAAAATCGTGAAAATATTGGATATTTGCACAATAGTTTATTCAAATATTTGACAGCGTCTGAGTCTAGATTGAGTTTTGGCGCATTCACTATTTTGCTCTACAGTTTATTCAAAAACAATGTCAAAATATCAGAAAGATTTGTGAACAATGTTTTGGACAATTACAAAGAACGTTACGATGGTGGTGGGAAAATTCATCATATTTTTACCGCGCTATTTTCTTCTGTTTTAGCACCATTCGTAACGTTTTTGTTGATGTTATTGATAATAATGTATCCATTATCGTTATATAATTGTACAAAGTCTTACTTTAATTATGTTGAATTAACCAATCAACTTTCAACAAAACTAGTTTGTTACATTGGAATGGTTTACTCTGTTTTCGCATTAGCATTTTATGTGCTTGGAATGATAACGGCAATCTTTCCAGAATTTTTTGCATACATGGCGAAAGAATTGAAACACACTTTTGGAGGAAGCAGTGGCGGCGGAGGTAGCGGTGGCGGTGGTGGCACTTCTGAAAATGATGGAAACAACACCACTGGTGGGGAAACAAAAAAAGAGAAGAAAAAGAGAAAGAAGCAAGAGAAAAAAGAGAAGAGAAAGAGAAAGAAGCAAGAGAAAAAAGAAAAGAAAAGGATAAAGAAGGCGAAAAAGACTGAAAAGATGAAACGGAAAGTTGTAAGTCAAGAGGAAACTCGTAACAAACGTAAAAGTAAGAAAAATGAACAAAAGGAAAGATTGAAAGAAATGAAAAAGGGTAAAGAAGGAAGTAAAAAACGAAGGAAATATGATAAACAGAAAGCAAGAGTGAATAGAAGTCGTAAAAGAATAAAGAGAAAGGATAAAAAAATAAAGAAAAAAGGAAAGAAGGTTAGGAAAAGAGAGGGATTCGCAGGAGAAAAGGGGTGTTCTAGTTCGGGATTCTTCAAAGATTTCAATGTTGCAAAACTTTTTGGATTAATTCTACTTTCTATCTTGGGAATATTTGTTTTCTTCCCTGTAGTTATTCCATTTATTTGCGCGTTCATGTCCAGTTTTGGAATCGCATCTTCTTTATCTTTTGATGCCATCAAATTCATGGGCAATAATTTATGCTCTATCAAGAATTACTCATCAATAATCAAAATACTAGTATCAATCGTGTTAATACATCAAATACTTGACTATAATTCATATGGTAAAAAACATACAAAGCGGGTTACAATGATAATATATATTATCGTTCTTGTCATATATCTTGGCATTGAATCTTTAACAAAACCAACAGAAAAATATTTGGACAATAACTGTAAAAATAAATAATAATTTAATAATAGATAACTTAAATACATTTTCTTATTTTTGACCAAAATACACATGGGCAAAAATAAAAAAAATAAATCCAAACAAAAAGATGTTACAAACATGCCAAATGTTTCTATTTGCACACCTACATTCAACAGACGCCCTTTTTTTGAAGGATTATTGAAATGTGTTCAGTCACAAGACTATCCTCATAATAAAATAGAATGGATTATTATTGACGATGGTACAGATAAAGTAGAGGATATTTTCTTGGATGAAAAGACAAAATCAATGCTTGACGATATAAAGGTGAGATACTTTTATGTCGAAGAAAGAATGGATTTAGGAAAAAAGCGTAACTTGATGCATGAAAAATGTTGCTTCAAAGGCGATGAAGACATCATTGTATATATGGATGACGACGATTATTATCCTCCGGAACGTGTAAGTCATAGTGTTAAAAAACTTACGCAAGACAAAAAGGCGTTGTGTGGAGGAAGTAGTGAATTATTTCTATGGTTTAATGTGTTGAACAAAATGTATAAATTTGGTCCGTATGGTCCAAATCATGCCACTGCAGGCACGTTTGCGTTTAAGCGTAAATTATTGAAAGACACGTCTTATGAGAACAGCGCTGTATTAGCAGAAGAAAAGCATTTTCTGAAAAATTATACAATTCCATTTGTTCAATTTGACCCATTTAAAACGATTTTGGTTGTTTCTCACGAACAAAATACATTTGACAAGAAAAAACTGTTAAGTTCTCAAAACAAATTTGTAAAAGAAAGTTCGATTGATGTAAAACAATTTATTCAAGACAAGGAACAAAAGATCTTCTATGAATCTAAAATTAATGATTTGTTGAAAGATTATGAACCGGGTAATGTAAAAAACAAACCAAAAGTTTTAGAAGAAATCGCGAGAAGAGAAAAACAGCGAAAAGAGCAAATGGAGCAGATGCAAAAAGATCAAGATAATAAGCCATCTGGCATTTATGTTACAGATAATAGCGATCCCAAAAATCCAAAGCATCAACAGTTGTCCATGAAACAAATCAAAGAATATATGACTTCAAAGACAAATGAGTGTTTAATGTTAAAGCGAGAGATACAAAACCTGAAACAAGAAAACGAACTTTTAAAACAAAAATTAAAAAATGAGAACAATCCTTGAATAATTTATATTATGACTAATATATAACATGTCTATTACCAGAATATATAACTCACAATTTAGTGTAAAAGAGCCTGTTGATGGTAACAGTTTCAAATCAAAACACTCTTTTGATAACCGTTGCAAAGAATCAAAAAATATCATCACTAAATATCCTGACCGAGTTCCAGTAATTGTCGAAAAGCAAGAAACATCCGATGTTGTTGATATTGACAAGAATAAATTTTTAGTTCCATGTGACCTAACTGTTGGACAGTTTGTATATGTAATACGAAAAAGAATGAAAATGCCTCCTGAAAAGGCAATATTTGTCTTTGTAGATAATCATATTCCAATGCAGTCATCCCTAATGTCGTCCATTTATGATCAATCTAAAGACAAAGATGGATTTTTATACATCAAGTATGCCGGAGAAAATACGTTTGGTTGTTCAAAATAACAATTTGTATAATCGTTTTATTTCATTATCCAATAATTTAGTTTGACATTGACCCATTTTCAGTTGTTCAATGAGCTCTACCTTTTGAAGATTAAATTTGTTACACATGTTGATTATAAAGTTATGATTGGAATATTCGTTACTATATTTGGTAAGAATTTTCGTAAATATTATCTCATTGTCAGTATGTTTCTGCCAGTCTTTCTCGTGAAATTTGATATAATTGTTAATTACTTTCAGGAAAAATGTCATTTCATTGAACTGCCACAATTGACGCTGAAAAGAAACGCGGTCGTAATAATCGCCACTTACAAAATTCTCAAGAAACTTTTCATAGAATAATGATTCCTGTTCACCATAAAACATAATATTTTCATGATATACGAGGGAGACGATTGTTTTTTCACATATTTTAAAATAGTTTACATTTGGATTTGTTAGGAGTTCTTTACAGATTTCTTTGATGTTTTTGTCAACTTCAGTAGATGAAACTTGTGTTTCTATATAATGAATGTATTCTACTTGTGCTTCTAATTCTGTAACTTTCTTGTCGTGAACATTGATTCCTATGAATATGTATTTTATAGAGTCTGATGACGCAGTTGTAATTGATTTATTTATTTTTTTCATGTGTTTGATAATGATGTTGAGGATTTTTTTGTCGCTATTTTGAAGATAATCAATATTGTCAATGACAATGACTCGTTGATTTTTTTTCATTTTTAGCATATTGAAAATATTCTGATTCTTCAAAAGATCTAAAAAATACGACTCGCTTTTAATATTTTGAATGGAACAATATTGATATTCATAATCGTTGTCTTCCAAGTAATTTATTACACCTGTTGTTTTCCCAGCATTTGTCTTTCCATGTATATATATACTGTTGTATTTTGAAATAAAATCCATATTTATATAATTAAAAATGAATTATTTATATAAATTAGAATTACAATCAAATATTCGTCGAGTGACAGATTTGAGGATTGTTGGTTAATCCATCCCAATCGACGCCACATCCTTTAGCCCATGTTTTTTTCGCACATGCACCACTTGTTGGACCAATACCTGGCATGTTGTAACTGCTATCTGCAAAACTTTCTTCGTTACAACCAGAAATGGTGTTTGAGGCATTTCTACAAAATTCACCATATTCATTGTAATCTATTTCATAATTATCAGGACATTTTGATATGTTCGGCGGGAATTCCATATTTTTGGATGAACTTGCCATGGCACTTCCAATCAAAGCTAAACTAACCACTAATACAACTAGAGCAACAATACAAACGGTTTTGTAAAAGTTCATTATAATTTAATAATTATATTATATATATTGTATATAATAAATATGGATAAATATACAAGAAATGATTTTGAAGAAAATTACCAACAACCTGATACATTTCAAGAACCATTTGTAGGAAGAGTAGACCTAAGTCCCAATGAAAACGGAACACCATTTTTTGTCCAGGATAAGATACACAAAAATGAGAAAACGAACTATTCAAATGCAATGCAAGGACTCATGGAAAATTCCTTGCTATCGATTACATTTTTTTCCGCAAAAAATATTGAAAGTATTCAAAATACACTTCGTTCAAAAATATTCAATCTTACAAACGGTCAATACAAGATTGACGTTCAAGATAATGACCAATTAAAAATAATAATGAGATCTGTATTTTTGCAATATTCTTCAAACAACAATGATAATATTGATGGACAAATTAAACAACTAAACACCACAGTTCTCGATTATGCTGTTCCCCAAGTTCACAACGAATTAGTAAGTTATATTAAATACAAGAGAGACATTTCCAGCCCACCATCTCTTATGCAACTGCCACAATCTTTGGCGATTGACAAGACGATGGAATTAAACAACTTCTTTTAATTCACTCAACTCTTCAAGATACATTTGTGTTATAGTTTTTTCCAACAACTCTTTGAGTTTTTCATTGATTCGTTCATGTTCATTTTTTAGTTTCTGAACATTTTCCTCATTCAATGAATCCATAGGCATCTTGGTCAAATAATTATAACTATTTTCTTGTTTATCGTATCCTTTATCAGTCAACAATTGTGTAATCTCACTTGATTTCTTTTTACGAAGATCAATCGTGTCTTCTAAAATTTCGCAAATAAACTTGTATTTATTTGAACAGATTTTCAACTCTTCTTCCATTTTCTTGATCTGGTATTCTTTGCGAATGTTGTAATACTTCAATCGCGTTTCTACAAAATCTTCAATGATTTCATAGACACTAACATAGTGTTTGAGTTTCTCATTTTCATCAAACAAATACATGTTTGTTAGTGAAATATTTGACGATAGTTTGAACTTCTGACAAATATTATGCAGTGATTGTTTATTGTCCAAATCAACATCGTTATTGAACTTTAGTGTGATTTGAATATCTTTATCAGTTGACAAATCTTTGTAGTCTTTCAATCCATATTTTTTCTCTTCAAGGCATTTTTCCAAAAACACAATATAAGGTTCATTCCAAGTTCCAATTGGAAGTTCTGTAATAGTAAGTGTATCATTTTTCACGACAATATTGCCGTTTGTCGCATATTTCATGTCGTCCACATGCTCAATGGTTCCCTTAAAATGTCTGTAATATGGACTCAGAGTAATATTGTTTTCTCCAACACCTGTCAACATATTTTCAATATATTGAATAAGTTCAATTGGATTGAAACAAGGAATACTCGTGGAAAATCCTGTTCCAATACCAACACTTCCATTCACTAGCACCATCGGAATAATGGGAACATAGAAGATTGGTTCAACCGACAATCCATCATCATCCAAGTAGGTCAAAATCGGATCATCATCTGCGCGAAAGATGTTGCGCGAAATATTATCTAGTTTGGTAAATATATACCTCTCCGATGCGTGGTCTTTACCACCCTGAAGACGGGTTCCAAACTGTCCATTGGGAACAAACAAGTTAATGTTGTTCGAACCTACAAAATCTTGTGCCATGTTCACAATTGCACCGTTCAAGCTGGCTTCACCATGATGGTATCCAGATTGTTCTGAAATATAGCCACTGAATTGCGCTACTTTAATTTCAGAATACAACTTTTTCTTGAATGCGCTAAACAAGATTTTGCGTTGCGAAATTTTCAAACCGTCCATCAAATTGGGAATAGAACGGTCGCAATCATACTTGGAAAAGTGAATCAACTCTTTGTCAATGAAATCATTGTAACTAATTTGTGTGCTTTCAATGTTCAAATGACTATCGCGATCATAATTTCCAAGCCACTCTTTTCGTTCATCTGCCTTACCTTTGTTGAAAATCTTGTCAATCAGTTGTTTGTCATTTTCTTGCAATTGAAAGTGAACCAATCGCTTTTCTTTGAAATATTCTTTGAATTCTTTGGACGTGCTCGTACCCAAACCTTTGTAATACTTGATTTTATATCCCTTACCGTTTTCGTTCTCTTCTTTCCATTTTTCATATTCTCCATTATTGTAAAAGTTAATTGATTTATTCATTTTTGTCGCTTTCAAAATTGGAGTGTTCATGAAACCAATAAAATCCGGAATCTCCAACAAAGAAGGCCACAAATATGACATAAAGTTGACACACAAACCCTTAATATGACTTCCATCCAAATCCTGATCTGTCATGAAGATCAGCTTTGAATATCGTAATTTACTGGTGTCAGAATAACTCTTACCGGTTTCCAAGCCAAGAATCTTCTTAATTTCACCAATCTCTTTACAATCATTGATTCGTTTCTGCGTTTCGCCGCGAACATTGAAAATCTTACCTTTCATTGGATAAACTCCAATATAATTACGGTCATTATTACTCAAGCCGGAAATAATACCAGCCTTAGCTGAATCTCCCTCACACAAAATCAACATAGTATCTTTTGATTTTACAGTTCCTGCATAATTCGCGTCAACCAATTTAGGAATGCCGCGAATGTTTTTATTTTTGGAACCATCACTTTTTTTGGCATTTTGTTTATCTTTAATATCAGACAAGGCGCAAGAAGCGTTCATGACACCCATCTTTGCCAACTTATCAATAATTGCATTTCCAACTTCGCAAGTGGAACCGAATTTAGAAACACTTGTGTTCAAATAATCTTTTGTTTGACTATCAAAACTTGGGTTTTCGATAACACAATTGACAAACACAAACAATTGTTCTTTAATAATGGATGCCTTGACTTCCACCTTCTTTTTTTGCTTGATATATTGAACCATTTTCTTGGTAATTTGATTCAAAATGTATTCCACATGTTTACCACCTTTACTTGTGAAGATGCCATTCACGAACGAAATATGCTTGTATTCATTATTCAGACAAACTCCATAACTCCATCGTTCATTACACTTTTCAAATACAAATTTTTTCTTTGAATCTTCATCCAGATACATTTTAATGTAAGACTGAAAATCATTCACTTTCAATAGTTCATTATTGAACTTTACCTTTACATCTTTAGGCGTGATTCCAGCAATATCATAAACACGCCTTTGAAATAATTTCACCATTGAATCTGACAGATTTGGTAGCCCGAGTCTCTGATAGTCGGGACAAAACGTCACCTTCGTGTATGGCTTAGATTTACATTTTGTGATTTTTGGTTTCTCAATTATATTGAGGTTATCGTTGAAATTTTGAATATATTTTAATCCACGAATGTGATCAACGGTTTCAATAGAACCGCGTGTGGACCAAATCAGAACAAGTTTGAATCCAAAACCATTCTTACCACCAGTAATCTTTTTTTTGTTTTTGTCATAATTGGTAGATGTGCGTAGATGTCCAAAAATCATTTCAGGAATCCAAAGTTTATATTCTGGATGAATCTCAACGTCAATTCCATTACCATTATTGTACATCGTAATCTCGCCATTATTAATGCTAATATTAATTTGTGTGACTTTTTCGTTTTCTGGACTATCTTCTTTAGTTTTCATTCGAATGTAATGATCACGACAGTTTACAATGCCTTCGTCAAACAATTTGAATAGTCCTGGGTTGTATTGTTCCATGTTTATTTCACTGAATGAGCTTTCATTTTCATAAACATAAACTTTTTGCTCAACATTTTCAACAGAACCAATATAAGTGTCGGGATTATCCAAAATATGTTCTCTGTCAGTTTTTTTCTGGTATTGCTTGCTAATTTCTGCCATGTTGAAGTGAATTATACCTTTACTCAAACTTAGTTATATTATTCAATTTTTTTTAAATGTATATATTAATTTGTCTATCACAAAATGACACAAAATATGTCTTCTAAAATGTTGCAATCATACATGATTAAAAATAGAGTTCGTGTAAATTACAATACTTCAGCAACCGCCCGGATAAACAATATTATTACAGATGCAGACGAAGATTCAAATAAAAACTTGTTATTTTCTATTGGTTATGATGTGTATACTAATTATTACAATTCTATTTTAAGATCTTCCAGTTTAAGTTCTGGGCAAAAATACGATATTCAGAGTATGTTTTACAATATCATAACTGGACTAGATACAAATGAAGAAAAGCAACTAGGTATTTATCAAGAAACAGATGCCGATATTTCGGCGGCATTGTTGGAATATAATAGTTCTCTTTTACAAGATCCGGATTTTATATTCTATTGCACACTTTATGATAACAGTAATTTCAAAGCACTTGTAATAAATAACATGAAAAGTCATTACAAGCTATCCGTTGGGAAAAAATATATATTTAATTTGGAAGACGAGAGTAATGTTGGGACTACTTTGTCTTTTTCAAAACAGCAGCAACTTTTTGAAGATGTTGAAGGAATTTACCGAATAGGTACTCCAGGAACTTCCGGCGCATATCTTGTTTATATTCCACAATCTCCTTTATACTACTACGCAATTCATGTTTACAATAAAGATGATTATTCTTCAGAGTCATTCACTAAATTTGGATATATTTACAAAAAAATATTATTAGAATACTCTTACAATATTCCTTATCCAAATAATGATTTATTTTACAATGCGCAAGAAAACTTTGAATCTGTTCCATTATTTGGAAATTCTGTTTTGCACACTGTAGAAAATAATGGTCCAAAGTATATATTGTCTAGTGACGCAAGTTATACCGAAACTATTACTGATCCATCTTATACAAGCTTCACTTGGTATAATGAAATTTCTGATGATAAAAAATTATTTGGAATGTATTATGGATACTACACTCTACAATATAGATTTACTTCTAACAGGGTTGCACTTATCAATAAAGGTGTAAATTCTTATGGTGTTTCAATGGAAAATCTTATCCAGGTATACGGTAACAATTCTGACGTGGAAGTTCACTATTTAGAAGGTCTTGATGAAACAGGCGACCTTGATGGTTCGTATAACTTTTACGATACACCCCTTACTATCAAGGTATTGGGTGATTTTGAAAAATGTTCACTTTACACAAAAATACTGGGTTACAATAAATTAGAAGATATACTTTTTTTTGATAGCGAATATGCAAATTATTCAACTACAAATCCCGATGGTTACACAGATGTATCGTATGTGAATATTATTGGTCTTTACCCGGAAAGTGAAATCCATTTTCACGATATAAGTAGCGACATTTTAAATTTAAGCAATACTTATAGTGATATTTCTATAAATGATCGTCCTAGAATTTCCCTAAATTATGTGGATGGTAACAGTTATGATTCTTCTGTTTTATATGGTTTGTACAAGGGGCAATACATTATCAAAAATATCCCAGAAGACAGACCAATCGCCATCATCAATAAAGACCAAAATAATTCAAAGGAAGACTGTATCAAATATTTTGGTCCTGAACAATACAAATACCAAAGACTGGGTCCGGATGGACAAACAATATTTGATTATTATTATCACAGCATTGTCATTCAAGTATTCGGCGATTTTGGAAAAGTCTCTATTTACGAATACAATGATGGCTTTTGTGGAGGTGAGAATTTGTTGACTTATAGTGAAAGTTTCAGTGACATTTCAAGTGAATTTCAAAGTTGGTATGAAATATACGAAGATGCAAGTTTCCAAATGGATTGTAGTTCCATAAGCGTTTCAGGAGATGTGATTGACAATATGTTTACTAACATATACCAAATATCATCTTCATATATCAACTTTGATATAAGTTTAGATAGTCAGGGAGAAACAGCAATATTATTTGACGATATTAGCGGCGCTTCAACAAAATATTGTTTTGATACCGGTAATTTTGTTCTTATGAATGTTCCTTCTAGTCACCCTATTGCATTTTTGAACAAAGGACGAGAAGATTTGTTTTCTTATGACGGATATTATGCTTATTCTACAACCAACATTGCCTCAGATGGAAACACATACACGTATTATCATGGCAATATCAACATTACAGTAACAGGAGATTTCGGACAATTGACATTTGAAACCCTAAGTGATAGTTATATGGGCGGATTTCGCAAGTTAATGTTTAACAGTGGAAACGAGTCTACCAAAGGCGAAGCAGTTCATCATTGGGGTGAAAATACTTATTATGATATGTTGACATCTGACCCATCTGACGCACCGCAAAATTATTACATTAATGTTCGAACTAATACCCGCGCAATACATTACAGCGAAGACTACGTCACATACAGGTTTGCCGGTTACGATCGCAACGGAGTCATTGACAGCGAAGAAGACAATCCAGAGTTGACTTTTGCAATCGGCGATATTGTCTACTTTACTTTTGAAGATAATTCCGAACAACCATTTGGTATTTATACCTACCACAATCTTTTAACCGACGAACAACTAATAACCAATAACTCCAATAACACAAGTTCGCAAATAGAATGGATTCCGAATCTTGTTGTTAGCAACTACTACTACTATCGGTCTGAAAAATATGTTACAAACTTTATGAATAATACAATCAATATTATTAATAATGAAAATGCAGAAATTATACTAGATATTAGCAATGTTTACACAGAACCACAATTTGATATTAGCTATGATGCTAGCGCAACACCTATGTTTGAAGGTTCAACGCCATTTTCAATATTACCAGAATCTTTCACTATAGAATTCGATGAAGTCGTCAATATTAATAGTTCGAGAAATTTATATTTGTATAATGTTACAAATAGTGCAATTGATATTACAATACCAGCAACACAGCTCACGCAAAATACAGAAAAAAGCGCTACTTATTCAACTGGATTCAGCAAATACAATGTAAGTAGCTTGGAATTTGACACCAGTTATGCTTTATTGATGGACGAAGAATTGTTTGAAAATATTTACTACAACACGATTAGCGGTGAAATTGAAACATTTGGCGATATTTCCGCTTACAATCTCCTACAATTTGAAACTGAAACACGTCATGAACCTACATTTGTTTCAATTACTCCTGATTCTAGTTCAACATTAGTTGACGTTTCGGGTTACATAGAAATTGAGTTCAGTGAACCAGTTATTGTGCCGGCTGACGCCGACGTGCCAGGAGGAAACAACATTGCGTTTGTGGATAGCGATGGCAATTCAATAAACTACACTGATGATGATAGTAGTGGTAACAGTATTTTTATTTATTATAGTGGATTGAATTATAATACTGTTTACTCGGTCTCTTTTGATGATTACAGTATTGTTGATTCAAGTAATATTCAATTTACAATATCCGATTCTTCCTTGAGCGATTATTCCATACAAACCATGGAAGACCCAAGACCTCAACTACAATATTATATTCCAAACAATGACATTTCTAATGTATATATAGACCAACCAATCACATTAATTTTTAATGAAACTGTTTATTTGGACACGTCAAGTAATGGACGAATACAAATAGAAGATGTTTCAAACAGCACTACATTTGATTATTTTGATGTTTCAAACAACGATGATGTTTCTGGAATTATTTATGGTAGCGGTACAAATACGTTGCGAATATATCCGTTTGACGCTGATTTGAGTTTTGCAGAAAATTCAACTTATACACTTTCAATTCCTAGTGATGTGATTAAAGATATTTGTGACAATTATTACCCCGGAATTACTACAAGCGACTCAAATCCAATTACTTTTACTACCGGAGATAGTGCGGGTGATGCACAAGAAAGTCTAGCAAGTGAATCCAGTGGAAATATTGTCAGTGATGATTCCGGAAATAATTATATTGTCTTTAACAGCGATACATCATATGAGGAAAAACAATACACTCTTTCGGTTGGAACTTACACAATTGATATCTCAGAATCGTATCCATTTACAATATTGAACAGCGACATTAGCAATTTAGTTATTATTGGTGTCAGCAATGATACTATTGAAATAGATGTAAGTGGTGGTAGCGATGAAGCAGATGCTACTACAGGCGATTATTTTGTCTTCACAAACAGTGATGGAGAAACTATATCTCTTGCAAATGGAGACTTGAAATTTATGCGTGGGCAAAGTTATACATTTAAAGGGGCTTATATTAGTGATGACTATGAATTTGTTATTTATTATGATGATGTAAGTGAAAATTTAAGTAGTGGAACCACGCCACCTGGTCTATCATTCACCATTCCTGAAGACATGTCGACAGACAGCAACTCGCTCTATTATTGTGCCAAATATACAAGTGTTCCTCAAGGAACAACCACAAATTACGACGCATCTTTAACACTCTTGTATGGCGATATTTCAGAAAACAATGAAAATGGTAATGGCTCTTATGATTTCTACTATGGAAATGTCACTCTAGACATTTGTAGCAACGATTTTGGTTCATTCAGTTTTTACACCTACAATAATGGATATATGGGAGGTAAGTATGCGTTTACTTTTGAAGACAACTATTCCGGATAACTTTTTTCTTTGTAATATATATAATTCAAGTATGCCTAGAAAACAAGTGTTCAAAAAGACATTCGGTTCAAGAGCGGAAGTATTCCATGGAACTGCCAAGAAAACGACCGGCGGTCTTTTAAAGAAAGATTTAGCGAAAAACAAGCATGGTGAAATTGTTTCCAAAAAGAAGCAGATGACCGCCAAGAAGGAGAAGCGCCTTGAAAAGCACGGATACTTTGCCGAAAAGGGTAAATTCGGCTATGTCAAAAAAGACGTTTCGAAATCCAAGAAAAACAAGACAGCAAAAAAGACAGCCAAGAAGGGGAAAGGTAAGGGTAAGGGCAAGCGTTAAGTATTTTAAATTATAGATAACAACAAAATAATATAATTTCTGAAAAGATTTATATTATTTTGCGTTATGTTGTCTTTTTACTTACTTCCATAAGTTTGAAAAACATCTAGTGCAACAGAATATAACTCATGTTCACATTCATAAATTGCGTTTCCAAATGGCGTAGAAAATCTCAAATTATGGAAATTTACTAGCTCTTTACGTATATCAATAAATTCTTTTCCCAGTAAATAAAGTTCTTTTCGTTCTTTAAATGATAATAATTTATGATCATTTGAAAGTTTAATTCCTCGTTCTAATTTATTAAAATGATCATCAAAAAAATTATGACGACTTGTAAGAGCAGGATATAATGACTTTAATTCTATGCGCTTTTTAAGACATTCTTTCAAATAATTAATATCCATATTACACAAAATCTATTATTTACTTTATTTATGTATTTAAATATCTTTGACGATTAATATAATAATATGATACCACTATGAGTTTATCAAATTGTAACAATATAATTGTGAGTAAGATGAAGAAAAATGTAAGTTCACAAAATTTATCAGACTATGAAATGTCAACAATTGATCTTGAAGAAAATAAAGTATCAAATTTAGAAGATAATAATATACAAACAATAGATGATGTGATTGTAAATGAGTCAGCTAGTGACTATATACAAGTTGTAACTTATTTTTATCAAGTATTTGTCCATGTGTTCATATTTTCTCTTTTTGAATCTTTATTTTTCTGGTTGTATATTACCAAAGAAGAAGACCAAGCAATTTTGAATCAAATTGAAGATGTGGTATTAGTTGGCAACCTTTTTTGTACAAACATAAATGATGATATTGATTTTTCATCGTTATACGACTATCAAAAAGACAAAAGAGAAGATTATAACCAGAAAGTCCCTTTCAACAATACTATTATGTTAAATACTTATTTACTATGCACGATTGTTTTGCTGAATATTTTTCTGAAATTTGGACAAATTAATATTGCCAGATTGAATTGCAAAATAATTAAAAATCAAAGTACAACATTTCTCTTATTGTTTGTTTACGAATATTTATTTTTTAGAAATATTATTTACAATTATGTACCAAATTCTTCTAATAAAATTGTGAAAAAAATATTTGAAAAGTGTGTTTAGAATTGAAGAGGGGGGGTGTTGTTTATCTACAACATAGTTTCAAATATTTTTCAATAATTGGCGTATTTTTTCCGAATATTTCTTGCGAGATTTCCACTGCCTTTGATAGGTCTTCTTCTTTTGCCTTTGCACCACAATCTTCATGAACAGTTAAAATAATTTGCTGTGGATTGTGAAGTTTTTTTGCAACTATAAGATGCTCTCTAAGTTGGTCAAAATTGCCAGCACCGCCTTTGATTGAGACAAGGTCGTAATCGCCATATTCAAGTCCATTTTCTTTAATTAATTCTTGAATTGCTTTTTGAAAACGAAAATCCATACAGCACACGACAACTGCCTTTATTGGCATTTATACTAACAATACAATTTTATAATTATTTTTAATCGTATTGTTAAAATTGAAATTTAAAAATGATTGTTTAACTTATTAAACAGCACAAGTAAAATGGAATCTCTTCCCAAAATGAAATACATCAAGACGATTTCAAATAATTGTTGGCATTGTGGTGCAAAACCCAAGCACTCGCAAAAATTTCAAAAATGTTCAGGATGTTTTGAAGTTCGTTATTGCAGCCAAGAATGTCAAAAGAATGATTGGTGTGCACATAAAAAAATATGTAAAAATAGAAAACCACTTGAATGTTCTCTTTGCAACCAAAATACCAGAAAATTAGTTTCAATAATCATAAATAATATTCAACAATATGTTTGTAGAAATTGTGCAGATGATAATTCAAATGAAAATATGTATTGCTTTCATGACTGATTAATATTTCAAAATAATTTTATCAAAATCGCTTGAATCTAAATTTCGTTCTTCAATGAGTAGTTGTGTCAAATTATTAAATGCTCCATTATTTTTTTCTAATATAGTTCGCGTTTGCTCATATGCCCATTTTACCAATTCTTCAATTTCATTGTCAATTTCTTGCTTGCTGTATTCGCTCAGTCGATCACTATTTGTTGCAATGTTTCGTCCAAGAAATGGTTGTGTTGAATCATTTCCATCATAAATTCCAATATTTTTTCCCATTCCGAACATAGCAACATAGCGTCGCGCAATACTATTTGCCTGTTTCAGGTCGTTTGATGCTCCTGTCGTAATTTCTAGATCCGGAATGTTTTTGAAAATCACATTATCCATTTGTGTTGGCTGACTCTTGTAACTATAAAATACTTGCTCTGCGGCTCGTCCGCCCAACGAAATCATCAAATTCGCAAGTAAAAATTTTTTAGTAGGAAACGATTCATATTTGTCTTTTGGTGTAAATAGTGTGTATCCACCAGCACCATTTTTATTTGAATTAATAGTGACCTTTTGAATTGTAAACATATCATTGAACAAATGAGCTATAAGCGCATGTCCTACTTCATGGGCAGACACAAGTTGAATAACATCTTCCGGACGATTTTCACTAGCACTAGGTAATCCAATTGTCATCTTTTCAAACGCATCATAAATAGTGCTATCTGTAATATAAGTTTCATTGTATCGAACACTGAGAATCGCCGCTTCGTTCGCCAAATTCGCAATATCAGCACCAGAAAATCCTCCAGTTAGTCGCGCCAATTCATCAAAGTAACCACTTTTATAAACATCGTGAATATTTTTGTCTTTGAAATGGACATCAATGATCTTTCTGCGACCTTCCATATCTGGCAACGGAACAACAACTTTACGATCAAAGCGACCTGGGCGTGTAAGTGCGTTGTCTAAAATGTCTGCACGATTTGTTGCCGCAATCACAATAATTCCTTCATTTTTAATAAATCCATCCATATTTGTCAAAATTTCATTTAGGGTTTGTTCGCGTTCATCGTTTCCGCCCGCAAGTCCCGCTCCGCGCTGACGTCCAATTGCATCAATTTCATCCAGAAAAATGACACACGGCGACAGTTCTTTTGCACGTTGGAAAAGGTTTCGCACGCGAGATGCTCCGACCCCCACAAACATTTCAATGAATTGTGAGCCAGAGGAGTACAAATAATTGACATTTGCCTCACCCGCAACCGCTTGTGCTAATAGCGTTTTTCCCGTTCCCGGTGGTCCTTCCAATAATACACCTTTTGGAATTTTTGCGCCCGCTTTCTCATATTTTTCTGGTTGTTTCAAGAAATCAACAACTTCCATCAGTTCATACTTGGCTTCATCGCACCCAGCAACGCTGCTAAAATCAACATCTACCGATTCAGATTCTACCTCCGTAAAGGAACCACTATTACCCATTCCTGGCATCATATTCATCGGATTATTATTTCGGAGTTGGGGGACAATACCACGAAGTAAAACGCTCCCAATCAAATAAAGTGCTGTAAATTGAACAACGTTTGAAAGAACCATTCCAATATTTACCGGTTCTGGTAAATACAAAATATCATATTTTATATGATTTTTATCAAGATTATTCAAAAGTCCCGATACCAATGATGGTATCATTTTTGTAACATGGAAGTTTGAAATATCATAACTACCAATATTGTGCATTTTATCAATTGAAACAATACCCTTAATTTCTTCATTTTGTGTCAATAAACTAACACCTTCTACTTGGTTATTTTGAATACTTGTTTGGAAATCATTGTAACTTTGAGCAACTCCATATTTAGATACTTCGTCATAAATCTGTTTTGTCAACTCGGCGGGCGATTGACCAATCTGTTCGCCGATTGAAAAATTCTTCACCACCGCTTTACGACCAAACTTTAGCCCAGTTCCTTTTTTTTTAATATGACTATTTGGAGCATTAAATCCGTTAACACATAATAACAAGTTTGCACATAAAACAAAAGTTTTCATTATTTATAACCTGTAGTAAATACTCGGACCATATCTTTAAACTTTATTTGCTTTTAATTCATCAATAACTTCTTTTACTACATTCCTCCAACTTCCCAATTGTTTTTGCCGAAATAATTTCATTTTAGGATACCAATTTGTTGTTTTTTCATTTTGCGTCCATCTCCACTCACAACCAAGTGTCAATAAGGCATATGTTTTTATATTTAAATTTGCAGACAAGTGTATTATAGACGTATCCGTCGAAATAACACCATCTACATATCTCATTATGCAAACTGTATCTATATATGTGCCATGCGAATCTAAAATATTTCCAAAATAATATACATTATCATATTCATGTAATATCTTCATTTCATCTTCAGTCATTTCTTTTGTTACAATAATCCAGTTTATGTTTTTCATTTCAAACAGAGGACGGGCATTTTCTAACTCCATTTTTCTATTTTTTGATTCTTGTGCATTATGTTTACTACCTTTCCAATTAAAAATGTAGTGTTTTTTATTTTTGTCTTTTTTTTCATTAGAAATTGTCCACAATATTTTATTACATAATGGAGAAGGATTAACAATAATATTCTCAAAGACTGGCGTGAAAGGCAATGTATGATATTCATAATCTAAGTATTTTATTAAACATATCATATTACAATGATAATCAAATTGTATACTTTCATCGCTATAATCCTTCACTGTGACTGAATTATTATTTTCAAATGCTTTTTTATATATCCAAGCCGTTCGTTGGTCGCTCATAAGTATAATATTGTTATTTGGAAATTTTTCAAGAATAATAGGAACAAATCGGGAATGCATAAAGCCGTCACCAATTCCCCCGCCATTATACAAAAGTAGAGTTTTTTCATTGTCCCCTTCTTTGAAAAAAGACATATTGTTACGTTTGATCATCTTCCCATCTAATTCTTTATTTCTTTCTGCAAGGTTTAATTGATTTAAATAATCATAACTCTCAATATATTTGTTCTGCGACAAACAATATAATGCGTAATGTTCTTTGCAATATATTTTTTGCTCTTCGCTTATTTTTAAAGTGTCTATTGTTTCCATAATATTGGTGATCTTTTCATAATATGGAAATTCTTGATTGAAAATGGAACAAATATTATTATACGAAAATAATAAATCAATATAAAAACTGTTATATTCATCGCAATTTTTGTATTTCATCATTAATGGGTCAAGAATATTCATGGATTTTTCGTATTCACCATCTGTGTAAAGTTTTTTAGCCTTGTCTAATTGTTCATAATCATTTTGAGATACATTAGAGTTTTTATTGTATGCTGCGATACTTTGTTCATCATATATTTTTTCCTCTTTGATCAAAGAATTATAATTCTCATTGATTTTTCTCTTTATTTTATAACGTAAGTCATTTGTCATGTGTATTGATTCTGCACATTTGATATATTCAATATCAAACTCTTTCCTAGCACTTTTTTCTCTTATTTTGTCTTCTAAATCCCACAATTTCAAATTGGTATCGTATAATATCTCAAACAATTTGTCTTTTATTTTTACTTGAGGATTGTCATTTTCAATCAATCTTAATTCTGTTTGAATATTAAAAAGCGCTTCTTGGTTTTTTGCTTTTTGCCTTTTAATATTTAAAATTGTCACTTTGTCTATTATTTCTCCAAAACTACAACTAATTTTACAATTCATTTATTGATTTACATGGTAGGGTATTTTTGATTGTATTTAAATATTCATATTTTTATTAATTATATTACGATAAAAAGAATTTCATAATTGGAGAATTACCTTTTCCCGATAAAAAATTCCGCAATTCACTTCTCCTTTGCTTGAGATTTTTATTCTCTTTTGTCCAAAAATATAAAACATAAATAAGAAATAGACATACTGTAAAATAAATGTCGTTTGTTCTGATTTTTGTCTTTCTTATCAGGTAAAGAGGTGAGATTTTTGTCACTAATATTACAATCATAAAACCAATTATATAAAATAGCGGAACAGCGTTGTATATCAATATACACAAAATAACTAAATTGACTATTAACCCTGAAATCAGAGCAAATTTTGGGTTATATAAATTTGGAAAAAGTAAATAATATAATAAAAACCACGCAAAAATCCAATATGTAAAAATTAAATCGGCGCTTTGCAACATTATTATTATTTTAATTTATTTTATTTTTAACACACAAAAAATGTGTTCTAGAAAAAATTGAAATGGTTTTCCAGGTTTTTGTGGTACAGAAAAAACAACCTGAACAGAGCCTGAAATTAGCGATAAAAAATAAACCAAAAAAGACAAAAATGGAAGATATTCAAAAAATCGTCCAGTTCCTGTCACAAGAATACAAATTCGACGCCGACGAAGCATGTGAAAAGGTAAACAAATTCCAAGAAACATCAAACATACCTCAGAAAAAGACAAAAACAAAAACAGAAGAACAAACCCGCCCCAAAGTTGTTTTACCATTTTGTGGAATGGTTCAACAGAACTGGTGCCAAGCTGTTCGCAAAAATTACGGATTATATACACAGTGTTCGCTGCCAAAATCGAAAGATAGTTTATATTGTAAAACGTGCACAAAGCACGCACAGAAAAATAACGGGGTTCCGCAGAACGGTGATGTGACTTTGTTGCCTCACCCGAAAGCTACAAATTACGCGCTAATCATGAAAAAACTGAAAATCACGCGCGAAGATGCTGAACTGGAAGCGTCAAAATTGGGGTGGAAAATTCCGGAAGAGCAGTTTGTTGAAACATACAAAAAGCGAGGACGTCCGAAGCGCGAGCGCAGAATTATCACTTTAAGCGCAGATCCACCCGCGGACGGCGATGATATTATTGCGAGGCTCTTGGCAGAGGCAAAACGAGAAAAAGAAGAGCCCAGGATTCCGGAAAAACCGAAAGATCTTAAAGAACCCGAAGACGAGCCACAAGTTGCCGAAGAAGTTCAAGGTGTAGAAGAGACAAAATCTGAATTGTCAGAAGAAGAGTTTGAAGAAGAAGAAGTAGAACTACAAGTTTCAGAGATCACAATCAAGGGGAAAATATACTACATTGCCGACGAAGGAGACGCGCTATATGATGTAGAAACAGAAGAAGAAATCGGAAATTACAACTACGAGACGGGGGAGATTGAGTATCTATAGATAGTTACTAGACACACACTTGTTTTTTACTGCCTTCTGCCCTCTTCTATTTTTGTTCGGCTAGTTGGCGACCCAGTTTCGTCGTGTTGAACTTTTGGCGGCGCTTTTCAGCAGCAGCTTCAAATTTCTCCTTTGCTACCTCCTCGCGAAGACGCTTCCATTGGTCCTTCTTACCAGCTACCTCCGCTTTAAGGCGGCAATTGTCCTCAGCAGCCTTCTTGCGGTCTCGTAGTATATCCAAGACTTCGTCATCGATATAGTCATTTTTGACAATGTATTGGGAACCGATTTCATCCCAACAGTCGAAGCGATCGATGAACTCGAGGCAAATGATGGGAGGAATATCATCGGAAAACGACCAGCCCATATAATCAGATTCGTAAACCACATAAAAGGCTGCGTCTTGGAGTCCACACACCTCGAGCAAGAATATCACTTGAGTGGGGTAATTAATCCCAGCATCGAGACCACGCCGAATCTCGTCAGTCATCACTCGCTCATTGTCGATGAAGTCCCAGCGTTCGTCAGAGCCGACCCTCCCCTTTTTTTTCGTGGCGGTGCCCTTTCTCTGCTCCAGGATGGGGGCGATGTAATATGACCAAGGCGTCAGACAAATTTTTTGCAATGGTTGGTGTGGTGGCACCTGGATAGGATTCTTCCTAGCCTCAGCAATAAGGTCAGAGTAGGTCTTCTTGAAAGCGCGCCTATTAGCCTGGTCGTTCCAGCTGTCGAAGGATAAGAGAACCATGGTGTCGACTAAGAACAGATTGTAACTTCCATTTAGCGATACATAATGAGAATTCTTCGTTAACGATATATAGTCAGCGTATCGGTCCCACGCTCGTTGCCGCAATTACACCATTAAGAATTTGTCGCTAAGGATATAAAGACAGCGTATCGGTCCTTTGCTTTGCTGAGTCTTTTTAGAGAAAGAAAAATAGAGCATATGGCGCGGAATTAACAAGACGGGACGATGGCAGAAACGAGGAAGAGACATAAAAAATAGAACGGCACGATGAATGTGTAATAAGAATCAACTAAATTTATAGTGTGTATGCGTGCAAATCATGTGCTAGTTAGTAAATCTGCCGGGTGGGTTCGCCACGCCACCCCAGCATGGTGGGAATCGCGTAAGCAACCGCTGCCGCTCCGCCATAAACGAAACTCTGTTGAAGTCCGTTCCAGATGGAGTCGACCCACTTGAGCCCGGCACAGAATGGTGTGTCGAGAATGCCGCCCAGATTGGTAATGGTCGGCCAATGGCAGTTCCACGCACGTGCGTAATATGCGCGACCATAATTGACCGCAAACATGGTGCACAAGATGAAAAGTCCCTTGATGAAGCCGAGGATCTTGGGTTTCCAGTACTCACCGGCGTTACGACCCCACAAAGTAGGCTCAAACCAGTCTGGATCTTTCATGGTTTTCTTGTGGACGGCGTAAACACGCGCGGCGAGTTCTTCCTTGACGATCTGGCGGTTGTTGTTGTCCCAGCAGCGAATACCTAATTTGGCGGCATCGGCGGCAATGGCTGCGGCGCTGGAGCTGAGGAGAACCACATATTCGGGTTCGCTGCGCGAGAACTTGTATGGGTGGTTGTCTCCGCCGAGCTGCACCGCCACCGAAGAAAGCATTGAACCTTTGGGCGACGAAATGTCGGAAACAACCTGATTCAACTGCTTGAGTGCATCTGCGGTGGCTGCCCGAGAAAGTGGCGGTGGGCTACCCGCGCGCGGACTCGTCGTTCCGCTGCTATTGCTGCGACCACGCGATGCCATAATGCCGAGCAACCTAGCTGAGGCGATTTACAAGTATTTGGACTTAAATAGAACATTCGAAACCCGATAAACTTACAACAGGGAGGATAGAACGAAACTCGGAGAACCACATGGACATTTACACCGGCTCTATAAATTTGCTGAGAAAGTGCTCGGCTTTACTCGTCGGTGTTGCATAATTCTCGCCGTGTTGTAACATGCCGTGGCGCGCGGATTATTCAATGCGCTCGGATGGCGAGGAAGTATATTTCACAACTGAGGAACTCGCCAAAGAATTCGTGTCGTTATGGGCTACTTACGCGCAAGAGGAGAAACTCGTAATACACGACGCTTGCGGTTTCGTTATTGACGACGACTATCCATGGTGTTGGTACGTGGAGGAGGTTTCACAAGAAGAGTTTGACGAGGAGTTTCCGATGGAAGATTTGCATCGGGCTCGTCCCACCATTTACACGAGCGCGGAGACCGCATTCGAAGATTGGAAGACCAACCCCTATCTTCCAATGGGATGCCCGAACGGTCTTCCGGGAAGCGAAAAGCAAGCGCTCCGTGACCCCGAAGCATGGCTCCGCTTTGTGGTTTCTCAACAGTCTCTTACGCCGGAACAAAGCCGTGTGGTGTTCATGGTATTGGAATCACTGTCTACCAGCATCATTGCGAACGTGTTGACGTGTGAGAACTCTCGCAAGCTTCTCTTCATTGCCGAGGAACATGGACGAACTGATAACGATTCTTTGGTACTCGAGAACTTCCCGATTTACATCATTGACCACTACAAGACCGACCTTCTGCACTACATCGACAAATATGTCTTCAATTTCGGATATGATTACTGGATGTGGCGGGAAGAAATTAACGACTATTGGACCTACTTATGTAAGTTTTATATCAAGAATTTCCCCGACGCATTTTCGGAATTCGTTGGCACTGCGATGGTTCCTCGTCTTACTACGGGGGAAACGAAAGGCATCGTAGCAATGCTCGGTCTGATCGTCTCCTTGGACCAGACCATTCTCATCAAATACGCAAACGACATCCTCGACGCGGTGAATGAAATAAAATATGTCGATGACGCATGGTCATATCTGGGGGAATATGATGAACAGTGTCCTCCAAATCAAGATAAAATCTTGCTCCTTCAGTACTGGCTCTTCACGGTGACTGAATAGAATTAATCTAGTATAATTAGTCCGTGTTCGCTCTGGGTTTATATTTTTGGGCGCTTGGACTTGGGCAGCCCGTCGCCTTCGTCATCGTCAACAGTTGTGCCACAGACCGCTTGGAACGCCTCTTTGACGCTGGGAAGGGCTTGCTGAAGGCGATGTACCTTTTGTTGAAAATGTGCGGGACAAGATCAACGGACTGCGCGATGCCTGTTCGACGAAACCCTCGTCGACGGAACCCAAGCGCAAGCGTGCGAAAACATCCAAGTAAAAGAGAGGGGGGTCGCGTTTGTTTATTTTCTATCTAGTCCAGGACACCCTACTTCGACTGCGGCGGGGCGGCAAGCCGGTGGCGCTTCTTTACACGACCTGCAATACCAATATCGTCATCTTCATCTTGTTCTTCCTCCTCGTGTTCCTCCTCCTCATCATCATCTTCTTCTTCCTCGTCTTCTTCTTCTCCAACATGACCGTATACCTTGACCATAGATGATGTGGGTGTCATCGTTATTATCATCCGTTCACTTTCAAGTTCACACATAATCCCGTCAAAACGAATCCATCCGCGCACAATCATGCTCATCAACTCTTTTTGGTTCGAACAAAAGGTTTCTTCCTCCCCGCCCGAATTGATCCGGTCCCAAAACTCCTTCTCAAAGTCCTCGACGGTTGTCTCGAAGTCGTCAGAAGTTTCTGCACCAAATTGCTGGAACAACGGTTGCGCCCCGCCCAGTGATATGCCAGGTGCAGCATCATAGCTACCCTCGCCGATGAGAATCCACTCTTGTTCTTCGCCTTGTAAGAAATGAATTTTCTGTCCATCATATGAGGACCCCCAACCATCTCCGATGGTTTTGAGAACACCACTGAGCTTCAACTCTTCGATCATTTCCACAATTGTGTCATGAATAGAGTCGTTTGCACTGCGTGGACCGCACCGGCGCCATTCGGCAATCTCAGCCTCCTCGTCCCACACGCCGAAGCGTGAGTTACCAGAGCGCTCATGGACAACATCCACAAGACGCTTCCCATCTTTACCCTTGATTGAGAGGTGATATGATGATATCAGTGTTTTCGTGTTTTGGAGGGAATGAGCAGTGGGAACGCACCTCAAATGACATGTTCAAACTCCCACCCATTGTCTTTACGCCGACACCCAGAGACTAAGACTGAACAGTCAGCGCCGACAAACTTTACACTGAATCTATATCAATAGCGAACATGTCTTTCTTATCGCCAAATACAAGAAAAGATGGCAGAGCTCAAGGTGTGTTTTCGCCGCGATTATCTCACGCGACTTGTTTCACACCACTTTTCCGCCCCTCAAAAACCTTACAGTTTCTCGCAGAATGCGTACCTTTCGCCGCGGGAACGATTGAAGCAGCGGGCTCATTTCCACTTCATGTTTATCAACATTTGCACGAAGCGGACTTGGACTACTCGCTGCCACCATGGCGTTACAACGACATCGACGTTTTCGTCACTGCGCCACACGTTTACAGTGAGATTGTTGAGTCATTCGAAACGGCTCTCAAAGAGCACGGTTATCACGTGACCCGCCGCAAAATCAAACGGTACTCCGGACCGTGCGGAAATGAAGAAATTGACCGTGTGTTTTCGCAGGGTTGTCTCGGTGATATTCGGCTTATTGACTACACGATTGAAGGGATTCCTTTTGATGTGTCTATCATCAACAACACCACGCTGAACAACGTGAACGAGGTGACCAGCGCCTTCGATATTTCGGTATGTGCTATCAGCTGCATCGTGACCGACCCGGATTCACCAACATTTGTGTTTGGATGGGGCACTTTGAGTGGCTTTGATCCGGCTTCCGATATTATAAGCGGAATTGCACACGTCCAATACTCTACCGAAAACGAGAAACGGATTCAGAAGTACCACTCGCGAGGGTTCACGAAGTTCGTGTCCATGGCAAATGTCCCCGAAGAAAACTCGCACGAGCAAGCAGAAAAAAGGTAATTAATCAAGCTTTTATTCCAAAATTCGGTTTGACTCATTATGTTCCGCCACCTTGCCCACCTACCAGGATTGAATTTGAAAAAACATACTGCCAGAAAAGCAACAACTCGGAGGTCGAATACTACAATCTTCAACCAATCGCAGCCGCGCAAGACTATGAGACGTCCAATGAGATCACGATTCTCACGCTCAACTGCAATTATAATCTGGACGGAACAAACGCCGACCAGATTGCGCCTCTCATCTACGAGACGGGAGCCACTTGTGTCTGTCTCCAGGAGGTCACGCGCAAGCTCGTCGAGCAACTCCAAGATGCTGTCCAGGACTTCTCCATTTACACGACAATCTTTGAAGACGAATCCACTTACGGGTTGGCGATGTTGACAAAGCACCCCATCTCGAACTATTCTTCTTTTCCGCTCCCCAGCGAACAGGGGCGCAGAATTGATATTGCCATTTTCGACAACTTCCTGGTGACCAACATCCACGCCGAGTCGCTTATGAAAGGCGAGCAACTCCGTTATGAGCAGTTCAAGTTCTCGGGGGAAAAAATTCAAGAAATCATGGACACCAAGAACATTGATGTATGCTTTTTCGTGGGCGATATGAACACGCGCGACGAGACGATTGAAGGTTTTGAAGACGCAAACGAAGGTGGTCCTGTGAATACTTACCAAATTCCGGGCAAAAATATCCGCTACTATGATCGCATTTTGAAGATTGCAAAAGTGCCGGTCCAAGTCCACGATTGGTCTGTGCTGGAGGAGCGTGACATTTCCGATCACCACCCTGTCCTCGCAAAATTGGAGGTTTAGGTGTAAAAATTGAAACAGAATATAAATAAAAAGAAAAGTGACAAACAAATTATGAATAATACAAGCACAAAGGAGAAAAAGAAAATAGTCATTAAAAAAAAAATAAAAAGAGTGTTGACTGAAAAAGACAAAATTAAAATCATGGATAAAATCACAAGACAGCATCAGAAAAACAAGCGCCGAACGGTGACTTCGCTAGATCCACTAAACTTGTCAGATTAAATTGGAACTATCAGATCAAATGTGGAGGTGGGGGAGAAAATTTACACCGGCTCTATGACTTCTCCATTATCGCTAATTATTGCAAACACTTTCGCCATGAACCCGCCAGCCGGCGCGCCCACAAACCATGAAGCGGAGCAACTTCGCCCGCAGCCAACCTTACACCGAAAGCCGAGAGGACGACCTCCAAAAGGGACAGTTTGGAACGCTTACATCGGCAAATATGTGCCAGTCCACAATCCCCCGCCGCCACCGCCACCGCAATACAACCAACAAAATCGGACAAATTCAAATAACTCGTCTTCTCGGTCGCAGTCCTGGAACTCCGACGAAATGATAGAAATCGCTCTCGGCATTGGGAAAAAACAGAATCCTTACCGCGAATGCACCAGAAACATGCGCGATGCCTCAGGACAATACAAGTCTGGATTTTACAACCCGCAGATGGACCTGTCGCCGCCGAGTGTTCGGCGCTCTATTTCAGACCAAGGAGCACGTGTGTTTACCCGCGGACTTCACGGAATCCCCGCTCCATTGCGCACACAAAACACCACAAATGGACTTGCCGAGTTTTCTCCATTTCTGGAACATTTTGAAGCAGAAATGCAGTCATGGTATGGCAGAAAATCAGAATCCGAAAAAGCGTTTTTGAACGCAAGCAATGACACCCGGTTCTTGATGCGAGCGATGACGAATGCGCTTGACAATTACTTGTATTTGAATGGATATCGGGGTAACTAGATAACTAGATAAATGAGAACGCTTTGTCATTTTTATTTTCTCTTTTTGAATATTTAAAAAGGTAAAAATTGTTTATCCTATTTTTATTTTTGTCTTTTTTGAGAAAAATCATTCAATAAAATCCAAGCATCTGTCTGACAATTCCATAGCTTGTAAAAAAATTGAAACGGTTTTTGCCTAAACAGCCCTAGGCAACCTACACCCATAATTAATTCTCTCCAAAAAAAATAAATTTTGCGATGGAAAAATCAGATTATTATCACGGCATTCAAAGTCTCCTCGACGCAGCAAAAATTCTAGATGAAGCAGACCCGGAAAATAAGCCAAGCAAGACCAGCAGCGAGAAGTATTTAAAAACTCAAATCATCACCTACATGGGTAATAAACGAAAAATATTAAAACACATTGACGATGTAATTAATATCGTAAAAGAAGAATTAGGTGTCAAAGAACTATCAACTGGCGATGGGTTCTCCGGATCAGGTATTGTATCACGACTTCTAAAACAGCACTCTCACTCTCTATATGTAAATGATATATCGGGTTATTCGGAAACCTTGAATAAATGTTATTTGGCATCACCGGACGAAAATTTACAAAAAGAAATAAAAGAAAATATTCAGCAAGCAAATATAATTGCTGAAGATAAAAATTATGGAAGGTCGTGGATATCAAAACATTGGGCACCTCAAAAAGACAAAATTGAGCCGGGTGAGCGCGCATATTATACCCATGAAAATGGGCGGCGAATCGACGCTGTTCGAAATTATATTGACACGTTGCCCGAACATATTCAACCATTTATCCTAGCTCCTTTATTAGTTGCATCTTCAATTCATAATAATACCAACGGACAGTTTTCGGCATATTTCAAAGATGAACAGGGAATTGGCTCGTTCGGTGGCAAAAAACAAGCGTGTTTATACCGAATTACAAAACCCATCCAAGTAGATGCGCCCATCTTCTGTGATAAAAAATGCGAAATAAATATTACAAAAATGGATACAAATAAATGGGTTACAAAATTACCCGAATTGGATCTGGTCTATTACGACCCCCCCTATAACAAGCACTCATATAGTGTATATTACTTCATGTTAGATATCATTAATAACTGGGACTTATGTGCTGATATACCAAATACAAACAGGGGACAACCAAAAACTTGGATTAAATCAGATTATAATAGCTACACAAAAGCAAAAGAGGCTCTCCTACAATTGATAAAAAATACCAGATCCAAGTATGTGTTACTTTCATACAACAGTGGTGGAATTATTCCTATTACCGAGCTTGATGTGTGTCTACAACAATTCGGAACTGTGCGTAAAATACCAGTCGAACACAAAACATATAACCGCCTCAAAGGAATTGGGGATTATAAACGTACTGGAAAAAAAGAGAAAGTAGAAGAGTTCTTGTGGTTGGTCCGAAAAATATGAGAGTTGTTCCTGGTTCTATAATGTATATTCATGTTACGTGTTCTATTTTTTATGTCTTTCGCTTCTTCCTAGGAGACGTGGATTTGTTGTCTTTCCACATTGACACCGCAGCCGATGCCGTAGTGTATATTCTCGGATATCCGTCATCATTTTTCCATTCTTCATACACATCATTAACTGTGAGTTCTTCCACCTTGGGACGCTTGGACGGCGTGACTTGTTCTTCGGCTAGTTTTATAAATCCCTGAGAGCTCTTCTTGGTCGCAAAGTAGAAGATCTTTTTTGGTCTTGTAAATTTGACAACCCAAATGGACGGTAATGGTTCCGCGGTTTCGTCAGCCTCGTCATTCGCCGCTTCCTCCTCCTCATTTTCGGCTGCCTGAAGATGTTGCAAAAGCCAGTCTTCGTCCACCACTTCAATCCCTTTTGCTTCGGCGTCTTGACATTTCTTGGTTCCTTGAGTATTACTTACAAGAATGTTCACCTTTTTGGTAATGCTTGTTGCTACTTCCCCGCCGGCGGCTAGAATTGCGGTCTCCAGTTCTGCGCGGCTCTGAGAAAATTTTCCGGTAAGACAAAGAACCTTGCCGGTCAATGCTCCGCATTGGGGCGCGGTCTGCCCCCTCTTCTTTGGAGGCATGGTTGGTTGGATCAGGTCTGTGAACCGCACTGGCTGCCTCGGGCTGACTATTTAAAACTGGCTCTATTGTTCTTGTTGCTGCGCAATTTGTGCGGCGAAAATGGCTTCCCAAGAAGAAAAGACGCCGGTATCGGCAAGTCCCACCCCCCCACCCGTTCCTGACTCGGGACTGATAACCACACCACAACAAGATTCCGCGCCCGTGGATAGCACACCAGTGTCCAAGAAAAGCTCTACCAAAAACTCCAAGAAGCCTTCGGTTGTGATCGTCCAATGGAACCAAAAAGATCTCACCTTGCTCGAAGAGCGTGCCGATGGTTATGCCCAATCCCACGAGCGAATCCAGAAACTGGGACGCACCATTCGCGACATGAACAACATGCCATCTTTGTGCGTCTTTGAAGAAATCCGAACCGGTGGCGGTGGTCTGCGCGCTCTCACCGAAATCGTCAAGTATTTAAACACCGAAACCTCGGACAACACGTGGACCTTCAAGACTTCCGGTGAAGTAAACCCGCAAGGACGCCGGCGCGAACTTTACGCTGTTTTATGGCGCACCAGTGTCATGGGCGACCTCATCGCCGACAAGGAAGAAAACGGGCACCGCCTCATGACCGACGGCTTCAATCCGGTGGATAAACTTCGCGCCACAAGCCGCCGCCAAGATGCCGCCGAAGAAGAAGAGAAGGAGGACACGCTAAATGTATTCAAGATCGGGCAGGCAGATATCAATATGAGCGAGGCGACCGAGTTGTGGAAGAACATGGACAAGTTTGGCAACGTGAACCTGTATTTTGACCGCGCGCCCGTTCTCTTCTCGTTCAAACCCCATTTCACCAACTTTGAGATTCATATTCTCATCACCCACGGCGCCACCGGCGGCGAGTCCAAGTCCCCGTACCAGAACATGATTGAGAGCGCCTTCCTCCAGAGCATCGCCACGCAAGCAATCGAGCAGAACGAATACCTCGTTTTGTTGGGCGATTTCAACACCGCCGAAGACCATAACCACACCGAGCGCATGTGGGACGCGAATATACCGCTCTCCACCAACCCCGAAGAAGATGAACCCGACGAACAAGCCCTTTTTGGTGCCATCAAGAACAAGTTCCTTGAGAACTATTACCGCGGTATCCATGCAAGTCTTCCCACCAACGTCTACCCGTTTCTCGCCGGCGGGAGTTCGGTGCCCAAACACAACGACGACATTTGGGTTCCTTACGACGACCAGTTCATGGATATCGTCAACCTTGAAGGACAGATCGACGGCATCGGCAACAATATTGAGGGTATTGTCCACCGTATTCCCACTTTTGTTACCCAGACTTGGGAACTCAAGTCACGCGCCTACTTCAACCAGTTGGGCGTCGCCGAACTCCGAGGTGCCAGCAAGCACACACTCAACCGTCTTCTTTCCATGAGCTGGAGCGACCACCGCCCCATTTCCGTCAAGTTGACTCCGCGTTCCTTCCGCTTGGTCGGCGAATACTACGAAAAGTGCAAGTCTCCAACGGCGTCATCGGTGAGAAAGTCATCCAGAAACAGGACGCCTAATCGCACATCGGTTTCCCCGCCGCCTGCACGACCAACCGTCCTCGAGATGCTGCAAACTGAGGAATCAAAGGCTGCACCCGAACCACAAGCACAAGTTGAGACAAAAACCGAAAACGAATTGGACGAGCACTTTATGTCCATGTCGGTCAAGGACGAATTGAACTGCTAAAGCTGCCGAGAAGATAAAGTATAAATATATTATACACGGGAAAATAGTATCATCGCAGCGGTATCTCTCTTAGTTGCCGGCGTCCACCCACTTTCCATCAACCCACACCTTGCCCTTGCGCGGGCGACCCCGCGGTTTCTTGTTTTTGGGCGACTTGGTCACAGACGGCTTGGGCGGCACACCCGACGAATCGGGCACATATTCTTTGCCGTTCCACGCCTTGCCTTTCGGCGGGCGACCACGCGGACGACCTCCGGATTTGGCGGCGGCGGGTGGTGGCGAGGAATCCGTTGAATCAGAAGCACCGTCAACCCACTCGGAACCGTTCCAGACCTTGCCTTTCGGCGGGCGACCACGCGGACGACCTCCAGGTTTGGCGGCGGCGGGTGGTGGCGCTGACGACGACGAGCTCGCAGAAGAATCCGTGGAAGCAAAAGCGCCGTCAACCCAGTCGTATCCGTTCCAGACCTTGCCTTTCGGCGGAAGATCATCGCCCCAGTTGTAGCCGTTCCACACCTTGCCTTTCGGCGGGCGACCGGGAGGGCGACGGCGGGATTCGCCCATAGTTTTGGCGGTGGCGGCGGTGGGTGGTGCCGAGGAATCCATGGAGACCGAATCTTTGTCTTCCCAGTAGTGTCCTGTCCACACCTTGCCTTTCGGCGCGCGACCGGGGGGGCGAGGTTTTGGTGGTGGGCGGGCAAATGGTCTTTTCTTCATCTTCACCGTTTCCACTTCGCCGTCCGATTCAGATTCGTCGTCGGTCTCGGAATCGGATTTCTCCACTTCCATTTCGTCCGCGAGGTTTCGCTCGGTGGGACGAATAACCGGCTCGTTTTCTTCGTCGCTCTCGGTCTCGCTCTCGTGTGCCGGAGACGGCGGCGGAGATGGCGATGGCATTTGCGGAGGTGGTGGTGGCGATGCCGCGCGAGAAGGAGATGCGCGTTGCTTGCCGGATGAACTGGACGCCGGCGGTGCTTCTTCTTCCTCCTCTTCCTCCTCCTCGCTGCTGTCGCTGACTTCCGAAAGAACGTAGGAAACCGCCTCTTTGTAGAGTCTCGGCGGCGCACCGACCTTGATGAGGATGCCGGGCAGTTTGTCGGGGCTCTGCAAGTCCGTGTAAGCTTCGAGGAACTTCTGAAACGCGGTGTTGGCATGGCGATTGCTCTGGCGCTTGTCCGGATGAATCATCCGAGAAATCTTGTAGTACTTCTTCTTCAACGCTCTCGTGTCCACCTGAGAGACCGGTTCCATGCCGAACATCTGAAATGGGTTTAAGGTTCCCATGATAAACTCAACTGCGCCGTCGCCATCGTTCGCGGTCAGGAAAGCGTCCATGGTGCCAATATGATTCGCCAATTTACAAATATCGCTGAAATGTGGTTATCGCCGAACAGTGCTTCAGTCAAATTAATATGTATGTATTTTATAAACACTTTAGAAGGAATATGCTTCACTGTAAATATTGTATTATAGGCGGCGGGCAGAGTGGTATCGCGGCTTGTAAAACATTCTCCGAAAATACAGATAGCATTGTTGTTTTGGAAAGACAAAATGAATGTAGTGGAATGTTTTGCAATATTAAAGAAAAAGACTACTTTCGATGGTCTACATCAAGTTACATGTCGGGGTTCAGTGATTACCCAATGGACACGTCTAAGAGTTGGTTTTCAATCAGAGAGTATATCTCATACTTGGACCGATACAAAAAACATTTTGAATTGGAACGTTTTTTCAATTATTCATGTAACGTAACAAAGTGCACACAAGAAAGTGATGAGGAATGGATTGTGCGGTTTACAAGAAATTATAAAAAAGAGGAGTTGCGTTGTAAATATCTCATTGTATGTAGTGGTTTAAATCAAGTGCCAAAGTATCCTTCGATTTTACATAATCAGAATAATGTTTATCATTCGCAGGAAATATACTATATGGATAAATATGAATGGAATTCTAGATTTCAGAATAAACGTATTTTATTGATTGGTGGGTCTGAAAGTGCGTTTGACATTGGACATATGCTTGTTTCTATCGGTGCGAAAGTGACGTTCGCTCAAAAAAATTACATTGAATGGTTTTCTACGGGCGACGAACCACTATTAAACACAGAGAAAGTCAGGAAAATAAATGAGCCATGTTTCAATAATATCTACAAAGCAATTAACTCTACTCATCCCACAGATACTTTATTATCGTATGGCGAATATTCAATGCCCGAGCCATTATCTGCATTATGGCATGAATATGGAAGATATATTCTTTATCATCTAATTCATGATACTAAATGTAATATATGCATTCATTCAAATGATGCTCTGTGTGAAGCAACAAACACGCCAAATAATTTGTTTCAAAAAATGATTGTCAAACGAACCGAATTTTTGTTAGATATACACGAGAATAAAGTAAAAGTAATCGAATATCCGTCAAACATTTCAAACGGTAGAGTAGAATATGATAATAAACATATTGACGTGGACACTATTGTTTGTGCGACTGGATACCAGAAATCTTTTCCGTTTCTAGACCGGTCAATTACTGACGACGTTTTTATTAAAAAAATAATACCACAAAATACGAAGAATATTGCGTTCATTGGATTTGCGCGACCTACAATGGGTAGTATTGCACCATTGGCAGAAATGCAATCGTGGTGGGTTCAAAAATACTTTGAAGGATGTCTTCAATATTCTTTGCGTGAAAATTATATATTTCGAACTATCAATCCACTGAACTTAAATAATGAACATATTGACTCACTCGTTATCTCTTGTTATTATCTCAAAGATCTTGCAAAAGACCTTCGCATTGAACCCAACTTGTTGAAATTGTTTTTCAGTGATTATGAACTATTTGAAACCATTTATTTTGGTTCCTGTCACCCAATGATATATAGAATACATGGCGATAAACAATATGAAGGTGCGCGAGATACGTTGATAGAAACTTTCCCAAAACTCAAAGACAGAAGAAAAGACGACAGGAATTACTTGTATTTATTCTTTCTTGTAACAGTCTTTTATTACCTTATCATACTGGTTGTTATTTTTGTCGTATTTTATATTTTTAGAAGAAAATGGAAAAGCATTTACAATATTTTTAAACAAATATTTATTGACTGAAAATCCACAAGTCAATAATTCCAACTTTTATTTTTTACTTTTTTGGAAATTTACAGAATTGGTTCAGTCCTTCTCCCCCCCCCTCAATATAACTTTTTCGAGTCACCATAAAATATAAGAAAAGTTATATTTTATGCTGTTAAATGTTATATAAAAGTTATATTTATTTCACATTGATAAAGTAAGAAATATTTTGGAATATAACTTTTCTTATAAAAATATAACTTTTCTTATATTTTTTATAAAGAAAATATAATTTAAATATATAAACTATTTCATATATAATGAAAAAATATTACTGTGAATGCTGTAGTTTTTCATCTCATATCAAGACACATTACGAAAAACACCTGAAAACAAAAAAGCATCAAATGTTAGCCGAAAGTCACCATTTAGTCACCCCAAAGTCACCATTTAGTCACCATTTAGTCACCCCAAAGTCACCATTTTCTCCACCACCATCATCCACATCTTCGGAAAAATTTCAATGTAAGTATTGTAATAAGTGTTTCAAATTTAAACAAGGAATGTATAGACACATCAAATACACTTGTAAGAAAAATGCCGATGAAGATTTCCAAGAACTTGCTCGCCTATTAAATGAAAAAGATAAGCAACTCGCGTTGAAAGATGAACAAATGAACAACCAACTCGCGTTGAAAGACAAACAAATGGACAAGCAACTTGCACTGAGAGACAAGAAAATGGAAATGATGCAGAAACAAATAGACAAATTAACAAGCAAGCTTCAGATTCAGAATGTCAACCAGGGTCTTATTCATAATGGTAACAATACGTTCAACATTCAGATATTGAACCATCAAGACACAGACTATAGTCATCTTACACCGAAAGACTATATCACATGTATAAAGGACTGTAACAAGTGTGTAAAATCGCTCATAGAGAAGGTTCATTTTAACGTAAACAAACCGGAAAATATGAATATTTATTTATCGAATATCAAAGGTAAATACCTGATGATTTACAAAGACAATGCCTGGCAAATCCAAGATAAAAAATCACAAGTGGATGAACTGTATGATAACAATGAGTTTGTATTGGAAACATGGTACGATGAATATAAAGAGAAACATCCGGACATTATTGCTTCGTTCCAAAGGTATCTACAAAACCGCGATGAAGACGAAACACTGAATAATATCAAGGAAGAAATACTTGTGATGTTGTACAATAAACGAAAGATGATTGCGATTGAAGGAATTCCCAAAAATCCATAGATCAATATTTCGGACTTTTTATTTTTTACTTTTTTTAAAATTTACAGAATTGTATTTTCCCT